AACAGGAATGGGATGACAAATTTAACGAACTTTATCCTGTAAATAATGAAGAAAATTTGGTTAGAAAAAGAATAGACTCTTTATTTTATGAAACTACAAAACTTTACCTTGAAGAAAATAATATATCATTAAGTAATTGGATTTATCAGGGTTGGAATATTGCAAAGTATATACCAAATCCAAATCATGATTTTGGATATATTATGCATCATCATACAGACTTTCAAAGAGAAAAGACTTATCAGCCAGGAGTAAAGTTTGGCGTTACTGCAGTCTTTTACTTAAACGATAACTATGAAGGTGGAGAAGTTGAGTTTAGATTTATAGAAGATGAAAGTTTGCAGGTAGTTCAAGAAGATTATTCGTATAAACCAAGTGCTGGAGACGTTGTAGTATTTTTATCTGGTCATCCACATTACCACGGGGTAAGAACAGTAACCAGTGGAGATAAGTATATGATCAGAACCTACTGGAGATATAATCAAGATGCACATCCAAAGTGGTTGGAGTTTCAAGATAAATATGGTAAAGAGGTTTGGGAACAGATGGAAGAGAAAAGATTAAAGTTTACGTATAGGGGAGAGAACCAACAAATTATTAATAATATTCCAAAATTTATAGGGTTCGAAGAATATTATGATAAACTTGAAAAAGGTGAGATTCAGCCATGAAGACTGCAATAGTTACAGGAGCCAGCAAAGGTGTAGGCCTGGCAACAGTAAAACTTTTATTAGAAAATGACTACAAGGTTATTGCTGTATCAAGAGATCTAGCCAAACTGTCAGAATTAAATAATGTTAATTTAGAATTATATAGATTAGACATTACAAACGAATCTGAAATTAAAAACTTTTATGAAAAGTATAAGGATATTACCGTAGACCTATTAGTAAATAATGCTGGCGGAGGTTCTGGACCAACCTTTATTATTAATGAAACAATGGATAATTTTAGAAGAGCATATGATATAAATGTTTCTGGACCAATGTATTTATCACAATTATTTATTCCGTCTATGAAAAAATCAGAATCAGCCACTATTATATTTATAACTTCTCTTTGTGGAAAGGTTCCATTTAGAGGCGGGGGTAATTATAGTAATGCTAAAAGAGGAGAGATGGCCCTAATAGATACAATGAGAATGGAGTTTCCAGAGTATGGAATTAAGGTTACAGAGATTTGTCCTGGTACAATAGATACACAGTTAGAAAAAAAAGAAAATGCTTTAACAGCAGAAGATATGGCAGAAACAATAAGATGGGTTGGGTCACTTCCAAAACATATGAATATAAATCACTTGGAGGTAAGTCATATATTTAATAGTAAATATATGTAAATAAAATGAAGATTAATAAATTATATGATGACCTATATGAGGTAAATGATTTTTTAACTGAAGATCAGATGTCTGAGGTTTTAGATATAATTAATAATACTCCAGAAGAACTTTGGTTTGATGAAGAGGCTAGAATAGAGCAGAACATCTCAGATTTTTGGTTTGGCAAAAGTTTATATTTTAAGCATCCTAGCGTATTTGACTCTATCAGAGATTCTCTAGAAAATCTAATGGAATCATACTCTTACTTTCCTCACTCAACACATTTACAAAGATATAAAAAGGGAGACTTTATAAAGCATCATGCTGATCAATGGATTCCAGATTTGCCATACTACATAGGCTATGGGTTCTGCCTATATTACAACGATGACTACCTCGGTGGTGAATTAGACTACCCAGAAATAAATATTAAGGTTAAACCAAAAACAAACAGTTTATATATTCACGGAGGCCATATAGTTCATGGATCATTACCAGTTTTAGATGATAGAATTAGATACTTCACAACTGTTTTTATACATGGAACAGAGCAGCAACCAACAAGACTAAAAGGAGATTTATTTAAATGACAAATATTGGATTTACAAATGAGGACTTTAACTCTCATCAAATGACAGAGCAAGAGCAGTTCATTCTTGGAATTTTAAACAAAAAGAAGAATGGATATTATGTTGAGTTGGGCGCAGCACATTATAGTAATGGAAACAATACTTACTTATTAGAAAAAGAATATGACTGGCAAGGTGTGTCATTTGAAATAGTTGATTCTATGAGAGAAGAGTTTAATGAAAATAGAAAAAACCCATGTATGGGCGATGCTCTATCTTTCAATTATGTTGATTATTTTGAAAAAAATAATTTTCCAAAGCAGATTGATTTTCTACAGTTAGATATAGATGCTGGATATGATATGGAAGGAAGACCAGTTGGAAATAGTCATTGGACATTACATGGACTATTGGCTGTTCCATTAAATACTTATAGATTTACTTTAATAACATTTGAGCATGATGCTAATATGTATTGGAAAAACGAGTCTATTAGAAATGCACAAAGAGAAATTCTAGATTCATTTGGCTATTCGTTGGTTCATAGATCTTATCATGAAGACTGGTGGGTTGATCCAAAGGTAATACAGCACGGTGATTATAGAAAATATTTATATTGGTCAACTTTATAGGAGAACATTCAAATGAAAAAAATTATTACATTCACTAATGTCACTGGTATTCCAGAAGATTATAGGCCAACCCCAGCGTCCGAATTAGTACCAGACTGGTATAAGGATATGGGGTCGTATATGGGCGGGAAAAAAGAACCAAATGCTCAGAACGAATCACCAGGAACAGCAAAGAAGTGTATGCCTATATTTGATGCTATAACTAGTGGATATATTATTTATACATATTGCGATGTGTTTGTTTCTCAAAGATTAGAATACGGTAAGGTAACTGGCGATAAACATCCATTTTTTCAAACCCCAGGACACAACGTTATCTCTTTTCATCAGAAGGCACAATTACCAGAGCATCCAAACGGCGCTGGTCATGAAATTCAATATCCAAAATGGAATAATGTTTGGTCAATAAAAACAGAGCCTGGTTACTCTTGTTTGTTTATTCCTCCAGTCCATAGAGAGACTCCATTTGTTGCTTTCCCTGGAGTTGTTGATACTGATACTTATTCTACTCCTGTAAACTTTCCTTTTGTATTAAAAGATCCAAAAATGGAAGGCTTGATTCCTGCTGGAACTCCAATAGTTCAAGTAATACCTTTTAAGAGAGAAAGTTGGCAAATGGCTTTTGGTGATGAAAAGGATATTAAAGAACAAGATGATACAAAGAACAAATTAAAAACTTTATTCTTTGATTCTTACAAGAGACAGTTTAGGCAATTAAAAGAGTATCGTTAGTTAAAGATTAACCCTAAATAATACATATAGAGTTTTTGTTTTTTCAAAACTCTGATATACTTAGGTAACTACAGTTTTCAATTAGGAGAAATACATGTCTGATTTTTTTAGTTTTCGTTTGTCCGAAGAGTTTATAAATGATTATAAATCAAAAGAACCACCATTTGGATTCACAGATGCTGGTGGTAATTCATTGGGAGAGATTACGTTTATTCGTACCTACTCCCGTATGAAAGAGGATGGAACTAAAGAAAGATGGTATGAGGTTTGTCGTCGAGTAATCGAGGGTATGTATTCGGCTCAAAAGAACCATGCAAAAGAGAACAGACTACCATGGAATGACTATAAGGCACAGGCTTCGGCTAAAGAGGCCTACCAACGTTTATTTGAATTAAAGTGGACGCCACCAGGACGAGGTTTGTGGTCTTTTGGCACGGCACTTACAATGGAAAAGAAAAACTCAGCAGCATTACAAAACTGCGCTATGGTATCTACAAAAGACATAGATAGAAATGATCCAGGAACATTATTTGCCTGGGTTATGGATGCACTTATGATGGGTGTTGGTGTAGGGTTTGATACTGTTGGAGCAGATAAGCATTTAACCATTTATAGTCCTACAGAACCACCACAGGTTTATGAAATTCCAGATACTCGTGAAGGTTGGGTAGAATCTGTTAGATTATTAATTAATTCATTTTTAAAGCCTAACATGTATATTCAAGAGTTTAACTATGACCTTATTCGCCCCCTAGGAGCGCCTATCAAGGGCTTTGGAGGCACTGCAAGCGGTCCTGCACCACTTATCCAGTTGCACAAGCAGATAAGGGCTGTAATCGGCGGTAGAGCAGGAGAAACCCTAGACTCAAGAGCAATAGTAGATATCGTTAATCTTATTGGTACCTGTGTGGTATCAGGAAATGTTAGACGATCTGCAACTTTGGCTTTAGGTAATGCTCAGGATGAAGACTTTATGAATCTTAAGAGTTCTGAGGTTTTTCCAGAAAGAAATTCATTTGATCCAGAAAACCCAGGTTGGGCATGGATGTCAAACAACTCGATTTCTGCGACGGTAGGTACAAAGTACGAAGACTACGTAGACCTAATCGCAAGCAACGGAGAGCCAGGATTCATTTGGCTTGATGTTGCCAGAAACTATGGCAGACTTAAGGATCCTGCGGATGGCAAGGATTATCGTGTAATGGGATTCAATCCTTGTGCAGAGCAGCCATTGGAATCATACGAACTATGTACCTTGGTTGAGGTACACTTAAATCGTCATGAATCTAAGGAAGACTTCCTCCGCACCCTTAAGTTTGCTTACCTCTATGGCAAGACGGTAACGCTGATACCAACACACTGGCAACAGACAAACGGTATTATGCAGCGTAATCGTCGTATTGGTACATCATTGACTGGTATTGCCTCATTCTCAGACAAATTTGGTTTGCCTGTTGTGCGTGAATGGATGGACGAAGGATATGAGACTATTCGTAAATATGATCATTCCTATTCTGAATGGCTATGCGTTCGTGATTCCATTAGAGTCACAACTGTTAAACCATCAGGGTCTGTATCAATTCTTTCTGGCGCAACGCCTGGAGTTCACTGGGCGCCTGGCGGAAACTATTTCTTGAGAGCAATTCGTTTTGGGAATACCGACCCAATGATTCACTTGTTCAAGGCTGCTGGATATAAGATGGAGGCTGACCTTGTATCTGCGAATACAACTGTCGTATATTTCCCAGTACATTCTGGTCACGCAAGATCTGAAAAAGAAGTAACATTATTTGAGAAGATTGCGCTTGCTGCTACTGCTCAGAAATATTGGTCTGATAACGGCGTGTCTGTAACGCTTTCATTTGACAAAGATACTGAAACAAAGCATATTGCGCCTGCACTTCATATGTACGAGGGACAGTTAAAAGCAGTTTCATTCTTACCTATGGGAAATAAGGTATATCCGCAACAGCCATATACTGAAATTACCGAAGAAGAATATAACTCATATATTGGTCAGATTAAAAAGATCGATTGGTCTGCTATTTATGACGGGGCTGAAAATCTAGAAGCACAGGGAGAGATGTACTGTACTACTGATGCTTGTGAGATAAAAATATCTTCGTAGTATGATAAAATAGACTCATAATGTCTAACCCATCTAACCTATATGCAGAAAAAATATTTGCAGAGCAACCACAGTTTTTGTGGGCTTTAGATGATCAGGCTGATTATGTATCTATAATTTCTGAAACACAAAGAGAGACAAGCCTGTGGTCATTAGATAATTTAACCTCACAGGCAACGGAAGAGTTAGCAGACGCACCTTTTCCAAACAGTGTAATAAATAAAATAATTCCATCTTCTGTAGGAGAAGGAATATTTTCTGTTACTATGGTTAGCCCAGACATAGTTAACTCAAATGAATTAAATAATGTGTTGAAAACTTTTTGTATTGGATCATATTTTTATACATTAAGCCCATATGCAATTAGCGTTGAAATTGGATACAGATATTATGATGATGCACAAGAGCAATACATAGATGTGTTAAAATCATATGATGCCTCACTAGCAAATCGTTGGTATTTTTTATCTGAAACTTTTAGTCCAGAAGAAACAAGTCAGCCAATAAAGTTAGTAATTAAAATAAATTATTTGGGTCAATCAGAAACTTTAACAGATTATATATTCTATATAAATGGAATAACATTTGGTCAGTGGGCTGAAGAATTTCAATCCACATCCCTGGGCGTTGAAACAATAAACTTGCCAACAAACATATCTTTAACTACATCAAAAGTTATTGAAGCAAAGGCTTACGGCTTATCAGAAAATAGTGGATATTATTTTGTGAACAATAATTCCTTAATGGCAAAAAACTTTGGAATGCCTATGGTGTTTGGATCAAAAGGTGTAACTAAACTATACGCAAACAATAACTTGCCGTCGTTAATAGTTCCTTCAAACGGAATGATGTCAGATAGCGGAAAGCATAAAGACTTTACGTTAGAGTTTTGGTTAAGGACTAATAGTTCTTCTAATGAACCAAAAAGAATTGTTGGGCCAATATCTTCAACAGATGGTATTTATTTAGATGGCTCATTTTTAGTTTTAAATATTAATCAGCAACACTCTTCGTACTATGTCGGACATTGGGAAAGGCCAATGCTTATCCATTGGAGATATTCTAAAAACTTATCAACAGTTCTTTTAAACGGGGAAGAGATTATTTCAATTTCAATTAACGATAGTACGATATCTCTACCAAGCGCTACAGATGAGTCAGGAAAAAGTAATGAGTGGATAGGATTTTATGCTTATGAAAATATCCAGCCAATTGAGATAGATTGCGTAGCGCTGTATGGTTATTTAGTACCACTGTTAGTTGCAAAAAGAAGATTTGTATACGGTCAAGGAGTTCAATATCCAGAAAACTTAAATGCTTCATACGGCGGTAACTCTGTAGTATTTGATTATTCTTTTGCCGATTACACAAAAAACTATAACTATCCAGATCTAGGGTCATGGTCACAAGCATCATTAGACAATATTGTTGTTGAGGAAAACTATTTAACTACTCCAACATTCTCTAATCCAGTTATTATTACTAATAACTCTTCAAAGGGACAATCTGAAATGCTATCAGACTGTAGTTTAATTCAGACCGAAGACAGTTTGTTTTTAACACTTAAACCAAATACAACCTGGAATAGTGTAAGTTCTTATCTTTATTTCGATAACATTCTTTTACCTGGAAACCCTCTATATGCATTTTATGGATTATTTGAAAAGCCAACTAATTATTCTGGAAGTCAGGTTTTAATAAGACTTGAAGACCAAGACTCAAATTATTTTTCAATAGAGTGTGTTAATGATAACATTAAGTATGTTTTTAAATATCAAACAAATCCAGAGCAGGTGTTATATGAAGCATTTTCAATTTTAGAAGACAGTGTTTTTGCTGTAGGAATTGAAATAGAAACATTTAGAAATTACTTTGGAAATAATATATTATCATTTTTTAATAATCAAGGTGCACTAAAGATGTACATTGGCGGTAATAAAGAGTTTACAAAAACTTTTACGGGTAAGATATATAAAATAGGATTATGCTCTGAAAAAAATATAAAAGAAATTAGCAACTTATTTAACGAGATCGGCGTTCCAAAAGATTATGAAAACATATTTAATCTTTATAGTTCTTATGTTGAATACGACGGAGGAGATGCAGATCAAGATTTTTGGAATTATTACATTGGTCAAACACAACTTAATGAAGATCAATTAGATGAGAGTACTCCTTTATTAGAAAACTTTTCTTTTTCGCCATCTTCATTTATTTCTTCTACCTTAAAAGATCATGTTCCAAGCCTAGGCATTGTGCCAAAAAATTATTTTAATAGTTTTTCTTTAGATATAGACGTTAAGGGTTCGTGGAAAGACTATATACCACTATCATACTTTGGTCAATATATCACAGATGAATATGGCAATTCTAAATTTGGCCTAGACTTTATTCAGTTTAATTTAAACTATCCAGCCCCAGTAAAGTTTAAAGAAACAGAAGTTGTAGATCCAGATGGATGGAAATATTCTGAGTTAAGTTCTGAATATTCATACCCACAACAAAGAACTTATGAGTCTTTAGATAATTATCTATACACAGGATATGTTAATTATCAAGATTTGGCAGAAAAATCTGTAAAGACATATTCATATGATACAACTGGAGCAATATTAAAAAGTTATATTACTTTTGAATATCTTGAAACTGGGGCAAATGCTTCAAATGGATTTTTTGTTAAAACAGAAGATGTTCCTAAAAATGGTGTAATTACTCCAGGCAGTGACTGGATAAACACAAGATATGAAGTTGTGGATAATGTTTTAATCTATCCACCACGTGGAGCAGACTTTAATGATTTAGCAATTGTAGTTCATCTAGAGTTTGAGGTAGATGGAATTAGCCATAAACCAATTAGAGTTAAAAGTTTGCAATTAGCATCACAGGCATTTAACTACAATACTGTAAACAATATAGGTACAAGATTTGGCACTGAGGTTTATCCGTATGTCAATACTGGATACTATTATAATTATAAAGCAAAAAATCCAGTTAGCATTTATAAAGGATCATCTCCATATTTATATTTAACAAGACATTCTGGATTAGAAATACGTGGAGACCACGATCCACTAATCAATCGTGGAGTTGCTATTCCAGTAAATGCAAATAAGTCAGAAGACTATGAAGTAATGGCTATGCAGTCTTTGTTTAGATTTAACTCAGACTTTTTCCCATACGCCCCAACACAAATAATGCAAATTAATGCCAAGGGAAACACTATAAAGTTTTATATGGTCGCTAATCATCCAACTGGTAAACGGGCAAAGATCTATGCAATTGATGCAAACACTGGATCTTTATACAATGGAATATCATTTTATATTAATGGCAATATTGTTAAAGAGCCAGTTTTAAATGTCGGCGAATGGGCTATGATAGGAATTGGATTCCCAAGCGTATTAAACTTTAAATCATACGCTGGTTCTATTATGATTAATGGTCCAATTATTTTTGACAGTCTTTCTTATTATCAAACAACCAGCCTACAAGAAATACAAAGCGTTGCTAAGAGGCCATGGGCCAGGGTAAAGTTTGCCGTTGATGGATTGTACGACTGGGAATACTGGAATGATTATTATTTATGGCAGGGCGTCTTGGTCCAATCCTCAATTAGTTATTATGGAGTTAATCCTTCAGACCTATATAAAGCGTACACTGGAACTAACAAGATAATTATTGATGACGATAGGCCACTTAGTTTCAAGGACTACGAATATACCATGTTTAAAGATATAGAGTGGCAGTCCAAAGTCTCTAACGCAGTATAATATGGTATACTGGTGGTAATGAAAAACAATAAACCTGGACAACTTGGTAAGTCAAAGATAACTGTCATCGATAAACAGTATGACTGGGGCGTATATGTCTGGAAAAAATCAAATGGAAAGTGGTTTACAGATGGACAGGGTAACATTTTAAATATACCGTCTATGCGTGGGGACCTATCAAAATTAGCAGAACTTAGAAATGCTGCTTCACATTACGGTGAGCCAGATGGCGAAGCGGTATTTTTTGCGGGACTAAGTAGAATTTCTGACGAAGAGTATGCAGAGCAAAAGCAAAGAATGTCAGAAGGCTTAATCCCCAACCTAAACGATCTTGGTGCAGTTCATGCTGCACAGCAAACTATAAAGAAATACGGGGCTGATGACTAATGTCTGAAGAAAAAGAATATGTTTTAAGAGCAAGCATAGACAATGTCGTAGATCAATCTGATTCTTTTAAGGCTGTAGATCCATTTAGTAAATCTTGGACAGAATTAAAGTCATACTCTGGTTTGGATAATAACTTTAAACGACGCACATCTCGTCTTATAGACAAGGCAGACAATAATCCAACACAAGGATATTTAGATAGTGCAAGAGCAGAGCAGCATGGTTTAGGAGATGCTAAGTCAAAAGAGATTAACCCTGGTACAGTATATAGAAACGGCTATGGGCTTTTTGATGTCATCACACCACCATGGAACGTTTATGAACTTGCTAACTATTACGATACATCATTTGCAAATCACGCAGCGATTGATGCAAAGGTAGAGAACATTGTTGGACTTGGCTATGACTTTGAGGTTTCCTCAAGCACCATGTTAAGACTTGAATCAAATAAAGACAGAGATCAAGTTGCAAGAGCAAGAAATAGAATTGAACGTGCCAAGATTGAAATGCATGAATGGCTTGAGTCATTAAATGATGATGATTCATTTACTACAACAATGATGAAGGTTTATACAGATGTTCAGGCAGTAGGCAATGGATACCTAGAGGTTGGTCGTACAACACGTGGAGAAATTGGTTACATAGGGCATATTCCAGCAACTACAATGCGTGTACGCAGATTACGTGATGGCTATGTTCAAATTATAGGAAGCAAGGTTGTTTATTTTAGGAACTTTGGTGCGAAGAATGCTAATCCAGTAACTTCAGATCCAAGGCCTAATGAAATCATACACTTTAAACAGTACTCGCCTTTAAATACTTTTTATGGTGTACCAGATATAATGTCGGCAATAAACTCGCTCCATGGAGACCAGTTAGCGTCACAATATAACATCGACTACTTTAGCAATAAGGCTGTCCCTCGTTATGTTGTGACACTAAAGGGTGCTCGTCTTTCAGCAGATGCCGAAGATAAGATGTTTAGATTTTTACAGACAAGCCTTAAGGGTCAATCCCATAGAACTCTATACATTCCTCTTCCAGGAGATACAGATAGCAATAAAGTTGAATTTAAAATGGAGCCTATTGAAGACGGCGTTCAAGAAGGTTCATTTAAAGAATATAGAAAACAAAATCGTGATGATATTTTAATTGCACATCAGGTTCCTCTTTCAAAGTTAGGCGGAGGAGACTCTGGATCTATTGCTGCAGCACTTGCACAGGACCGTACATTTAAAGAGCAAGTTTCTCGCCCAGCACAAAGAGAACTTGAAAAAATAATCAATAAGATAGTTAAAGAAAAGACGGACGTACTAGTGCTTAAATTCAAGGAACTAACCCTGACTGATGAAATCGCACAATCTCAAATTCTGGAAAGATATGTCAAGACTCAGGTCATGCTTCCAAACGAAGCAAGATCAGTGCTTGGTCTTCCTCAACGGGAAGGAGGAGATGAGCCATTTAATCCTAAGCCTGAGCAAGCAGCAAATGATAATGCTGATAGGGCAAGGGATTCAGAGAGGGTAAATAATCAATCTGATGGGGCTGCCACAATTAGTGGTAGAAACCCAAAGGGTGAAGGTAGATCTTCTCAATAGTTTTCCACATAGTTATTCACAGTTTATTAACATTTGTGTAAAAAAGGCTCTATAATATATTCTAGTATGACTATATCTAAAGCCCATTGGGACACCACTGGCGACTCAGTAAGACTTTCCCTTCCATTTGCGAAGGTTGACAAGGAGAGACGTATTGTCTCTGGTTTTGCATCCCTTGATAACATTGATAAACAAGGCGATATAGTTACAGCCGAAGCATCAATGAAAGCATTTTCAAAGTTTCGTGGAAACATTCGTGAAATGCATCAGCCACTTGCTGTTGGCAAAATGGTAAACTTTAAAGAAGATAGATATTTTGATCCAGAATCTAAAAAGTTTTATTCTGGTGTTTTTGTGTCTGCATATGTTTCAAAAGGTGCACAAGATACATGGGAAAAAGTTTTGGACGGTACATTGACAGGGTTTTCAATTGGTGGCCGTATGAATAAGTGGGATGACGGTTATGATGAGAAGTCAGATTCCACAATTAGAATTATTAAAGATTATGACCTAGTAGAGTTATCTCTAGTAGACTCTCCAGCAAATCAATTTGCAAACATTATGCATGTTGAAAAAGTTGATGGTGTTGAAATTGTTAAGGGTCAAGATGTTACATTGGAAAATGTTTTTTATGATGAGGAATCTGGTTTAGTAATGATGTCAGATCAAGAATCAGTAACAAGTCCAGTTACAGGAAATGAAATGAAGAATATAGGTTTCGTTGAAAAAGAAGACAACGAAAAAATGGATATAGTCAAATTCTTAGTAGATAGTGCTAAAGGCATTGATGCTAAGATTACGAAGGAGGATAATCCTATGGCAAAGAAAACAAAGACTGAAGAAGTCGAAGTTACAAAGTCAGAAGAGATCGCTCCAGAGGCAGATGCAGTAGTTGAAACTCCTGTCGCAGAAGTTACTGAAAAGTCTGAAGAGACTGCAGTGGCTGAAGAAACTGTTGAGAAGTCTGAAGAGACTCCAGCAGAAGAGGTTGCTAAGGCTGAGGAATCAGTTGAGGCACCAGCAGCAGAAGTTGCTACAGAGGTATCTAAATCAGATGAAGCAATTGTTGAAGCAGTTGCTGAAATCAAGAATACAATTACATCAGCCTTTAGCGATTTAGTTCAAACTGTAAAATCTTTGCAGGCAGAAGTAGAAATGCTTAAGTCTTCAAAAGTTGATACAGCAGCAGTAAAGAGTTCACTTGATGCAGTCGCCAAAGACATTGCTGCAACAGTTGAGCAAGTAGATAAGTTTGGAAAGAGAGTAGACGCAGTAGAAGCAGACACTGCTTTCCGAAAGTCTGGCGATCTAGGCGAGATCGTACAGGAACAACCAGAAATGGTTGAAAAATCCCTATGGGGCGGACGTTTCCTCAAAACAGCCGACTTATTTAATTAAGCAAAATCACTTAGGAGGTGACAATATGTCGGAAGAAATTAAGAAAAACCAGCCAGGAGAATCAGGCGAACTCGGTGGAACAACACCAGGTTTATATCAAGGACAGGGTGCATTCGCATCAGGTTCTGACGCAGGATCAAACATCCCTGGCAACTACACAGATGGTGGCGCACTAGGAAACATTCCTAACGCTAACCTTGGTGTTACTACTGGTCCTAATGCCGTAAACCCTTCGGGTGATGCTGCAAGCGGAATCCTACGCCCTGAACAAGCACGTCGTTTTATCGATTATGTTTGGGATGCTACAGTTCTCGCTCAAGATGGTCGTCGTGTGACGATGAGAGCAAACACCATGGAATTAGAGAAGATCAACGTCGGTGAGCGTGTAATTCGTGCTGCTGCACAAGCAGTTGGCGATTACAAGAACACTGGTGCTACATTCTCAAAGGTAGAACTTACAACCAAGAAGATTCGTCTTGATTGGGAAGTATCTGCTGAAGCACTAGAAGACAATGTCGAGGGTGGTGCATTAGAAGATCATCTCGTTCGCTTGATGACAAATGCATTTGCTAATGACATTGAAGATCTTGCAATCAACGGTGATGGTGCAACAGCACCATTCCTTTCCATTATGCCTGGCTTCATCAAGAAGCACAAGGATAATGGTGACTCGCATGAAGCAGCCGTAACAGTTGCTGACAATGCTTGGACACCTGCAGTAATGCAGGATATCATTCTCGCTATGCCACGCAAGTACCGTGCACTTAAGAATAATCTTAAGTTCTACGCAGGTACAGATGCATTCGCAGGTATCGTTAAGAACAACGGTACTCTTTCAGATGCAATTGCTGAAGCACTTGGTAAGAATGGTAATACGTATGCAAATACACAATCATACCTTGATGGTCAAGGCCAGACATTCGGTGGAGCACGTACAACTCGTGTCCTCGGAATTGATGTCCAAGAAGTTCCTTACTACCCAGACAATTATATTGATCTGACGTTCCCACAGAACCGTGTATGGGGCTTCCAGCGTGATATCGTCGTTAACCGTGAATATGTAGCGAAGAAGGATACAATTGAATATACTGTATTCGTTCGCTTTGGTATTCAATGGGAAGAAGAAGACGCTATTGCATGGGCAGATGCTGCTGCAGATGCATAATCTGTAAACAGTAACCTTTGAGAGGGGGCAGGGGCTAGTTCTCCTCCCCCTCTTAACTTTTTATTATTCTGTTATAATAGTCACATAGGAGGTAAAATAATGGAAGAAAATAATCTTAACAACGAAAACAATGAGGCATCAGTAGAAAATATTGTTGCTGAACAGGCCCCTATTGAAGCACCAGTTGCTGAAGCACCAGTTGCTGAAGAACCAGTAGTTGAAACAAGAGTAGAAGAAGTTGCTGCTGAAAATAATATTGAAGCATCAGTTTCTGAAGTATCAGAATCTTCTGATGCTATCACTACAAATGATTTAAATAGATCTGCAAGTGATACAGTGCAGGCTGTAGGTTCTATTGTAAATGGTGTAATCGGAGTCGCAGAAACCCCACGTCCAACAAGAGGTGCAGCACCTGCTGCTCCAAAGAAGTCAAATAAGACTGTCGCTATTCATTCTACAAAGAATGTAAGTTGGAATGGAGTTGGCAAGGTTTATCGTGGATATAATATTGTTACGCCAGAACAATCAGAAAAATGGCTAACTCGTAATCACGTTAGACTTGCTACACCAGAAGAAGTAGCCAGGGAGTTTGGTCGCTAAATGGAAATTCTAAGAGTTCCGCCATATAACTTAAGTGTTACACTTGATGTTTCTTCAGCAAGTGTGGTATATAACTATACGATTGTTGATATGGCGGACTCTTCAGAAGTAATTGGCATAGCAACTTCAAGTGCTTCAAAAAAAGTAACTATTCCACTTTCTTCAAAATATGATACCCAATATAAAATCACGGTAGACGGAGAAGACACATATGTAGATGTAGTACGTCCATATGTAGATCCAAACAAACATGGAACTACCGCTACAGAGATAGATGCATATAGAAAAAATGAAGAATTAGCAAGAGCAATAATTGATTCGGTTTGCGATATAGAATTTTATTATAAAAAGAAAGTAATTGAGACAACAGGTTTGGGATTAGATTATATCCCTATCTGGACAGATGCAAAAAAGATTTTAAAAGTTTATGAAAATAATGTTTTGGTCTATGATGCAGATGATGAAGAAAACTCTACTTTTGTATTTGAGATAACTTCTGACGGGTCTGCTATTACTACAAAATACCCAGACTTAATTAATCGTAATGAGTCAAAGCCAATCTTTTACCCTGGGTCCCCTACAGACTATTTAGATTTTTTATTCTCAGATAGAGGTTTTCCAAAGGGATGGGATTATAAGATAGAGTTAGAATTTGGATATCATAAGGTTCCATCAGATATAGTTAGAGCAACAGAGTTACTGGTTCACGATATTGATTGCGGTAAATTAGATTATTATAAGAGATATATTGGTTCATATAATACTGATCAATTTAGAATTCAATTTGATAAGGCTGTGTTTGAAGGCACAGGTAATTTATTAGTAGATAAAATACTTGATAAGTATCGTAAGCCGATTGAGTTCGTCGGGGTTCTATAATGGTAATATGCGAAACTCCAGACTTCGCATTTCCAATGCAAGCAGATGTATATCATCCTATAGTTGAACAAGGTGTGTACGGAGAAGTTAAAAAGACTTGGATTTTAGATAGAACGATTGCATGTTCTTTTGCTCCAGCAGGAACTGCCTTTAAGGAAGAGGTTATTCCAAATATCAACATTACTCAAGATAAGATACTTCTTGGCCGTACAAAAACTGATATTCGTATTTCTAGTTTAGAGGCTCGTAACTCAATTACAAATGTTATTATTACAAATATTCGTGATAAAAATTGTAATGAAATATACAAAGAAACATCTGGGCCTCGTGCAGGAAAGTCAACTATATTTGAAATAGCAACACAGGATCCATTTGCTGGTCCATTTGGCAATGTAGAATATTACAAATTAATTATTCGTAGATCTGAGAATCAGGCGGTAGACGTCTAATGTTAAAGTTAATTATAAATAGCAAACAATTCCAAAGAGAAATGAATAACATAGTTAATTACTCTACTGGATTTATTGAGGGTATTGGCAGAGGCAAGAAGGCTATGTATTCAGCACTAGGACCACAGATATCAGAATTAGCAGGACAGTTTATAGATGCCAATGCAAGGGTTTCTCCAGAATTATTGCATCACGTATATGAATGGCATAGAACTGGAAGCCCAGAGGCAAGATTATTTGATATTGATTTTACAGTTAGCAATATTGGTTTAACATTTAAGTCATCACTGAAGCAGTCCACATCAATTAAGAATGGATCTAATGTGCCATTTTATAATAAAGCAGAAGTTATGGAAAGAGGTATTGGTGTAACAATTAAGCCAAAAAAGGCACAGGCGTTAAGGTTTGAAATAGACGGACAAGAAATATTTACCTCAAGAGAAGTTAGAGTTGAAAATCCTGGAGGACAAACAGAGGGACAGTTTAAAAATGTCATCTCTAATTTCTTTGGAGTTTATTTTAGACAATCATTTTTGGAGTCAAGTGGTCTTGGACAATACTTTAAGTATCCAAAGGTTTATGCAAAAAATTTAAACGCAGGAAAACGTGGCGGAAGATCTGTAGGATTAAAGGCTGGATATCAGTGGGTAGCAAATGCGGGGGCAATTAAATGACAGAATCAACATCAGTATTAAATACACCAGTATTGTGGATTAATAAATATTTAGAGCAAAGAATTGGTGAATTGGCTGGATATACTATGGAGGCATTTTTCCCAACAGGTCCATCAACATTAGAGACTCTTACAAAACAGTTTCCAGACGGCAATATGGTTGTTTGGGACAGAATGTTTAGAATGCGTCGTGGACCTTTCCCACACATTAAATGTGAACAGGTTTTGTATTATTTTTATGCTAATGGGGATTTAAGTGGAGAAACTCCACAAAGAAGAATGGTTAAAATACAAGAGGCTGTAATGAGGCTAATGGATCGTGGAGACGAAAGTGCCCAAGAACTCAATGCTTGGACTAAGGGCAAGACTTTTGAGGGTATGGAATGCAAGTTTTATTTCCATAACTTTAAGATATACCAATTAGAAGAGGCAAGGGATATAGTCGACTTCGGAACAGCCCGAACCTATGCGGGTAATAAGATAATTATTGACTACGACTACCATCAAATGCAAGACATAATCGACTCAGTAAACTAATAAAAAGGCTGTATAATTATCGATGAGGAAACACGCCTTTTAATTTCTAGAAAAATAAAGAGGTGAAATACATGGCATATACACGTGGTACTAGCAATAATATCATCGTTGGTGCAGCAGCACTCTTCACATATGAAGACGGTGTTCTACCAGAAGCAGGAGTCCTTCCAGGATATTCTGCAGGTGTCTCTTACAAGACAACTCTTTCCGATGAGGAAGGGTTCCGTAACGTAGGTTACACTATGAACGGTTTGGAACTACAGTTCCAACCAGATTTCGGTGAAGTTTCAGTAGACCAGGTTCTTGACGTTGCTAAGTTGTTCAAGCAAGGCATGCAGGTAAACCTAAATACTACATTCGCAGAATCAACATTAGAGAATCTTCTTTTTGCTCTCGCAAGCAAGGATGAGAATCTTACAACAGTATCTGGTAATCCAACATTAAATCTTTCCGCAGGCGACATCGGCGAATGCCCAGTCGAACGTGGTTTGGTTGCCGTTGGCCCAGGAACTGGTGACTGTGCAGCATCTGATCAAATCGAAAGAGTTTACGTTGCATATCGTGCACTCTCAATCGAGAGCGTAACGGTTGGTGCAAAGCGTGATGAGGCAACAATGTTCGAAGTCTCATTCCGTTTGCTTCCAAACGACAACGGTTCTTACGGTAAGATCGTAGATCGTACAATCCCAGCATAATACAACTTAATATAAGATTAGCCCAGCCCAAAAGGTTGGGCTTTTCTGTTTGATATAATAGTTTAATGCCTACAGAAATATATAAAAGTGCTGTTGTTGAATTAATAGACGGAACAGAAATATATATAACACCATTAAAAATAAAGTTCTTAAAACTATTTTTAGATGAGTTTGAAAATGTTAAGTCTGCTAAAAATGATGACGAGGCTATAGATGCATTGGCAAAATGTACAGTAATAGCCATGAGACAGTATTATCCTCAAATAAAAACACAACAAGAACTAGAAGATAATATTGATATGCCAACTATATATAGAATATTAGATTTTGCTGCTGGTATTAAGATTAATGAAAAGTCAGAAGAAACAGTTAAGCAGCAGGCAACTGACAGTGGGTCTACCTGGGATGAGTTAGATCTTGCTGAATTAGAATCAGAGGTTTTTTTGCTGGGTATTTGGAAAGACTATGAAGAATTAGAATCTTCAATGTCAATGCCTGAAATAATAGCAACACTAAAAATAAAAAGAGATCTAGACTATTCTCAGAAAAAGTTTTTGGCTGCAATGCAAGGAGTAGACTTAGATAAGGCAAGCAATAAGAATAATGCCTGGGAAGAGATGAAGGCCAGGGTATTCAGTAAAGGAAAGGCATCAGACTCAAAAGACATACTATCACTACAAGGAGTGAATGCACAAAAAGCAGGGTTTGGCATTGGTATGGGTCTTGAGTACGAAAATCTTACCTAAAAATAAAGTCTTCTTGTGGTATAATTTATTCAATACCTTAAGGAGGAACAATGGCCGAAAAGCCTAAAGATAATACAAAAACAGTTACATTAGTTGATAATACAGAGATTCCAGTTAGAGCCTTAAAGTTATCTCTTCTAAGACCATTCATGCTAAAATTTGCTGAACTGGCTGCAGTTGCTGAAGATAACGATAAGTCTATGGATATCCTTATGGACTGTGTTCAAATTGCAATGAAACAATACAAGCCAGAATTGGCAGACGATAGAGAACAACTAGAGGAGTTGCTAGATCTTCCTACAGTTTATCAGATAATTGATGCAGCATCTGGATTCCAAAATGCTGATGCATCAGTTGTTGCTGGTCTAGTAAAATAAATAAATAAAGAGGTGCGAAGGAATTGGCAGATGTAAACTCTAATATTAATATTAATTTTAATACTGCCGACGCTTTAGCACAATTACGCAGACTACAGGCAGGCCTCAGCAAGTTTCATCAATCACTTGCTGAAGGCAACCTGGCTGCTGCAAATGCACAAAAAGGTTTAAACGCTCAATTAGCACAAGCCGTAGGGGCAACAGGAAAGTTTGCTGTCAGTCAAGCAAAAGTTGCGTCCAGCACTATGGCATTTACAACTGCCTTAGAAAAAAATAAACTATCCCTTAAAGAATATTATCGATATAGCATGGCTGCTGCAACAGCCAATACAAAAACATTAGGCAAGGCTTTTGCACAAGAACGTGAAATTATTAACCGTGCTCGTAGAGATAGAGTAAAATCACTACAAGCACAGTATATACAGATGGCTAAAGCGCAGGGTGGCTTTATTGATGCTATGCGTATTATGCCACGTACATTGATGATGACAAATGGACAATTTACAGAACTTGGTACACGTATCCAATATGCAGCACAAAGACAACAGTTCCTAAATCAATTATTAAAGCAGGGATCTACACAACTTCTAAACTTTGGTAAGAATACTCAATGGGCTGGACGCCAGTTGATGGTTGGTTTAACAATACCACTAGGCATGCTTGGCGGGTATGCATCAAAGGCATTTAGAGAGTTAGAACAGGCTACATTAAAGTTTAGACGTGTATATGGAGATGCCTTTACTAATGATGCTGAAGTAGAAAGCGCAATAGCCAATATAAGAAAACTTGCAGAAGAATTTACTAAATATGGAGTTGCAGTAAAAGATACAGTAGAGATGGCTGCAACGGCTGCAGCAGCAGGTTTTCAGGGTGAAGATTTAACTAGACAAGTTGAAACTGCAACAAAGTTAGCAGTGCTAGGACAAGTAGAGCAACAGCAGGCACTTGAAACAACCATATCATTACAGAACGCATTTGGATTATCTAGTGAGCAGTTAGCAGAAAAAATTAACTTTCTAAACGCAGTTGAAAACCAAACTGTTTTATCTATTGAAGATTTAACTATTGCAATTCCAAAAGCAGCACCAGTTGTTAAGCAACTAGGCGGTAACGTAGAAGATCTTGCATTCTTCTTGACTGCCATGAAGGAAGGCGGTATTAATGCATCAGAAGGTGCTAACGCACTTAAGTCTGGTCTTGCTTCATTAATTAACCCAACAGAAAAAGCAAGCAAGATGCTTGGCGAAATGGGAATTAATATCAAAGGAATTGTTGAAGCAAATAAAGGTGATGTTAAGGCTACAGTAGTTGGTTTTGCAAAAGCACTTGATACCTTAGATCCACTTAACCGTGCACGTGCCATCGAACAATTATTTGGAAAATTCCAGTTTGCTCGTTTGTCTACCTTATTTCAAAATGTATCCAAGGATGGAACTCAGGCAGCAAGAGCATTTGATTTAGCAGGGGCATCAGTTGAAGAGTTAGCAGTTCTATCAGAACGAGAAATGAAGAAGGTAGAAGATGCTGTAGGTGTAAAGTTTCAGGCTGCAGTAGAACAATTTAAGCAAGACATCATGCCATTAGGAAAGGCATTTCTTGAAGCAGTCACACCAATAGTACAATTTTTTGGTAAGTTATTTGAAAAATTTAATGGTTTGGGAGATCAAACAAAAAAAGTAATAGCAATAATTGTTGGAGTAGTTGCTGGTCTTGGTCCAATTCTTTTGATGACATTTGGTTTGTTAGCAAATGGTTTAGCAAATCTTATTAAACTTTTTGCAACAATAAGAGGTGGAGTTGCTAAGTTAAATGGACAAACAAATATTTTAGGTGCTGGCTTTAACTATGTAACACAAGAGCAGTTAGAGCAACAGGCAGCAAGTCAGGCACTTCATAATACTCATACTAGGCTAACAGAAGTATTTAATATTGAGCGTACTGCAGCAATGCAATTAGCAGCAGCGTATGGACAAATAACAACACAAATGCGAAATATGGCTGCACAAAATCCTGCGTTATTTGCAGGAGGAGTTCGTGGTGCAGCAGGTGCAGTATCTAAACTTCCAAAGGGTAGAGTAGGATTTGAAGATGGTATTATAAGTGTTCCTGGACCAAAGGGTGCTGGAGATATAATTCCAGCATTTGTTTCTCCAGGAGAAGCGATTATTCCTGCAGATAAATCAGAGAAGTATCGTGGCCTTATTACTGCAATGTTCCAAGACAAGGTCCCAGGTTTTGAAGAAGGAAATGATCCACAAAAGGGAAGAGCAAAACTATCTAGTTATGAAAAATTTGCTTTAGGAACTTTTGATGAATTAAAAAATGATCCTAAGTCAAGAAGTCAAATAGATACAATTGTTAAAAGATTAGGAAAAGATGCTTTAGAAGAAATTGAAAAATTAAAAACATCTAATCCAAAGCAATATGAGTTGGTTAGTAAACTATTAAATAAAAAAGGTATTACGCCATCTAATATAACACAGCATGAAATGTTAAAGTATATTGATAATGAATTAGTATACAAAGATGGACTTTATTATGATAAGAAATCTATAGACTCTGGCGCTAATGCTTTAACTGCTGGAAAGACATATGATGAGGTTAAGAAGAGAGTTCTTTATAGATTAGGTGCAATTGAAAAGGGTGGAGCATTTTCTAATCCTAAAAAGATGAATCTTTCTAAGTTAAGATTCGACATGAGTCCAACAGGAAAGCAAAGTGGTGGATGGAGACAGGCTATTCCGACAAACTCATTACTGTATAAAACATTAGACGAACAAGAAAAACAGTTTAAAGCAGCAAATGCTGTACAGGGTAAAGTAGATCCATTAAAATCAGTAAAAGAATCTATGAGATCTTTAGGATATACAGAAAAACAAATTGCTCAAGCATTAAGACCAGAACTATCCCACATAGCAAAAACAGGAGAGTCAGGAAGAGGTGCTGCAAAATGGCTTAAAGGAACTGCACTATTTGACGTAAGATTATTAAATAATTATATGAATGCTGGTAAAAGAGCAACCAACATATTAGATTGGAATGATAAAAACAATAATGCTTTAAGATTAACTCCAGATCAAATTAAAGAATTTAGAAACTCAGCAACCTATATGTCTGGTCAAAATCATCCGACCAACACATCTGAAGTTAAGTTAGTTAGAGCAGCAGCACAACTTGATATTATTTCTGAAGATTTTCTAAAGAGCCAAACAACTAAGCCAAAGGCATTTCCTAAACTAGGAGAAGTAAGACAGTCTAGAGCAGTAGCAGAATTAATTGATGGAAGACTTGGTACAGGATACTACAATCAATGGAGACCACAATTTAATTTGGCAAGCGGGGCTACAAAAGGAACAAATGTTTTAGTAAATCCTAATAAAGAATACATGGTTGATACTAAAACAGGAGCAATAACAAAACTTACCACTGCTAATACTAGTCCAAAGCCAGCAGGAGCAGTTGCAGATACTGGAAAGTCAACTGATAGAAGAGTTGCAACAGAAACATCAACAAATAGAGTAGCGACAGGAACTCAAGTAAGACGTCTTGGACGTGGCTTTGTTATGACAGGAAGAGATGCTGGAGATCCAACATTAAGTAAGGCTGCAAGAGGTCGTATTACAAAGGCGATGCAAGATCAGCAAAGATTGCTACAGCAACAAAATAGATATACTAAACAACAAATTGACGACGCTTTAAGAAGATATAGAAAAATAAAGGTACAAGAAGAAGTCAATAACGCTAATGCTAGAAGAAAAAGTCAAATAGAGCGAGAAGAATTAAAGAACAGACAGACAAGACAATTAAGCGCAAAAGAACTTGCTAAACAAGAAAAGAATAATGCTAAAGCAATGCGTCAAGAGAAGGTAGGAAGATTCTCTGGTGGTGCCTCAATGGCCCTAGGAACGGCTGGTATGGCTGCTATGATGTCTGGAAATACTGGAATGGGCATGGGGCTTATGGGTGCTTCTGCGGTTGCTGGTATGGCTCCTATGTTTGCTGGCATGGGTCCTATTGGTTTGGTAACTACAGCAGCAATAGCCGTCGGAACTGGTTTGTTTGCATTGAACAAACATTTTGAAAATGCAGCAAAAAAGCAGGCGGAATATGTAAATTCAGTTTCTGCTACTACAACAAAGATGGAAGAAATTGGCGCTATAACAAACAAGGTTGGCGCATCACGTGCAATGCAGGAAGTAAGATCTAAGGGTTCATTCAATGATTATAACGATGTAAGACGTGCTGGATCAAGGTTTGGAGATACATTTTTACAATCAGATGTTGGTAAAAAGATGGCTGAAGGCTTTGTTAAAAATATGGAAGACTTTGGCTCCAGGGATGCTGCTAAAAGTTTTGGTTTGCAGTTAGCCTCATATATTTCAGATGGAGTATTGACTCCAGAGCAAGCAGCAAGCATTGCAGAACAAATCGGAGTTAAGTTAGGAAGCAGAAAATATACAGTAAATATTTTAGGCAATCTTGATAGCATTATAGGCGCCAATGGGGAAGATTTAACAAAAGATCCTCTTGCAGTTAGAATGAAAATAATTCAACAAGCAGGCGAAAGAACAAAGTCAGAATTACAAGCATTAAGTGCTGGTGGCGGAAGAGATTCTGCAGCAAGGCTTGCAGCATTAAGTGTTAATAATGTACAGTTAGCACAGGCACAGGCAGACGCTACAGAATGGCAATATAAAAAGCAAATACAGTTATTAGAAAAACAATTAGCACAAACAACTAATCTTGAAAAACAATTAGAACTAAAGTCCAAGATTGCAGAATTAGATTCTCAAATGATAACAGATGTTTCTCAAATGAATAAAAAGGTTAATGATCAAATTCAATCAGAGATTAAAACATTTAGAGAAAATATTCAAAATACACGTGCTGCAATTTTTGGTGGAGATGCTGAAGAAGATGCATACTTTGATGCATTAAAATCATCTGTACAAGAAAGATACAAAACTGATTTTCCAGGAATGACAAAGGTTGTACAACAAAAACTTGCAGGTGTAAGCGGTAGTACTAATTTTGCTAGTAGAGGATTCAAGAGCATGGGGCAGGCTCAAGAACTCGAAGTTGTTGCAAACGTATTAATGGGACAAGGATTTGCTAACCCAGATCAATTTAATTCATTCTTGAAGATGTTTGAAGGCAAAGAAGGAGATCTTTACAACACATTAAATATGGGCATGGAAGTTCATGGCCCACAAAAAACTGTAGAGATGATGGAATTCTTTACTGATTTTGATAATAAAGAACTTGCTATGCAAATGTCTGCAGATGTTATAAGTAAAGATCCAGCACAATTTGATAAGATAGGCAAAGCACTTGCACAACTTTCAGTTATGGATGGTAAAGAAATTAACATGGAGGCCTTTATAAAGGCTCAAGGTATAGAAGGATTAGAGAAACTTGCAAATGATTTAGACAAGATAGAGCAAGTACCAACTCCAATAACTAAAGAGGCAATTGCAAAAATAACAGAAATGGGTATTGCTGGAATCAATAAGAGCAGCATGCAAACATTAATGTCTCAGTGGAAAGATTGGGATGCACTTCCAGACGTTGCAAAGAAAGAAGCAATTTCAAAATATAAAACTGTATATGATCTTATATTCGCAAGCCCAGAAGCAAAAATAGAATGGGCAAGAAAAATTGCTGCAGAAAAAGCAAAGGCAGCAACAAAAGGTTTAACTGGAACTGCAGCAAAGGCTGTTGGAGAGTTAACATATAATGCAGAATCAAGCAAACTTGCTGCAAGTGACGCTACAACAGTTGCATCAGAAGCAGCAAAAACTTATGTTGGCGAAGATGGAAAAATCTATACTAAAGATGGCGGAAAGTATAAAGGTCCTAGCGATGGTGGCGGTAAGAAAGAAGATCCATATGCATTTATTCTTGCAAGATTAAAAAATGTTCGTAACGCTGCAATCGACGCTTCTGGCGGTATAAAAGAATTAAACAAAGCCTTAGCATCAGGCAACCTTCAATCAATAGCAAATAAGTATCAAGGCATTCAGCAACAACTAGAAAAGATTGGCGCTAGTAGGCAGTTCGCTGACTGGTTAATGAATTTAGATCCAGCAGAACAAGCCAAGTTTATGAAGACTGCGACTACCAAAATAAAAAGAGGTAAAAATAAAGGAAGAGTCGTAGATCCATTTGATCCAAAGGGTAAAAAACTATTACCAAAGGGTGCAAAGGTTGGAGATGTTGTTCTTGCTGATAATGCAAAAACAATGTCAAAGGCTTTTGATGCTGCTATTATTGGAGAGTTTAATACTGCTGCTGGTAAGTCTTTAGCAATTCTTAATGAGCAAGAAGTAACAAGAAGAAAGTTAGTTGCCCTTGGATATAGTGCTACTGCTATTGAAAGAATTTTACAAGATGAATATACTACTTCTGCAATTGCAAATGGAAAAATTACAGAGCAAGATTTAAAAACAAATGCTGCACTTAACAATCAGGTAGTTATAAGAGAGAGAATTAATGGTCTTATTTCAAAAGGCTCTCAGGCGCTAGAACAGGCTGCAAACATTAAACAGGTTCCAAAGGTTTTAGAATTCTTCCAAAAGATGTCAAAGGAAGGAATAACATTGTCAAAGGGTGCAATGTTAGATATTATAAAAGATCCAGAACAACTTTCAGCAGCAATTGCTGCAATGCAAGATTATGAGTCTGGCGCTGCAGATGCTAGGGATAGATTAAAAGAAATAGTAGATGGACTTAATGCAATAAAAGCAAATTCAAAACTACAAGTTGCAATAGATTTTGCTACATCAAGTCCTGCAGAACAAGCAAGAACAGGTTTTGAAGCAGCACAAAAGGTTATGAAAGCCAGAAAACTTGCATACTCTAATATGACTCTTTCAGAATTACCAGGAATTACAACAGCAATAAGAACAGATAAAAAAACTGGAAAACAGGTTGGTGGACAAAATATTGGGCAGCAAGCAATGGCTACTGTGGCAGAAAGATATAAGGCTGCTGGTCTTGCAATTCCTCAAATCGGAGCAGGACAAACACTTGCATCAATTCAAAAACAAAGAGCAGCCAATGCTCAAACATTAGGGTTAGCACAACAAAGAGCAAGTCAGTTACAAGGCAATGTAAATGCTGCTCAAGATGCTTTATCTTCTGCTGAAGATGCTTTATCTGCTGCCCAAGATCGTTTAGATGCCGCTCAAGATAATTTAGAAAAAGCAATTGATAATGAAAATAAGAGAATAGACAACCTAATAAAAGCAGAAGAAGATAAGATAGATTCAATTGAAAAACAAATTAAGATTAAATATCAAGATGAAGTTGATAAATTAAATAAGGAATCTGATAAATTAAATAATGATCTTGCAATAATGGATTATCAGGCTGAATCAATTAATGAAAAATATGATAAACAATTAGAAGCATTGCAAAAAGTAAACGAAATTAATCAAGATATTGCTGCCTCACAACAGCAGCAATTAGGTTTAGCAGATGCATTATCTCAAGGTGATATAGCAGCAGCAGCAAGAGCAGCACAGGAAATGAGAGCATCAGAACAAGAAAGAATGGCAAATGCTCAGATGTCATCTCTTGAACAAGCCAGAAAGAATGAACTTAATTCTTTGCGTGGCGCAGAAACTGGAATGACCAGAGAACAAATTTCTGAAAGACAGTTCCAGATTAGTCAGGCAATTTATAAATTAGAAAATGATCCTGCAAGACTAGAATTAGAAAAACAAATCGAAACTATTAAAGCAAATATTGCTAAGATTGAAGAAGGCCGTGCTGCAGCAATTGAAAAGATAAAAATAGCAGCAGAGGCCGAACTTGCTGCTGCTAAGGCTTCTGTACTTGAGGCTGAAAAAGGAGTTACTGCTGCTCAGGCACAAGTTACTGCAGCAAAAGCAAATCTTGCCGAACAAGAAAAAATAGTAAAGAAATATCAAGATCAAGAAGATAATTTATTCCAACAGGAACAATATCTACAAAGTATAGTTGATGCAGCAGAAGACATCGATGACAGTGCTGGCATGACTTTAGAAGATTATGAAAATATGGTTATAAAGTTAGAGGCAATAGAAGGTTTAGCAGAAGCCTATGCTTTAGCAATGGAAGGTGCTGCAGCAGCAGCATCAGCATCAGATACTTCATGGACATCAATTTTAGCAACTATAAATGCAATTCCAGATAGTGTAGAAACAGAAACCATAATTAATGAAATAAGAAATATTACAGAAAACATTACAAGATATATAACAACTATAGATCTTGGTGGCTCTAGCAGTTCAAGCAGTTCTAGTAGTTCAAGTAGTTCCAGCACTAACACTGGCAATACTAATACCAACACTGGTAATACTAATACTAATAACCAAAAACAACCTGGCGCTGCCTGGATCTCAGACGGTAAAGGCGGATGGACAAAACCACCTAAACCAGTTGGAGATTATGAATGGGACGACAATAGAGGATGGGTTAAAGGTGGTACTGTAAATACAGGAAATACAGGATCTACTACTGATTCTGCAGCAGAAGCAAGATTAAGAGAAGAAGCAAGATTAAAGGCTGAAGCAGATGCAGCAGCCGCAAAAGCAGCAGCAGAAGCAAAAGCAGCAGCAGAAAAAGCAGCAGCAGAAAGAGAAGCGGAAGAAAGAGCAGCAAGAGCAGGGGCTTGGATTAATCCTTATGGCGGAATGGCATTTAGAAGTTCTGGAGGATTAATTCCAACTAAATATTTTGCAAAGGGCGGATTATCACTTGGAACAGACATAGTTCCAGCAATGCTAACTCCAGGTGAGTTTGTGATGAGTCGTTACGCAGTTGAAAATTATGGTGTAGATAAGATGAAGGCAATAAACAATGGAGACTCAGTTGGAGACTCAGTGTATAATTATAGTATTAGTGTAAATGTTAAGTCTGATGCAAACCCTGATGAAATTGCACGGGCAGTAATGAGTCACATTAAGCAGGTAGATTCAAAGAGACTTAGAGGAGCCAGAATATAATGTCAACATCATCATACATGACAGGTAGAAAAAAATATGGTAGACCACAGGCAATGCTATGGTCTGAGAACTCTGGCACATTAATTTCTGGTTTGTATATTCCAAATGGATTAGAGGTAGGCCAAGATCCAGGTTCAGAAACAGACGAATCTGTTTATAATCAATTTTTAATATTGTCTGATGATAATAGAGGTCCATTAGATTTTAATATTAAAAGAATTGAAACAAGAGAAAGAATGATTAACGGAAGAATGAGATCTTATCACATTGCCGATAAACTAACTCTATCAACTTCATGGGATATGCTTCCCTCAAGATCATACTTTACAGTTCCAGAGTTTAATCCTACAACTGGTAAGTCCCCGCATGGCGGACAAAATAATTTAGAGTACACAAGCGATGGTGGCGCAGGCGGTGTAGAAATTTTAGATTGGTATGAAAATCACCAAGGTCCATTTTGGGTCTATCTTGCTTATGATAAGTATTCTAATTTTGGAAAAGATAATGATGCTTATGCACACCTTCCACAATATAATCAATTAGTACAAATGTATTTTGCTGATTTTAGTTATAACGTTGTAAAACGTGGAAATAGTAATTTTGACTTTTGGAATATTTCGGTTACTTTGGAAGAGGTATAATGTTTCAGAATAAAGACCTAAAATTATTTTTAGAAACATCTCCAACTGTTAGAACACAGTCTGCAGTAATAGCAGAGTGGAATATGAATATTGCTAATAATATTTTTAGAATTGGAAATTATAGATATAGACCAATTGCAGAAAATTCCGAAAAATACAAACTATTGCCAAACACTTTTGACGTTAATGACATTGGAAACTTTTATACGGGAGCAACAAATTCAGATATAGTTGTTGACGGTGGAATTAGTCCTGAAGATAACGAAGAGCCATGGTTCCTATTAGCAGAAAATAAAAAGTCATCAATGCTATATTCTCTTGAGGATTGTTTTAAAAAGTTTAGACCAAGATCAGGAATTAATAAAGCAGTATATTTTCCAGGAAGAAAAATACATCACTCAAATATTAACATGGCAAATAGACCAAGGTACTATATGGCTGATAAGAATGATAACTTTAAATACTGGACATCGTTTAGATCAGATCAAGGAACACTTCGTGGTATTGCTAATAATTTTGTTAATGGTCAACATTTTATAGATGATGCTGCCCCATTTGTTGTTTATGACAATCCAGTTCCTGCAAATAGAATAGTTATTAAAATGCAAACAAATGTAGGCTCCGTAGACTTGGGTCCGTTCTCAAACTCCTCTGGCTCTTTTTCAGATCCTTTGTACGGAGATGCTAATAAAACTACTCCCGTAAAATGGAAGATTCAGTCTTTGCAGGGAAATAATTGGGTAGATATAATTAACTTTAACTCAGGAACAACAAGAAGAAGTGGCTTCCCAATAATTAGTAGTGATGGATATGTTGAACTATCTTACGGGTTAAAGGTTCCTGATAAATATCGTGATGTATTTGTTAGGGCTGAAGAGTACTCAGATGTTTCTTTTAAACCAGAAAAATCTGTTAATGGATATGCATATTTAATTAAACCAAATCCTCAAGATTTAGGCGAGTACCATATTTGGTTTAATAATCAATGGGAAATTTTTATACCAGAGTACGGTTGGTCTTTAGAAGAAGAAACTGTAGATAGACTTACAAATTTTGTAACTGATTTTGTTAGCCCAGTTAAGTTTACTTCAACCTCTGACGGTAGAGATATTTATAGAGAGTTTGAGTTTATAAAGGGACTAAGAATAGTAATTGATACAATGAACAAAGTAAATTCTACTTTTGACTTAATTGAACTATCGCCAAGACTTAGTGCAGACATTACAGATAAGGTTGTAGCCTTCAATGTATCTAAGACAGCGTCAGACTTAGGAACAAGCGGACTCCCAGTCGGTCAACTACTGGCCTCTAATGGTACATTAAATATTTTTGATTACGATAATTCATTTAACGAAAACAATACAGAAAGCATTATAAAAAATTATATATCAAACAATATACAGATAAAGTTTTATGATATTACTGTTAATGTAAATGGCTATGATTATTTTGTTCCTATTAAAACTATGTACTCAGAAGGGTTCCCAGCAATTTCACATTCTGATAAAAAAGTTGACATTAATCTTAGAGATTTATATTTTTATTTTGAATCAATTAAAGCACCAGAAATGTTAGTAACAAATGTTTCTCTTAGTTATGCCATATCATTACTATTGGATTCAGTTGGATTTTCTAATTATGTATTTAAAAGAATAGAAAATGAAAAAGAATTAATGATTCCATTTTTCTTTATTCCACCAGATAAAACTGTAGCAGAAATATTAAATGATTTAGCAATATCTACTCAAACCGCAATGTTTTTTGATGAGTACAATAATTTTGTAATGATGAGTAAAAACTATATGCTACCTTCAAATGATGAAAGACAGGTTGATACTACTTTATACGGATCAAATGATTTAGTTAAGGTTGGTCCTAAAGAAAATGTAAGTACTCAAGAAAAAATATCAAACATTATAGATATTTCATCAGAAGAAAGAAACATTTATAATGATGGAGTTATTAACTATAACACAAGATACATACAAAGATCTTATGGAAGTATAAAGCAAGCGTCTATGATTGATAATGAAGTTGCTGCAAAAAATTGGATATATAAGCCAGCCTTGCTATGGGAAATAACTGGAGATCAAAATGTTAGATCTATAAATAACGAGGTATCTAATCAATCTGCGTACAACTTATCTGCAATACCACTTAACTCTAATTTGTCAAATCAACCACCATCTGTGGTTGGGAATAGATTAACAAACAACGTAATTGATTTAGGAGAGGCTGTTTATTGGTTGGGAAGATATAATGGATATTTTTATGCCAACGGAGAAATAATTAAGTTTGATGCAGTTCAATATAGCATTCCAGGTGCACAAAAAAATATTTTAAGAGAAGAATCAGATGGCAAGTTCTCATATACTACAGAAACTGTCGGGGCAATAGGAAATGTATGGATTAGCAGTAATCAAGAATATCAAGATTACATGTCTAAACTTACCTTCAATGGAAAGATATATCCAACTGGTCTTGTAAGAATTTATGCTGAACCAAAGTACGAGGTTATTAATGGTATAACGGTTATGAAAAATGGAGACGTTGCAAGACATGGTCGTGGTCAGTTTGGTACTAACATTGTCTCCCATGATGCTGGTTTAAATACATATTGGAAAAATGATACCTATGTTCGTGGATTTAATATGCTTAGTTATAAGTTATTTGGTTTGCGCCCTGGAGATGTTTACACGCAGCAAGAAATATTAGAGGAAGATTTGTCTGTAACAATACCTGGTTCTCCAGATCCAGCAAAAGCAAAACTAAATACAAGAACTGGAGTAATTAAAAACTTTTTATCTTATTCATATTTAAATGAATCTGAAAATAATACAAATAGATCAACACAGGCAGGATCAGTTCAGTCGTCAGCACTGGTTATGACTGGGCCATCTTTCAGCCAAACAGAACCAGCGTTAGACTTTGTTTCGTATCAATACAAGTCTTTGGATAATAAATACAAGCATTTTGGTACAAGAATGCGTATTATCGGAAAGGTAGAAATAGGAGACACAAAGGAACAAACACCAGTTAACGCAGTTTCATATTATGTATTATCTGGAACACAGCCAAACCAGCAATTAAATATTTCTGGAGGGTCTGGAGGAATAGCGGTTATGATAAATCCAGATACAAATGTAGGATATTATTTTGAAATTGTTGCACTAACAGAAAAAAATGTAAGCGAATATTCTTCTGATGTAGACAATATACATAACGTAATTTTTTATAAAGTTAAAACTGATTCAAATGGAAAAGCAGTTCCAATAAAGTTATGGGGTGGACTAAGCAACATTATCATTGATGATGGTAAGTTTACTGGACAGGCAAGAATGATGGGAGAGCAAAATCCAACTGTGTATGATCTTGCTGTAGAGTATCAGGACATTGGCTCCGTAAGAAGATTTTATTTATACATTAATAATAACCTGGTTAAGATTGTAGATGATCCAAGACCATTGCCAGTATACAATAACATTGCATTATTTGTGCGTGGTGGTTCAAAGTGTATGTTTGAAAATGTATATGCACTTGCTAATAACTATAGCCAAAATACATCTTTTTCTTTAGAGACTCCAGTCGCATCAGCATTTGGCGATGAGCATATTGATGCAAACGAATCATTTAGAAAATATGCTATGTCTGGAATGGTGCAGTCAACATACTTATCAGGAATAAATACTGGTCAACCACCATCATTTAATATTTATTTTGATGAGTTCGGAACTATTATGAGAGAGGCAGCGTATCTAAAAGTTAAATATGATAAGGCCTACCCAGCAATATATGCACAACTGTCTCCTACCTTTAATAGAATAAAAGGTTACACGGTATCTGGTTTTAAAGCAGGATCTTACGGGGCAGAATTTTTAATATTCAATGCAACAGATACCTCAATCAATCTTGACGAAACAAGCGGTAACTATCTTAGAATACAAGGCATAGCCTTTACTCAAGAATCTAACAATCAACTTACCGTTGATTCTTATTTTGCTAAAAATGCTAACTTCTCAGATCCAGTTATTGGAAAAGATGGAACAATAGTTTCTCCTTTAAAGGCTGCAATAGACTATGACAAAATAAAAACTAGTAGGCTCACCTACGGCAAAAAAGAATTTTCACTAGACCCAGTCTATGTTCAATCTAACGATGATGCAAACGAATTAATGAGTTGGGTTATTAATAAAATTTTAAGACCAAGAAAAAATGTCGGGGTAAAAATATTTGCTAATGCAACTATTCAATTAGGAGACTTAGTAAACATATCATATAAAGATAATAGTGGAACTGATATAATAGCATCTGAGGATACTAAGTTTGTTGTATATCACATAGAGTACAATAAAAACAATGATGGCCCAGAGATGACTATTTATATGAGTGAGGTTTAATATGACTACTAGTAGCACACCCAATCTTCCTTCATCCAGCCCAACCCCGAAACCAAAAACTTCAGATGTCAAAAGTGCTACACCAGATATTATTCTATTTGACGATGAGTCAACGCCAATAGAAATAATGACAGACCTAATATTTGAAAACATAGGTGGACAAGAATTAATAAATATATTAAGATCCGACATTATTAATGGTCAGAATGTGACTTATCAACCTATTAAAAATTTAACCAACTTATACTTTCAGTATAACCCACAAAATATTTTAGCACTACAAGATACAGATTTTAACTATTTTAAAAAATTCCCAATTAACTTTTCGAGCAAAGTTCCTATATGTGGTACTGGACCAGACTGCTCAATAGTATATATAGAGGCAGAAACTGGCAATCTGGTTATTAATGTCGTAAATATGGCTAGGGATGAGCAGGTTGAAGTTTCTATAATTTCTGACGGGGTTGTATTAGATGATACAATATATGAGGTGTAATTATGATTACTAACATAGGAAAAGGCATATTAGCCAAGTATTTGATAGGTCAGGCTCCCGCCTATGCCTCATATATAGCAATTGGTTGTGGATCAAAGCCACTGGCAAGCAATCAGCCTTTTGGAGATTATTCCTCAAAAAAATCTTTAGACTTTGAAATGTTTAGAGTACCAATTACTTCAAGAGGATATGTTAATGAAGGCGGAGTAAATAAGATTGTTTTAACAGCAGAACTTCCTACAGACGAAAGATATGAAATTTCAGAAGTAGGAATATATTCTGCAGGCGCCAATCCATCGGCTGGAGCATACGACAGCAGATCCCTTTTTGCTTTTACTGTAAACGAAAACTGGGAATATCATAATCAAACATCTGCAACAGAATTGCCAGTAGTTTACGAACCACTGGACGGCATTAATCAAGATAACGTTATTAATCAAACCTATGAAGCATTTCAGACTAACTCTGACAATAGATTATTTACTAATACAGACAGAATTTCAAGATATGAAAGAGCAAGGTTTTATAATAATATAGTTATGCTTAGAGGAGATATTTCAGACTTAGAATTATCTGGAGAACATCTATCTATTAATGCTGGATCAAATCACATACACTTACTAGGAACAGCATTAGATTTTAATCAAAATGCTCCTACCGATGAAATTAAACTAGCATTTAGTATTATCAATAAAGATCCAGATCCATCTATTGTCCCAGATGAGGTAAGAATATTATTAGAGTTTGGAGAAAGCGATACTGCTGGTGTTGGAGAATGGGCTAGATTTGAAATTGTAATGTCTGATGATGATTATGATTTTGCAAATCAAAGATATTATGTAATTACAAAACAATTACAAGAATTATATAAGAGCACTGGTTTTACATGGAACAATGTAAGTATTATTAAAATATATTCTTCCGTAATAAAAAATGGATCGCCTTCTGAAGATTTTTATGTAGGCTTAGACGCAGTAAGATTTGAAAATGTATCAACCACTAATCCAATATATGGACTTACTGGCTATACTGTATTAAAAAATACAAATGCAGAAACTATTGTTAAGGCAGCAAATACAAGTAATTATATTGAATTTAGGTTTGCCATGGATGTGCAATAATGAGTACGCCAGATCAAGGTATAAAAAAGATTATAATTCCAAAGTCTGAACTTCCAGGATTTTTAGGCAAAAAATTTATAGACGAAAATGGTGATTTATTAGAGATAAATAAATATATACTAAGATATAGATTTATATCAGAGGATAAAAATAGAACATCACATTGGTCTCCAGCATACAAGATTAACGCTCAAGATACAGCACAAGAAATTTTAAACAGCATGATAGTAAACACAAATGATAAAATTATAAACCTAGTTTGGCAACCACAAAACAATGTTTCAGAATACCATATCTATGTTTGGTGGAATAATGATTTAGACGAAAACGGCGATCCAGATTGGCAGTATTATGCTGCAACAACAAGCACTAATTATTCTATCGTGTATCCTACATCAAAAACATACGTTAAGGTTGCGGTTCAGGTCAAGACTATACCACTACAAAGATTTGTGTCTGCAACATTATTTGAAAACGAGGGTAGTCTGATATAATTAGACAGGAGGAATAATGGCAAAAATACCATCACCAGAACCAGGGCAACCAATAGATGTATCTTATATAGATCAAATAGTTCGTGCTATCAATGATTTATCTGTTCAAGTTTCACCTGCTATATATAAATATGTTACAGTAGATGTTCCAAAATTTCAGTCACAAAGTGCAAAAATATCAGAGACAAGAATAATTGCGGGATACGTTGATGTTGTTAAAAGCAGCAATCAAAGCGTAGGAAGTCAGCAATCTTTTTCTTATCAATTTAAACCAGAATTTAAATATCCACCAATTGTTACTGCCACACCAATTAATATAGGTGCAACAGAGGCTGGTAAAAATGTAACAGTTGTTTTAAAAGAGCCTACGACATCAAGAGTAGATGGAGTAGTTAACTTCAACTCACCTGGAGAGGTCTCCATAGGTGTTAATTTAATTATTGTTGGTATACCTAATTAATGATAACATGCAAAAAATGTTCAAGAAAAATGATGATAGACAGAATTTACAACTCTGTTTCTCATTTAGAAATTTATTGTTTAATGTGTGGATCAAGAAAGTTTTTTCATCCGCCGTCTGATTCGGAGGAAGGTAGATGGCTACTCGCAAAGGAAATAGAACGAGCGAAGAATACAATGTCGCTCCTGTAATACCAGGAAATAAAAAGGTATGGTTTTTAAATAATGACCTTGTTAGGATTGTGCATTATAACAGATCTAATGGCATTATGTCAATATATAATATAACAAAAGATAGATTAGAAAGTTGTTTGATTAGTGATTTTAAAACTAAAAGAGAACGAGCATATACTGTAGGAGAAACTGCTGATCTTGTTAATAGACATAAAAAGTATATGCCTTCACTAATGAAGCGTGGTGTTATTCCATTCCCTACTGGATCTCAAAAAGGCGGGGCACGTGGATGGCAAGTAAGATCATACTACGCTGAGTCGCAAGTAAAAGAGATACGTGATATACTGGCTACGTATCATATTGGTAGGCCAAGAAAAGATAATTTAATAACAAACGATATTACTCCCACAAAGGCTGAGTTGACGAGACGAATGGGAGATGGTATACTTACATATACGAAGACTGAAGATGGTAGATTTATACCAATTTGGTCAGAATCAATATAATAGAAGGGTATGAAATGGAAGACACTAAAGTATCAGTAACACTTGGATACACATTAAATCTTGGAAACTTTCAGTCACTAAGGATAGATCTTGGTGTTGTAGACTCAAAGCGTGATGCTGAGAATACAGATCAAGCATTTGAGCGTGTGTATAAGTTTGTTGAAGATAAACTAGCAGCAAAAATCTCAGAAGCAAAGGTTGAACTAGAAGAAAGCAATTAGTGTGACAGACAAACAGAAGCGACTGGCTCTGTTGAGTAGGTTTGATAAACACTATAAGTTTAAACTAGGACAGAAGCCACAGTATAATAAGTGGATTGAGCAGTGGTCTGCTGATGCCCTTATAGAGTCATACACTATTGAAGTTTGCTATGACTTATTAGAATATTATTTTGATGTAACAGAAAACCCCACATGGAATCATTTTGCTTATGTGGCACATGATATACTGGAAGCAAAAGAACAGTATGCTAAAGATATAAAAGAACGAGCAGAACGTAGAAAAAAGGCTAAGGAGTGGTTGAGTGAATAATACAGAGTCAAAACTAATCTCAGCCGTGCTACAAGATAAGCAAGCGCATGTTTTGCTCCAGGCTAATATAGAAAATATTCTAACAACGCATGTAGATGTTTGGCAGTTTATCAGAAAATATTATGAAGCAAATGCTACCGTTCCACCAACAGAATTAGTTGTAGAAAAGTTTAGAGACTTTGAACCCATAAGCGGTGTTGGCGCAACCAAGCATCACCTTGAAGAGTTGCAGGCAGAATATTTAACAAATAGTTTAAAAGATATTATTAGATCTGCAGCAACAGATGTTCAGGGTGGACAGGGACTAGATGCGCTAGAATCTTTAATTACAAAAACTGCAGAACTTAGAAAAAATACAGCAGCCATTCGTGATATTGATGTAACAGACTTAGACTCTGCTGTTGCATACTTTGAAAATCTTAAGAAACAACAAGAGGCTGGTGCATTAGGAATTAAGACTGGCCTTCCAGGATTTGATAACTACCTTCCTTCTGGAATCATGCCAGGGCAGTTAGGAGTCTTCCTTGCATATCCAGGCATAGGAAAGTCGTGGTTGTCTCTCTATTTCGCTGTACAGGCCTGGAAACAGGGTCGTAGCCCAATGATCATAAGCCTTGAAATGTCTGAGGTAGAAGTTCGTAATCGTGTATTTGCAATTATGGGAGAGGGCGTTTGGTCTCATAGAAAGTTAAGTGCTGGTCAGGTTGAGATGGATATGCTTAAGTCTTGGCATACAAAGCATGTTACTGGAAAGCCAGAGTTTCATATTATCTCTAACGATACTGGGGGAGATATTACTCCATTAGTGCTACGAGGAAAGATTGATCAATATAAACCAGACTTTGTTATTGTTGACTATTTACAATTGATGTCTCCTAATCAAAAGTCAGATAATGAAACTATTCGTATGAAGAATTTGTCTCGTGAACTCAAACTTATGGCTATTGCAGAAGAGGTACCAATTATTGCTATTTCATCTGCTACACCTGATGACGTTACTAAACTTGAAACCGTGCCAACCCTTGGTCAAACTGCATGGTCAAGGCAGATTGCTTATGATGCAGACTGGGTGCTTGCGCTGGGTAGAGGAAATAATAGCGATATTATTGAATGCGTATTTCGCAAGAACCGTAATGGTTTTATGGGAGAATTCTTAGTTCAAGCCGATTTTGACAAGGGATACTATAGGTATAAGGATTATGAAGATAAGTCAGTATAATATGCTCCATGGAGACATTTCCACACAGGGCTATAAAGCGATTTGGTCTGGATGGGATCATAGTAGATGATTCAGCCATATACAGATTGCAGCAAGACTACATCAGATTACTCGTATCAGAGATGCGATTATCTGGGTATGCCCCAAGATTTGACATTAACCCAGAGTTTACACTATCATATAATGAACAAAAAAACTATTTTGAGTTTGCATTAAGCGTATATGGAATATATGTTGGGAGAAAAAAGGTAGAATGGATATTAGGGATAGACGGAACCAGACCAATTTATACACAGCCAGCCAAGTTAAAAGAGTACTCTCAGGATCTGGCGTAACTGTAGAAAAAGAAGCAGAGTCCGAATACATAGTATTTTGTCCATTTCATTCTAATCATAGAACACCTGCTGGAGAAATAAATAAATATACAGGACTATTCTTTTGTTTTTCTTGTGGAAAGACTGCAGACTTAATAGAGTTGGTCATGCATTTTTCAAATAGAACATACTTTGAGTCTGTTAGATTTATCAAAAGCAAGGAAGTTGAAACAGATATTTTATCTGAAGTTAATTCTAAGTTAGTAGAAAAAGAAGAATGGACAGAGTTCGATATATCTGTAGTCCAAAGGCTACATGAACAGGCATTGTCATCAGAACGAGCAAAAGAATATTTCATTAAGAGAAAGATTACAAAAGAGTCTGTAATAAAATTTAAACTTGGATATTCTGAAACCCAAGACATGGTTTGTATACCAGTGCATAACAATGAAGGCTTATGTGTTGGATTTGTCGGTAGGTCTATTGAAGGAAAAGATTTTAAGAATACCCCCAAACTTCCTAAATCAAAGGTATTATTTAATTTAAATAAAGTTAAAACAGCATCAAAGGTTTATGTGGTTGAATCTTCTTTTGATGTAATCAGATTAGATCAAGTTGGATTTCCAGCAGTCGCCACCCTTGGCGCCAATGTGTCTTCCAAACAAATAGATTTGCTTCAAAGGTACTTTAGTGATATAATAATTATTGCTGATAACGATGAGGCAGGCGGTAACATGAAAGAACGAATAATCGAAAGATTAGACGGAAATGTTACTGTAATTAACTTAGATAAACAATATAAAGATATAGGCGATATGGACGATACGTCAATAAAGAAACTAGAGTATCAGTTTGACAAATCAATACTGTCTATGCTAAAATAGAAAAAACAAGGAGAAATAATGAATAAAATAGTAGGACTAAAGAATATAAATGCTTTACTTGATAAGAAGACAGATGAGAACGGCCCAAAGGTTCGTTGGCTTAAGTTGGCTGATGGACAGGCAGTTAAGATTCGTTTTATTGAAGAACTAGACGAAGACTCTGCAAACTATAGCGAAAAGCGTGGTTTAGCGTTTGTCGTCAAGGAACACACAAATCCAAAAGACTATAAGCGTAAGGCTGTAGATACTATGGACACAGAAGGCCGTGACTGGGCTGAAGAAATGTACCGCAAGGATCCAAAGGGTAACAGTGGATGGCGTGGTCGTCTACGTTTCTATTGCAATGTTTTGGTAGATGATGGCATCGAAGATAAGCCTTATGTTGCAATTTGGTCAATGGGTATTAGTAAGCAGTCATCGTTTAATACTATTCGTGAGTATGCGCTTGAAACAGGAAGCATCTCAAATCTAACATGGAAGTTAAAGCGTAATGGTCAGGGAACTGAAACATCTTACACTTTGATTCCTTCGGCTCCAGATAAGGAACCGTTTAATTGGGAAGGTATTGAGCCATATGCACTAGAGAAAGCATTGCGTCGTGTTCCATATGCGGAACAAGAAGCATTCTATCTTGGCTTTGACTCTCCTTCATCTACATCAGCGACGAATATCGACTGGTAATAGATGAATTACGTACCACTACACTTACATACCCACTTCTCTTTATTCGATGGTATTGGGTTGCCATCTGAATATGTAGATCGAGCAAGCAAACTGGGTATGCCTGCGATTGCGATTACAGACCATGGCTCCCTTTCTGGCCACAGAGAAATGTATCGTGTTGCTAAAGCAAGTGGTATCAAGCCTATTCTTGGCATAGAAGGTTATATGTGTGAAGATCGCTTTGACCAAAGAGATAAAGCAGATCGCACTACTCCACTAGACATGGTTTATAATCATATAATTCTTCTAGCCAAGAACAAGGTTGGTTTAGAAAATTTAAATAAATTAAATGAGATTGCGTGGACAGAAGGATATTATAAAAAGCCAAGAATTGACTTTGAAGTTCTTGCAAAATATAAAGAAGGAATCATAGTTTCTTCTGCATGCCCAAGCGGTATTATTGCTAAGTCAATTGAACTTGGTGAACTTGGTATGGCAAAGAAATATATTAAGTGGTTTAAAGAACAGTTTGGTGATGACTATTATCTAGAGGTTATGCCACACAATGATGAGTCAATCAATAGAACAATATTGATGCTTGCTGATGAGTTTAAGGTTAAGCCAATTGTAACCCCAGATTGCCACCATGTAGATTCTTCACAAAAAGAAATACAAGAGTTAAAGTTAATCTTAAATACGTATTCTAATAAGATTCAAAAGGATGCTACATACGAGAAGTCAAAAAAACAAGGCGACCTTATGAAGCGTTTAGATTATTTATACGGTGCAGATAGACAGATGTCATTTAATAAGTTTGATATTCATCTTCTTTCATATGAAGAGATTCAGGCTGCTATGGAAAAGCAGGCGGTATGGAGAACAGATATTTATGAAAATACTATAGATCTTGCTAATAAGATTGAAGACTATGATATTCAGGATAACCTTAATCTACTTCCAGTTCAATATAAGAATCCAGACAAACAATTAAAAGAATTGGCTATGACTGGTTTGGCAGAAAAAGGTCTCGATAAAAATCAAGAATATCTTGATAGGCTTGAAGAAGAGTTAACTGTTATTCAGGATAAAAAGTTTGGTCCATATTTCCTTGTTGTTCAGAGTATGATTTCCTGGGCAAAGAAAGAAGGAATCATGGTAGGTCCAGGTCGTGGTTCTTCTGCTGGATCATTGCTTTGTTATGCCCTTGGAATTACAGACATAGATCCATTAAAGCATGGGCTTTTATTTTTCCGCTTTATTAATCCTGAGCGTAATGACTTTCCAGATATTGATACAGACATTCAAGATTCTCGTCGTGATGAAGTTAAAGATTATCTCGTTAGGCAGTATAAACATGTTGCATCTATTGCAACATTTCTAGAATTTAAAGATAAGGGTGTTGTGCGAGATGTTGCTCGTGCATTAAATATTCCGTTAGTAGATGTTAATAAAGTTTTGAAGTTAGTGGATACTTGGGATGAGTACTGCACATCAAAAACTACTGCATGGTTTAGAGAGAAATATCCAGAGGTGGAGCAATATGGAGAACAACTTCGTGGTCGTATTAGAGGTACTGGTATTCACGCTGCTGGTGTTGTCACTAGCAAAAATCCTATTTTTAGGTACGCACCGATGGAGACACGTAATTCCCCTGGTTCTGATGAGCGCATTCCTGTTGTGGCAGTTGACATGGAAGAGGCTGAAAAAATTGGCCTCATCAAGATCGACGCACTCGGACTTAAAACACTAAGTGTTATTAATGACACAATTAAGATAATTAAAGAGCGAGAAGGCACAGATATTGATTTACTTAAGATAGATATGGGTGATCAAAAGGTATACCAGATGCTTTCTGAAGGCTACACCAAAGGTGTGTTTCAGTGTGAAGCAACCCCATATACAAATCTTCTTATAAAGATGGGTGTAAAAAATCTAGCAGAATTGTCTGCTTCAAATGCTCTTGTACGTCCAGGTGCAATGAATACGATTGGAAAAGACTATATTGAAAGAAAGCACGGTAGACAAGCAGTAAATTATTTACATCAAACAATGAAACCATTCACAGAAGAAACATATGGGTGTATCCTATACCAAGAGCAGGTCATGCAGGCCTGTGTTCAACTTGGAGGTATGTCTTGGTCTGAGGCTGATAAGGTTCGTAAGATCATTGGTAAAAAGAAAGATGCTAGAGAGTTTGATGCGTTTCGTGATCGTTTTGTTGATGGTGCTTCTAAGTTTATTAGTCCTAATCAGGCTCGTGATTTATGGCATGACTTTGAGGCGCATGCGGGTTATTCGTTCAACAAGTCTCATGCGGTTGCTTATTCTACGCTCTCGTATTGGACGGCATGGCTAAAGTATCACTATCCAATTGAGTTTATGTACTCACTACTTAAAAATGAAAGGGACAAAGATGCGAGAACTGAATATCTTATTGAAGCGAAGAGAATGGGTATTAGCATTAAACTACCTCATATTAACGATTCGGATATTGATTTTAAAATTGAGGGTAAGGGTATTCGGTTTGGATTGTCGGGGATCAAGTTTATCTCTGATAAGATTGCAGAACGATATATATCGGCACGACCTTTTAAGTCTTTCGAAGAAGTTAAAACCTTTACATTTACGAAAGGTAATGGAGTCAACAGCAGAGCATTAGAAGCACTAAGAATTATTGGTGCTGCTACATTTCCAGATAATCCAAGAAATGATAATGAGATTCGTGAAAATCTTTATGAGTATTTAGGATTGCCTGAATTTACTCAAACAGTTCCATCACACTTTCATGCTTTTATTAATCCAGTAGAAGACTTTGAGGAAAAAGGATCCTTCATTCTTATGGGAATGGTAAAGGGTATAAAGCGTGGTAAGGGTTGGAGTCGTGTAGAAATATTAGATAAAACTGGAAGTATAGGAGTGTTTGATGAAGAACAAACTACAATTGAGGCTGGACGAAGTTATATTGCACTCTGTTCTGATAATAGAATTGTGTCTGCTGTTCCTGTAGATGAAATTAAAAATTCTGATGCAGCATTAGTTAAGTTTTTAAATTACAGGATGTTGCCTTATAAGGATGAAGAGTTATTTGTGGTATCATTTAAACCAAGGATAACGAAAGCAGGGAAAAAGATGGCATCTTTAACTTTAGCAGATACGTCAAGAGAACTGCATTCTGTAACTGTATTTCCAACAGCCTTTGCAAAAGCATATATGAAAATTGAAGAAGGCCATGCATATAAATTTGAGTTTGGTAAAACCAAAGATGGAACCGTAATATTGGAGGATGTAAATGTCGGTTAGCGTTGAAGATGTATTAGCACAACTTAATCCTAAGTTAAGAAAGAATATCTTGGTAGGAGATGAGGTGCCAAAGACTGAATACGCAGCAACACCAAGTTACGGACTTAATCGTGCTCTAAATGGTGGGTTGCCTTATGGTCGTCAGGTATTAATTTGGGGATCAAAGTCATCTGCTAAGTCATCTTTATGCTTGCAGACAATTGCATTAGCGCAGGCAGAAGGAAAAATTTGTGCTTGGATCGACGCTGAAATGTCATATGATAAAACATGGGCAGAAAAATTAGGAGTAGATACATCAAAGTTGATTGTCTCTCAAGCCAGAACTATTAATGAAATGGTAGACGTAGGTGTTAATCTTATAGAGGCTGGTGTAGATATTATTGTTGTTGATTCTATTACATCTTTATTGCCTGCTATTTATTTTGAAAAAGATTCTACAGAATTAAAACAACTAGAAAATACAAAACAGATTGGCGCAGAGTCACGAGATTTTAGCAACGCTTGGAAGATGCTTAATTATGCAAATAACAAAGTAAAGCCAACACTATTAATTCTAATATCACAATCTAGAAATAATATTAACGCAATGTACACAAGCCAACAACCAACAGGTGGACAGGCTACTAAATTTTATTCTTCTACTGTTGTTAAGTTGTTTTCGTCTGAATCAGATAATCAAGCATTGAAAGGAAAAATATATGTTGGTGACAAGGCTATTGAAGAAAAGGTTGGTAGAAAGGTTAGATGGGAACTACAGTTTTCTAAAACCAGTGCTGCTTTTCAGTCTGGTGAATATGATTTCTATTTTAGAGGCGATAACCTGGGCATTGATGGGGTCGCTGATCTTGTTGACACTGCTGAATTAGTTGGAATTGTAGAACGTACAGGAGCGTGGTATTTGTTGCCAGATGGCTCTAAGGTGCAAGGTAGAGAAGGATTTGTTAATAGAGTAAGAGAGGATCTTGATCTACAAGAAATGATTAAGGCTAAAATTAGTGGATAAGTATTCAATCTATGAAGGAAAATTTCCTTGTAGGTCTTGTAAAAAAGAAGTCAAAACTATTAGAATCTATTCATCAACTGGAATGGCATCTTGGATGTGTTCTGATAAACATTTATCCGAAGTTCAGTTATTTAAAGTTGGATATAAAAAGGTTAAAAAGTATGAGTGAAAAGAGCGAGAGTAAAAGAATAGGTGCAAAGCAGCATAAAAATTCTGGTAGAAATACAAAGAAAGGCGATGCCACTTGGGAAAATTTTACGGTAGATTTTAAGGAGAACTCAAAATCTTTTACGCTAAATCAGGATGTTTGGGCAAAGGCAACTACGGATGCTATTAGAAATGGAAATGACCCAGCCATTGTAGTGGTGCTTGGCGAGGGCAGTAAGAAAACTAGACTTGCTATAATAGAGTTAGAACTACTAGAACAGATGGTGAAAAATGAACACAACAGATCAGCATAGTAATAAAACAACAATAGAGATGATTAATGGTTTGTCAGAAATAGCAGACTATATGGAGGATGAAGAGTTAACCACTGCTCTTACCTTTATAGCAAAATTAATACTAAAGCCAGATGTACCAATGAATGTGGCTACAGTTGAGATAGTAAGGCTACAGGCTATAGCAGCCAAGATGGCTTTTAAGGCAACATGGATGGCTAATGTGGACAAGTCAGACAGAGGAAAGAAAAATATTTACTATACAGCAGCAGAGTCTATTAATAATCTTGTGTCTGCTCTCAAATACATAACTCGATGATATCTGATATAATTAACTTAAACAAAGGAATATAATGGCAAAAAATTTATTAAAACAAGTAATGGTAAAAAATCAAGAAGCCGAAAAGCATTCTGTAGTAGAAGACGCATCATTTATTGAAGGGCTTATAGAAAAAATAGAGTCTGGATATATGACTAAGACTAAGCCAAAGTTTACTAAAAAACAAAACTTCTCTGCTTCTGGTCTAACCTATGGTGCAGGTGAATGTCCAAGATATTGGTACCTGGCTTTTGATGGAGCCGTACATTATGATAATTCAGATGCATACGGAGTTGCTAACAGAACTAACGGAACTTATGGACATAATAGAATTCAAGAAGCAATTAAAAATGCTGGGCTATTGGATGAAGACATGGAGTGGGATCCTATAGATCGAAAGTATGAAAAGCAAACACATCCTTCACTTGAGTTCCGTGCTAGAGTAGAAAATCCTCCATTCGATGGTTATGGTGATGTTATGCTAAATCATAATGGTGAGAGAATTATAGGTGAAATTAAAACTGTAGGAAATGACGACTTTGAATACAAAAAGATGAGAGGTAAAGCAAAGAAGGCTCATCTAATGCAATTGTTAATGTATATGAAAATTTGGAAAATTGGCAAGGGAGTAATGATATATGAAAATAAAAACAATCATCAGTTATTAACTTTGCCAGTAACAGTAAACGATCATTACCGTCGGTGGGTAGACCAGGCATTTGATTGGATGAAGGTAGTTCGCAAGTCTTGGGAAGACAGGCAGTTACCAGAAAAACCATATAGATCAAATTCAAAGATTTGTAAGGTTTGTCCAATTCAAAAGGCATGCGCTGAAGCAGAGACAGGGGTAATTAAAATTAAACCTCTGGAGTTGCTAGAAGATGAAAAGTTGTAGATGGTGCGATCACACTTTTGAATCAGAAATATCTTATCAGATATATTGTTCAGAAAAATGTAGAGAGCAAGCCACTAAAGAAAAAATTGCACAAAGATATATTCAGACCAGGCGACAAAAACGCAAGGGAAAGAATAGGCTTTGTAAGCAATGTGGAGAAAAGTTATCTATATATAATGACGAACCACTGTGCAACAAATGTGTAATTAATCCAAGTGATGTTAAGAAAGCACTAAAACAAGTAAAGGGATTGTCAAATGACAAAAGCAAAAGAAGCAGATAGATACTCATTTGACATGCCATCTAAAGTTCCTGGTGTAATTTGTTCAATAGATGCAAGCACTAATAATCTTGCTTTTGCAATTTATTCATATAAAAATTTAGATTGTTATGGCAAAATAACTTTTGAAGGCAGAGACATCTATGAAAAAATAACAGATGCCTGTAAAAAATCTAAAGCATTATTTGATTATTATAATTTAGTAGAGGCTGTTGTTATTGAGCATACTGTCTTTATGAATAGTCCAAAGACTGCAGCAGATCTTGCCTTAATTCAAGGGGGCATACTTGGTGGAGCAGGATTGGCTGGAATTAAAGTAATAGGAAAGGTATCACCTATAACATGGCAGAACTACCTTGGTAATAAAAGATTAACCAAGGAAGAACAAATTAAGATAAGATCTTCTAATCCAGGGAAATCAGATTCCTGGTATAAAGCATATGAAAGAGAATTTCGTAAACAAAGAACAATAAGATTATTAGATGTTATTTATAGTAAAAAGATTGATGATAATGATGTAGCAGATGCCTGTGGCATAGGTCATTGGTCAATAAATAACTGGGATAAGGCTATTGGGGTTGACAAGGAGTAGTCATGGGTGCTAAACTATATACAAATGAACTATGGCTAAAAAAGAGATATCATATTGATAAAAAATCTCCAGAAGACATAGCAAAAGAATGTGGGGTAAGTGTGGAAACTGTTTATGTATACCTTGCTAAATTTGGATTAAGGAAGTCAAAGAGATGAGTTTGAATCCAGTATTTAATGACATGAGTCGTTTTAAGTGTGAAGATCTATACCTATTAACAGCAGGCACATCTGCTGGTAAAGAAATATGGGAGTCATGCCATGAAATAGCACACATGCTAATTAAGAAAAATATAGCATATGGAAATTCAGCATTAGAGCCTGTTCGTATTTTTAGTAAGGCGGACGCAAGAGAACAGTTGCATGTTAGGATTGATGATAAGTTAAGCAGAATAATGCGTGGTACATCATATGTTGGCGATAACGATATTGATGATTTAATTGGTTATCTTGTTTTGCTTAAAATAGCAAAAGCAAAAGAGTTAGGATATCAGGAGGACTACGGACTTGTCGACTGAAGAAGATTTAATTAAGCATCTTGACGAAATTAATACAGTTGTAGGAGAATACCTAAAAGGTAATGATGCAACAAAAATTTCAAAAGATCTTGCTATTCCAAGAACTCGTGTAGTTCAACACATAAATGAGTGGAAAGTAATGGCATCAGCCAATGATGCTATTCGTGCTCGTGCAAAAGAGGCTCTCGCAGTTGCGGATACACATTATAATAAATTAATTGCAAAGTCTTATGAGGTAATTGATGAGGCATCTCTGACAAATAACCTTGGAGCAAAAACACAAGCAATTAAACTTGTTATGGATATTGAGTCAAAAAGAATTGATATGTTGCAGAAAGCAGGCTTGTTAGAAAATAAAGAACTGGCAGAAGAAATGTTACAGATAGAAAAGAAACAAGATGTTTTGATGGCTATCCTTCGTGACATTGCTTCAGAATACCCACAGATTCGTGATGAGATTATGCGTAGACTTTCAGAAGTTGCCAAGAAAGATGAAGTGATTACAATTGTCCATGATGTTTGATGATTTTCTTGAGGCATTAAAAGATAATCATTTTGAAGAAACTCCAGTAGATGCAAAAACTTTTGTTGAGTCCCCAGATTATTTAGGGCAGCCAGGACTGTCGACAATTCAATATGACATTGTTGAGGCTATGAGTCAGATTTATCGTAAAGAAGATCTTCAGAATATTATGGGCGAAGAGGAAGGTGCAAGATATTATGAAAAATACACAAAGAACGAAATTATTCTTCAACTTGGGAAGGGCAGTGGGAAGGACTTTACCTCTACTGTTGCTTGTGCTTATATTGTATATAAGTTATTATGTCTCAAAGACCCTGCAAGATATTTCGGAAAACCAAGTGGAGATGCAATAGATCTTATCAACGTTGCTATTAACGCACAACAGGCTAAGAATGTTTTCTTTAAAGGCTTTAAAACTAAGATTGAAAAGTCGCCTTGGTTTGCTGGCAAGTATGAGGCAAAGGTAGACTCAATCGGTTTTGATAAATCTATTACAGTTTATTCTGGACACTCTGAGCGTGAGTCTCATGAGGGTTTAAATCTTTTGCTTGCAGTTCTTGATGAGATTTCTGGTTTTGCTTCTGAGGTTGCAACAGGAAATGAACAAGGAAAGACTGCTGATAATATCTATAAAGCGTTCCGTGGTTCTGTAGACTCTCGTTTCCCCGATCTTGGCAAGGTGGTTCTTCTTTCATTCCCACGTTATAACGGAGACTTTATTTCTGAGCGGTATGAAGCAGTAATTGCTGACAAAGAAGTTGTATCAAAGAATCATAAGTTTATAATTAATCCACTGTTACCAGAAGATGATAAAGATAATTGGTTTGAGATATCCTGGGATGAAGATCACATTAAGTCATATAAATATCCTGGAGTGTTTGCACTCAAGCGTCCGACATGGGAAGTCAATCCTACTCGTAAAATAGATGATTTTAAGATTGCTTTTATGACAGATCTTGGAGATGCTATGATGCGTTTTGCCTGTGTTCCTACTTATGCCTCTGACGCATTTTTTAAGCAAGCAGATAAGGTTCGTGCTTGTATGACGATTAGAAATCCTCTGGATCAATTCAGAAGATTTGAAGAAAACTTTAAGCCAGACCCAGATAAAGTTTATTATGTTCATGCTGACCTTGCACAAAAGCATGACAAGTGTGCTGTAGCAATTGCACACGTTGAGAAATGGGTAAATGTTCAGGTCATTAAGGATTACGAACAAATATCTCCTATAGTTGTTGTTGATGCCGTAGCATGGTGGGAGCCAAAGGTAGAGGGTCCAGTAAACCTATCTGAGGTAAAACAATGGATACAAAATTTACGTAGACTTGGTTTTAACATAGGGCTAGTCACGTTTGACCGATGGCAGTCATTTGATATTCAAAATGAATTACAGGCGGTAGGCATTAGAACGGAGACAGTATCTGTAGCAAAAAAGCATTATGAAGATATGGCAATGCTTGTATATGAGCAAAGATTGGTAATGCCTGCTGTTGAACTCTTGTTCGAAGAATTAACAGAACTTAAGATTATGAAAAATGATAAGGTAGACCACCCTCGCAAAAAATCTAAAGACCTTGCAGACGCAGTTTGCGGTTCTATCTTTGGTGCGATATCCTATACACCAAGGGACCAAAACCTTGAAGTAGACATCCATACCTTCCGTGGACAGCCTCGTAGAGTTGACACGCTCCCTGAGAACGTGATACAATATAAACCTAGTCAAATAGAAGAGATTCAAGACTATTTGGATAGATTAAAAACAATATAAAAACAAAATGAATAATAAAAGGAGAAAAATGAATTCATTTAAGAAGATCGCCCTTGTCATGGTTGCAGCCTTGGCATCGAGCACACTCGTAGTGACACCTGCAAGTGCCAATACCGTTTCAGTAGACGTAACAACTGAAGTATCTGGTTCTGGTACAGCAGCCTCACCATTCACAGTAAAGGTTCCTTCTGACAACGTAGTAAGCGTTGCAGATACCACAACTGCAACAAACAACGAAGCACTTCTTATCACCGCTACAGTAGTTGCTGGAACACCAGTAACATTTACTGCAGTAGGTGCTAACACACGCCTCGTATCTGCAATTGGTTCAACAGTAAATGCATCTGCTGGATCATCATCAATTACAGTAACGCCTGCTTCAACAACAGCGACTGTATATGCATATACAACAAGTACTGCTGCTTCTGCTGTTACAATTTCTGTAACTGGTGCAGCAACAACAATCTATCTTAAGGGTGTTGCAGGTCCTGCATACGATCTTAAGATGTCAATCCCTGCTTCAGGAAATATTTCTGGCAAGGTAACTGCAACTCTTGATGTAGCAGATATTTTCGGCAACGCTGTTGCTGATACAGTAACTGTTACCACTCTTGGTGGCGCAACTGCTGGAACAGTAACTGCTGATGCTCTTGTAACAGGTCGTTACACATCAGAGATCTCACTTCCTGCAACTGCTGGAACCGTTGCTGTTGGAGCATCTATTGTTGCCCCAACATCTGTTCCAACAATTAAGTTGGCAACAACTTCTCAGACTGCAATCGTAACAGTATCTGATCTTGCTGGAGCACTTGCTACTGCTAACGCTGCACTCGCTGCAGAAAAGGCTGCTCGTGCTGCTGATAAGGTGACTGCAGATGCTGCACTCGCTGCTGCTGTAGCAAAGGCTGCTTCTGATGCAGTTGCTGCTAAGGCTGCTGCTGATGCTGCTGCTATCACTGCTGCTGCTGAAATTGCTAAGTTGAAGGCTGATGCTGTAACCGCTAAGGTTGCTGCAGATAAGGCTGTTGCAGATGCACTCGCTGCTGCAAAGGTTGCTTCTGATGCTGAACTAGCAAAGGTAAAGGCAGAGAATACTGCTGCTATCGCTGCAATGAAGAAGGCATTCAATGATCTTGCCAAGAAGTGGAACGCAAAGAATCCAAAGGCAAAGGTTACTCTTGTTAAGTAATTAACAAATTAAAAGATTTGGGAGTCAGGAAACTGGCTCCCTTTTCTTTTTAAATAAAATGCTATAATAGTCTTATTAAATCTGGAGGAAGAAAGGACAATTAAAAGATTAACCAGAATATTAACAGCAACTTTATTAGCCTTCGGATTCAACTTATGGCTTCCAGAAAACGCTAACGCAACCTGCGTAAACTTTATACAATCACAAACCATAGCAGCAGCATATGAAGGCGATGCCGAACCTACAGTGCATCATATGGATACTTGCTCAGGTGACGACATATCTTATCAAATACCAATCGCAACTACCGTGACTTTTGACGGGGTACAATATGAAAACATTTACGCTACAACTAACTCAGTAATTACATTTGGACAACCTGACGGTACATTTCATACCTATCCATCTACACCATCTATCTCCTTATATTCAATGGACTGGTTTCCAGGAGTAAGCAATACATCTGGTTTGGATATATATTATTCAGAGGGCGGATTTCAATTAAATCTAAATATGGTCCCATTCGGTAACTATGGGGCACAACCAAGTACAGTAAATATCTTAGTGGCTATTACTAATACTGGCGGTTTAGCGGTGTCCTATAGTTATCAAGGTCCTGAATATCAAAATCTTAGAACAGGGGTAAGGCTTCATAATGGAGATATTGTTTCTCTTGAGGCCTGGGGTGCCACACAGGTTTCTCCTAATGCACCTGCCCCTACATTGCAGGCAGAACCTATTCCAGAGCCTTCTCCTACACCTACTCAGCAGCCGTCTCCAGAACCCTCTCCAACGCCCACAGAAGCCCCTATAACGCCTGAAGAACAGCAAGAGCAGGTAGCAGAGGCAGTTCAGTTGGCTGAAGAAATATCAGATTTAAATAATCTTATTGCTTCCATAAACGGTGAAGAATTTAGTGAACCAGATCCAGAACTACCTTTGGACATTGAGCCAACTCCAGACCCAAGTCCTGAGTCTACAAATGAACCAGATTTACCTGAACCTGATGTTGAGGTTGATCCAGAAATAATTACTCCAGAGGATCCAAGATTCCCTGATGATGACGAGCAAACTGAACCAGAAGACCCCACTCCTTCTCCAAACCCTGATACCACAGATGAGGGGAACGAAGAGACTGATCCAACTCCAGAGCCTTCAGAAGAGCCTTCACCTCAGCCAACGGATACAGATCCAACTCCAGAGCCTGAACCTGAGCAACCTGTTGACGAAGATCCTGTAGTAGCACCAGATAATGATAACACGGATAGCAGTCCTATTTCGGACAAGGAACTTAAGAAGTTAAATAAACTAATTAGTGTTAATGATTCTAAATTAATGGCAGCAGTATCAAACTTTTTAACTGAATTGAATCCAGAAGAAAAGAAAGAATTTGCAGAAGATCTTGGCATTAAGGCAGAAGAGGTTGCTCTTATTGCAGAGGTAGCAAAAGAAAATCCTGCAGTAGCAGCAGCCGTAGTTCAATTTGCTGAAAAGGCAGCACAAAATGAAGATGCTCCCATGCCATATACATTAGCAGATGCTGTAACAGAAATACAAACAGAGGCATTCTTAGCAGATCCGCTTGGCGTATTGACAGATATAGATTTTGAAAAAGTATTTAGCCCTTCAGAATGGGGTAAAGATATGACAGATGATCAGAGAGAAAAAGTTCAAGAGGTTGTGATCCCTGTTATTTTGGTAGGAAATATAGTTAGTTCAGTTATGTCACTAAGGAGGTTATAATATGAACATGATTAAGAAGGTAGTTAAAGGACTCTTTAAGTGGTTTAAGGCTGCTATTATTGAGAGTATAGCCCAAGTATTTACCATCCTTGGCTTCTTTATTGCTTGGCTTACCCTTACAGGTACCGCCCAGCAGGTCGTGGGGGTAGCCACATTAATATCAATAGCCCTATGGCTTATCACCATCCCGCTTCGTGAAGAGAAAGAATAACTTGGTATAATATAGACATGAAGATTTTACTATCGTGTATACTTGTATTAGGTCTTAGTGGCTGCGGGTATGACGGTCACTATCGCTATCCTTGTCAGGATCCAGCAAATTGGGATGCTAAAGAATGCAACCCTCCTGTTTGCGAGACATCTGGCACATGCACAAGAGATATAATTGGACAAGATGCTTGGGATGAGTATCAGAAAACGAAAGGCAATAAATGAGCAAGCAAAGATTAACACCACAAGATCTTGATGCACGACTTAAGTTTATTCTTGGTTGTACATTGGGAGCAATTTTATTATTTACAGCATTAGGTATTTTATATGCTCTGATATTTGTAACTCAGCCAATAGGAGCACAGTCAGAAAATGATAAGATGTTCTTCAATGTTCTTGGTTCAGTTGCAACATTTATAACAGGAACATTGGCAGGTTTATTAATTGGACAGTCTGGTGCAAAGGATATAATGGCCGCACAACTATCTAATAAAGAAATGGATGCTAAGAATACTCAGGCAGATAAAAAGTTAGAATCTGAAATTAAAATGGCAGAAGATAAACTTGACGCAGAACTTGACGAAGTAAGAGCAAGACTTGCAAAGAAACCAGACGGCGAAATGCCAGAAGAACAACCAGTTGATACAGAGTGGGATAAGGATTAATCATGGCAGAAATGGGAACAGCAGAAAAATTAATTGAAGTAGCCAAAGGCGAAGTTGGAACTATTGAAGGTCCAAAAGATAATGAAACCAAGTACGGTAAGTTTACCAAGGCTAACTTCCAACCATGGTGCGGTTCATTTGTTATGTGGTGTGCAAATGAAGCAGGCGTAAAAGTTCCTAATACTGTTTATACTCCAGGTGGTGCAGCAGCATTTAAAAAGGCAGGAGCATGGATTGATGCAGATATTGCTGATCCAGAGCCAGGTGACATTGCCTATTTTGATTTCCCATCAGATGGCGTAGACCGTATTTCACATGTCGGTATTGTTATTGAAGACAACGGCGATGGTACAGTCTGGTGCATTGAGGGAAATACTTCAAGCAATAAGAAGGGCAGCCAAAGAAATGGCGGAGAAGTTTGCAAACAACTTCGTGCCTATAAGAAAAATAAGAAAAATGTTTTGATTTCAATAGTAGGCTTTGGTCGCCCAAAGTTTGGCGGTGCAGCAGTAAAGAAATCTGATGAACCTACAAAGCCTAATAAGACTGCTAAGAAACCTAAAACATGTCCAGAATGTGGACAAACTGTCAACTAATTGACATATTTTTAGTTCAATGCTATACTAAATTCTAAACATAGAAGGGTATTTAAATGACTTGCATAGCAGTCGTTCGTGATAAAGTAAATAATAAAATATGGATGGCTGGTGATCGTGCTATCTCAGATGAAAATACAGTTAATGTATCTTCTAGTCCTAAGATATGGAAAAAAGAAGGATACATGTTTGGGTATGCTGGATCTATGGATGGAGATAGAATAAGACATTTATTTGTACCTCCAGCATTTGAAGGTCGTGGCAGTATTGATAAGTTTATGTATAGCAAATTCCTAAAAGCATTACGTAATTTTTATGAAGGTTGGTGGGTTGATACATCAACATCATCAGATTTCGGCATGATTATTTGTGTACGTGGAAAAATATATGAACATAATGCAGCAGATATGTCACTAACACAATATGAACAAGACTATTTAGCAATGGGATCTGGTGGAGATTTAGCACTTGGTTCATTATACTCAACACAAAAACAAAAAGACGCAAGGAAAAGGGCGGTACTTGCAGTCAATGCTGCTATAAATCATTCAACATCTTGTAAAGGCCCTATTGACATTCTAAGCATTTAGGTATATACTAAATATATGAATCATATGAATGAAGATGGCTTGTCTGTAGAGGAACAAGAGTTTGGTATTTGGTTACAAAACGGCATTGAAAGAGGCTGGATTAGTGATCCATATTGCCACACCCATGACGGTGGTTATCAGTATATGAGTGAAGAAGAAGTAGAAGAATGGGAAGCAGGAGGCGACCCATGCGAACATGTAGTAAGGATATTTATTTAAAATGTGCGTTGTATGCGTTTCTGCGGTAACTATAGCATCATTAATTGCTCCAACTCCAACTCCAGTTGCACAAAATAATGTAAGTGAATATACAATTACCAGAGCAGCCTGCCCAAAATCAAAGGTAAATAAGATTGAGAACAATCGTATTTGTCTAAAAGATGGTAGATTTTATAGGTGGGCAGTTAAAAAAACTGTTACACCAATACCAGTTCCAAGCGTTAGTCCTACCCCAAGACCTACTGTAACACCAACTCCAACACCAACTCCAACACCAACACCGACTCCGACTCCGACACCGACACCAACTAAAACTACAGTTCAATATGCACCACCATCTGTAGCGGGTGATAGCATTGAACGTTGTAAGTTAATAGAGTCAAGCCAAAGAAGAGGTTTCACTTGGGCTGGTTTTCCTAATTTACAACCTCTAACCCAAAAAACTGGAACTGTAAAATGGGCATTCATCCCCGTGGATTTCTCAGATATGCCAGGAGAAAAGAACTTTAGATCTAGCATGGATATACAAATGAATCTGTTATCTGAATGGTTTTATAATACCAGCGAGGGAAAGTTTAAAGTCGAATGGGTAGTATCAGATAAATGGATAACTTTACCTGGCGTATCTACAGATTATACTTTGACCAAAGGAGTCAATAGCACACCTGGTGGAGTTAAATTTTTTAGAACTGCAATGGCCACTGCAGATCCAACATTTGATTTTACTAATATTCAGACTGTCATTTTCATACTACCTGCAAATCAAAATATTGCCAACGAAGGAGAGAATGGCTTTCCTTGGGAGCAACACGTTAAAGACTATATAACAAACGAAGGACGTATATCATCATTTTCAATTGCTGGTAAGTATCAAACGAAAGATAATAAGTCACTTTGGAATTATTGGGTACATGAGTTTGGACATTCGATAGGACTTCCACATGTCGGAGGAAATACAGGGTATTCTCCTTTTTGGGATTGGGATGTTATGGGAAACCAAGACGGGAGTACCAGAGAATTAAGTGGCTGGCTTCAATTTTTGATAAGATGGATGTCCGATGAAAAGGTATACTGTAAAGACTCTAAGTCTATAACTAAAGTAGAAATAGACTTGGTCCCACTTAGTAGCCAAGACTCTGGAATTAAATTAGCAATACTTCCACTGTCAGAAACAAAGGCCTTAATTGTTGAATCAAGAAGAGTTAATAAATTTTCTTGCACTACAAAAAAACCAAGGGATGGCGTGTTAGTCTATGTTTTAGATTTAACCCTGGGACATGGTCAAGATTTTTTGGTTCCTGTTATTCCTAATAATAGAAATAACATGGAAACAACAATATGCAATGGAAGTTTGTCAAATTCTAGTTTAGATGTTTTACTTTATGAAGGTGATAAAGTAAGTTTTGGTGGATTAACCATTGAGGTTATTAAGCAGGGTAGTTTTGATAAGATTGTTGTTACCAAACAATAATCTAATTTCAAAGATGATATAATAAGATAAAGGAGAAATACCATGGAGTCAAAAAAGAAAAGTTTATTAAAAACTATTAGTTGGCCATTTGTACATTTTACATTTGTTGCTGGCATAATCTACTTTGTATTAAAATATTTTACTGGAGAAGCAGAGTGGGAGTATGTTGGTCTATATGGACTTATGTATCTTTCATTAGAGATGACATTTTTTTATTTGCATGAAAGAGTATGGGCTAGGTTTGGAAGGAAGGTAAAATAATGCGTATAAAAATTATAAGATTTGTAGCGAAAGTCCTTGGCTATGAACTTAGTACCGCCCCTCGTGGGATACCTGTTTGGCAGTTGCGAAAGAAAAAGTAGTGCCATCATATGAATATGACTGTATGTCTTGTGCCATAAGATATACAAAGATTAGATCAATGTCTGATAATGATCCAGGGTATGACTGCGATACTTGCAATAAGCCTTTAGTTCGTGTATACTCTAATGTAGGAGTCACATTCAATGGCTCTGGATTCTATACAACTGATAATAGAAGGGTATAATATGTTTAGTATGTTGAAGAACAAACCAGAAGAAAAGGTATGGCTTCTAGACGCAACAGATCGTTGTGATCGTTGCTCTGCCCAAGCATATGTGAAGGTAATTGGTAAGTCAGGATCTTCTCTTTTGTTTTGTGGTCATCACTACAATAAGGCAATGGATAATGCAATTGGGTATGATAATATGATGAAGTTTGCATTAGAAGTTATTGATGAAAGAGAACGACTTGTGGAGAACCGATTAGTAGGGAGCGAAAACTAATGTACGAGTATAGAGTAAAAAAGGTAACGGGGGTAGTAGATGGAGACACTATTGACGTGGACATTGATCTTGGTTTCAATGTTTCCTTCTCCCAACGAGTACGCCTTGCTGGTATTGACACTCCAGAATCACGGACCACGGATAAGTTTGAAAAAAGTCTTGGGATTGAAGCAAAAGAATACTTAAAGTCTAAACTAAAAGATGCCAAACTTGTAGTTATAAAAACAGAAAAGCCAGACTCTTCTGAAAAATATGGTCGCATTTTAGGCTGGCTATATGTTGACGGTGATACGATTTCTATTAATGACCGTATGATTGAAGATGGTTATGCTTGGGGCTATCTTGGAGATACCAAGGTAAAAGATTTTGCTGCTCTTGCCCAGCAAAGGGAAATCGCAAAAAAGAAAGCAAAATAAATGGACGCTAAGACTGATGCTTTAATAGAGCATTTAGTTTTACAGGGCGGTATTGAGATAGCAGATATAAATCTCGAAACTGGTGAAACTTACTATAATATAACAGATAAACTTAAAGAAATTTACCCTGAACTTTATCAGGACTTAGAAGATCAATTTAAGCATCATCTGTTTGTTCTTAATAAAATAGGACCAAAGTCAATGACTTGGAGAATAAGGAATTAACATGGAGATAGAAGATTTAATTTTAAGCGGTGCCGTAGAGGTAGCAGGAATTGATCCTGAAACAGGAGAAATGCTATATAGTTTTACTGACAAACTTAAGGATGTTAGCCCAACTCTTCACAGAGAAGTAAATAATATGTTTAATTCACATGTTACAAGGCTATGGGAGTTGGATATGATTGACATGGATATTACATCCGAGAATCCAATAGTTAGGCTAACCAAAAAAGCATTTCATCCAGTATTTCTGTCTAAACTAGATGAAGACGAAAAATATACTCTTCAGGAGATTAAAAGAAACCTTATAAGAGAGTAGTATAATTATCCTGGTGATTCTATGGAATATATTATAGGATTTTTATCTGCCTTCGTTTTTGTATTTTTATTTATACAAATTCAATATCGGTATGATGTGCTAAAAGAAAATATAAAACTTGCCAGATCTTCTCAAAGCACAAGGCATACTATGGTTGGTGCAGCACAAAGTTTTAATTTGGTTAAAACTAAAAAAAGAGATAGCCAATCTAATAGACATGATAAAAATATTAATATTAAGGTTATTATAATGGATGACCAGGCATATTGGATTAAAGACAATACCTTTTATATGGCCGATATGAGCCATGGAAATGTTGATAAGGAAACTACCAGAGTAGTTGACACAATGACTATGAATAAGGTACAATTAGATAAGATGATATTCATCATAGATAGATTAAGAGAAGAGGCTTTTGATGATCGTTGGGGTGCAGGGAACTAGTAGTTTTAGTGACTACCAAGTTTTTCTTCGTGCCATGGGCGTTGCTCTATCAAGCATGCCTGCCGAAGACGAGTACTTCTATATATACACTGCTGGTCCAGCAAACATTAATAAAATGGTTATGGAATTTGTAAATGTTTCTGAGAAGGGCATGAAGTCTCGTGGCAAGAAAATTAAGATGTTTAAGGTTGCTCCATCTTGGTTATCAGAAAATATATTAGATATTAATTATTTTGTATATTTATCAAAACCAAATGAAAGCGCATCAAAGTTAGTTGCACAAGCACAATTAAATAATGTCGAAGTAGGAATCTTTCAATACTAGGAGAATAATGAAAGTAACATCGTTAGAAGAAATGGAATCAATCGTAGCAAGTAACAGTTCTTTGTTTTGGGATGGCTGGACTGTTGTCAGTAAGTATAAGTCTGATAAGGCTAAAACATCAAAGTATGGGATGTTTATTAAAAACGGTTGGTATATGACTAAAAGGTTTGAGCCTGATAGAAATGGTTGGGATATTCCAGAAAGGTTTGTTCCTGGATATGCACAAACTTAAATGGAAAGACGCAGCGACTTGCTTGGATTATGATACTAACTTATTCTTTGATAAATATGAAGAGGATGAGTTATTAAGACCAGCAATTGATGCGCTATGTATGCAATGTCCAGTTGTTAAAACTTGTTTTGCTGTAGGTGTATCAAGCAAAGAGTATGGAGTATGGGGCGGTATTTATTTAGAATCTGGAGCCATATCTAAAGAGTTTAACAGCCATAAGACAGAATCTGACTGGGGTAATACATGGAAGAATTTAACGCTTGATGAGGATCAAAAATGAACAACAAACAATACTTAGACTTCTTAAGACAAAAGAATAAAGATATTATGTCTAAGTGTTATTATTGTGACGGTTTTGCTATTAATATTATTGCTGATGGCTATGCTATTAGGCCAGTATGCAAGAATCATGATAGTAGATCCCTGGATGAAATAGAGGAAGATATATTATGATTATACAAATCATAGGTTTGCCTGGATCTGGTAAAACTGAATTAGCAAAAGCACTTAAAGAACGTATTAATGCAATTCATCTCAATGCTGATGAGGTAAGATCCACAGTAAACTCTGATCTTGGGTTTAGTCATGAGGATAGGGTTGAGCAGGCAAGACGTATGGGAGAAATGGCAAGACTTATTGCCAGACAGGGTGTTGCTCCAGTTATCGTAGATTTTGTTTGCCCTACAAAAGAAACAAGATCTGCCTTCGGTAGACCAGACATACTAATATACATGGAGACAATCGAAGAAGGTAGATACGAGGACACTAACAAAATGTTTGAAGTGCTTGAAGATTTTGATATGGCCTTTATTAGTCATGAATGGAATGCAAATGAAAAAGCAACTGAGATAATTAAACAGTTTAAATTACATGATTGGTCTGCACCTACAACTTTAATGCTTGGTAGATACCAGCCATGGCATGAAGGGCATCACGCTTTATATGTTGAAGCAGGTAAGCGTACAAATCAGGTACTACTTGGTGTTCGTAATACATATAATACAAGTGACAAAGATCCTCTTAAATTTGATCAGGTAAAAGAGTATATCGCTAAAGATGAATTTATGGATAGGGCAATGGTTCTAAGATTGCCAAACATTACTAATATTGTTTATGGTCGTGATGTAGGGTATAAGATTGAACAGGTTGAATTACCTGCAGATATTCAGGCTATCTCTGCTACACAAAAAAGAAAAGAGATGGGGTTATGAACAAAATAAATTATATTTGGGCCATAGTTAAGGATAGATGGCTTAGGCCTTATGATGATATTATTTTAAGATTTAACACAAAGGCTGGTCCAGAAGATCCTATGGTGTGGAGAATATTTATAAATGGCAATCAAACTTTGGCCAGTGATTTTGAGTTGCATGGGTATGCCTATGCTGTTTCTTCACAATATGAAGGAGACACAAAGTATAATGTCGGTTGCAGGGGTCGTGTAAGATGGGAAGGCACAAAAGCAATTATTACTACTGCTAGAAAGCAACCAGAGGAAATGCTTTGATGTATACAGATGTTATGCGTAGAGCCTTTAGATCTCTTGACAATTTTGCTCCTAAAGGATTTCATTTAGAGTTGATAGATAATGAACATTTTATTACCGTAAAGGCTAAGGAAGATCTTTTTATGCGTCTTCCAGACGAAGACAAAAGACGTGCTGTAGAATATATGGTAAGGGTTAAGAAGGCCTTGGAAGACAATGGGGCAATAGTTTTATTAGTTCGTGAAGGTGGCAAGGAACAATGATTAAAAAGGTAGTTGTAGTAGGTGGAGGCACTGCTGGCTGGTTAACAGCACTCAAAGCCAAAAGATCATACCCAGACTTAGAAGTAACAGTTATAGAATCAAACGATATAGGAATTTTAGGTGCTGGAGAGGGATCTACACCATTCTTAACAGATTTTTTAAATCATTTAGAAATTCCATTATCAGAATTAATTTTACACTGTGATGCAACTATCAAAAATGGAATTAAATTTACTAATTGGAATAATGATAATGAATTTTTTTATCATGCATTTGCTTTGTCTGATAGGTCTTTAGGTTTTGAGCCAGCATCTGAACCATATCTATCTACTAGTTCTTTTATGGTAGCAGGATTATCAAAAAATGATAGTCTTAAAGAAATCAATTTTATGGAAAAAGTTTCAGAAAATAATAAGGTTCCTTTTATTCTTAAAGATACAAAACAGTCATTTGGATTTTCCCAAGAAAAAGAAGGCATTAACAAATATAATCAGATAGGTGCTATATCAATTCACTTTAATGCCGTTAAACTTGCAAATAAGTTAAAAGAAATAGGACTGATTCGTGGAATTAAACTTATTGAAGGAACAATTATTAATGTATCTTTAGATGAAAATAATAATGTAGAAAGTTTAACATTAGAAAATAATGAAAAGATTTATTGTGATTTTATTTTTGATTGTAGTGGTTTTCATAGATTAATTATAGGAAAAGTCTTTAATGCAAAATGGAAAAGTTATAAAGACTTTTTGCCAGAAGACTCTGCTGTTCCATTTTTTATTGAAATGACAGAAGATATACCACCGTACACAGAGGCAATAGCAATGAAATATGGTTGGATATGGAAGATTCCATTACAGGATAGATTTGGATGCGGGTATGTATATGACTCTTCTTTAATATCAGAAGAAGAAGCAGTAAAAGAAATAGAAGAATTTTTAGGATATGAGCCAAAGTATCCAAGAAAAGATAAGGGTGGATTTAGGTTTAGTGCTGGATCTTATGAGGAGTTATGGATAAATAACTGCATCGCAGTAGGTCTTGCTGCTAACTTTATTGAGCCTTTGGAAGCAACTTCTATCTGGGTAAGTGTTACAGAACTTACAAACATTTTTAATAATCCAGCATGGCTTTTTGATAACTCCCAGGCAAGAAGAGATGAATTCAATAAAACTATGTTAGAGATGAACGATGACATATCTGACTTTATTTATTTTCATTATATGACTTTAAGAAAAGATACTAAGTTCTGGGAAAAATTTTCTTATGAAAATGCTCCAGCAAGACTTAAAGAAAAAATTAATGTATGGCAACATAGATTGCCAGCAAAGTCTGATGTAGGGAAAGCATGGGCTAGTGCTAGTTGGTTCCAAATTGGAGCGGAACAAAATACAATAAACAAGAGCATAGCAAAAAATTACTTAGAACTATCAAAAGATTATAAGGCTGGATTAGAGATGTATGACTATTTTGTTAATTATCAGAACTATAAGGTTTCAGAGTGTACTGATCATAGAAAGTTTTTGGACTCACTAAAATGAACTTTAAAACAGAATGGATAAACGCTTTAAAAACTATGGGGCATAAAGAGTATTGGAATAAACCTAATACTGTTGAGTTCTTTGCATTTATGACCAAGGCAGCAATTATTATTCCAGGGCTTTTATTCAATACACAGATTTGGTGGCTTTATATAATTGCTTTAATAACTAGTTTAGCATTAATCTGGTCATCAACTGTCAAGACATTGCCCACAATTATTTGGTTCAACATCCTCTGGACAATTCTTGCTTTAACTGCTATACTAAAGTATTGGCTATAAGGAGAATAATGCAAACATTTTTACCATCTGCTAACCCAGTAACGGCTGCCCGTATGCTTGATAGCAAACGTCTTAATAAACAGATACTTGAATGTTATCAGATACTTAACGTACTGTCTGGCAAGTCTCCTACTGGTGGCTGGCGTAATCATCCTGCTGTTCTTATGTGGAAAGGTTATGAGCGTGGTCTATGGACATATGTACAGGCTATGATTATAGAAGCAAAGTATCGTGGCATCAAAACAGAAAATAACGAGGCTAATCTTAATAGACTTAAAGATCAGTGCTGGAATCAGTGGGGAAATAATAGACCGTCGTTCTGGACTGACAATAATAAATTAATGCGTGTAGTTACTACACATAAAGCAAGTCTATTTGATAAAGACCCCATGTACTATTCTAAGTTTAGTTATGCCAAGCATAGTTTATATAATCAGCCATGCTGCTCTACATGTAAGTATTACTGGGTAACTCATGAGGATCGAAATGCTTGAGTTTATTATTTTTTTAGTAGTATTCATAATTGTAGTTTCTTTATCAGTAATGATTATAAGATTAAAAAATCTTAATACACAACTTATTGTTGCAATAGATCAGTCAATTAGAGATATAGAATATGTTAGTGCAAGATTTAACAATAATAATGAGTCTATAGAAAAAGAACATTTACTTGCATTTTTAAATGAGACTCGTGATATCGCATATAAATATATTGAAGATGTTCATATTGCATTATTAGAGTACAAAGCAGAGATTGAGTATGATTTAGAAAATCCAAGTGATCTGTCTATTCATAGATTTAGAAAAGCATTTGACAAATTACAGGAAATATATCCGAAGGACGTACCAAATGATTAATGCAAGAGGTATACCTACATGCAAATGTCCAGAATGTGGTTGCGTATATTTTAATGCAGTTGTTCAGTTTGACCCCACAGACTACGAAATAGGGCTATATTTTTTAGACGGTAGTTGTAGGGAATGTGGCACATTAATAACATTACCAACACCATTAGATAAAATAAAGGAGAATGAATTATGAAAGAGATTATATTTTCAATACTTACAGGCTTTGGCTGTGGTGTGGTTTTTGCAGCATTCAAACTACCAGTTCCAGCCCCACCAGTGTTTGCTGGAGTTGCTGGTATAATTGGTTTATGGCTCGGTTACGATGCCATAAGTAGATTCATATCCTAGGAGGAAAAAATGAAACTAACAAAGAAACATAAAGATATTCTAAAGTCTTATGCTAGATCGTATGTCGTAGCAGTTGGTGCAGCATACACAGCACCAGGTTCAGATCTTGGAGTAGAAGGTCTTTTGTTGGCAGGTTTAATTGCAGTAGCAGGACCAGCAATTAGAGCAATCGACAAGAAGGATCCAACATTTGGTTTGGTAGCAACTGTAGTTGATACAGAACTTAAGAAATTAGAAAAGAAGGTTGCTTCAAAAAAGAAAGCACCAGCAAAGAAGTCTAATTAATTTAGATAGAATATAAATAAAATTTGGAGGTGTTATTAATTTAGCATCTCCATTTTTTATGCTATAATAAAATTATATGAATACAAAATCTATATTTATACCAATTGCTGCATGTGAAGAAAAATTTATAAAACAAACAATACAGAGTGCATTATCGGCAGCAAAAAATCCATCCGAAATATATTTTGGAGTATTTAATAATATACTTGACAAAAAAAATTCTTTGCTTGATGATGAGTTTATGACTAAAAATGATCAAATATTTTATACAGAAATACTTAGTCCAATTCCTTTAGGTGTAGGTTTTGGTAGAGCAAATGCCTCTTTATTACAATTTTATAGTTTTGATTACATGTTTCAAATAGATGCTCATACAATATTTACTAAAGACTGGGATGAAAAAATTATTTCAGTTTTTAATAAAATTAAAGATGAAAATCAAATTGATGAAGACAAACTCGTTTTATCTTCAATATGCCCTATTTCTTGGACCTATAACCCAAATAACATTGAAGAAATTCTTATGCCAGATTTTATAAAAAATACTTTTGTAAAAATTGATCCATATAATTTAGAAGAGTCTTATCCACTTATAAATACAAAAGATTTAACTATTCCAGAAATTGTTTATAATGGAAAGCAAGGAGACATAACTATCGATGCCTATGTAGACTTTCCAATAGTTTATGGAAAACATGGGGGTCGTGGGGAAAAAGATTATGAAGAAACTAATTGTGTTCATGCTTCTTTTGTATTTTCAAAAGCAAATATAATCAGAGAAATTTTACACGACGCACTTGACCCCTTTAATGGAGACCAGTCAAATTATTCTATTAGATTATTATCAAGAGGATATAAAATATTTAGTCCAAAGGCCCCTTTAATTTCAACATTAAATAAATTTAAAATAGAGCAAATCGATAATAATTTTAAAAATACAGACATCTTTTTAGATCAAGATGATTGGAGAGTTGCAAGGGTTACTTCGCAAAGAGATAATTGTTATATAAACTATTTAAACAATAATGCACATTTATTTTTTAATAAAATGATAACAGGAAAATATTTTGGATATTGGGGTGCACCAGATCAAAAATCTCTTGATGAAGCAAAAAAGAAAATTAATTACCCTGAAAGTTTGTGATATAATATAAAGGTACCTGCCCAAAGGGGGGTACTTAAAATGACTCGCTTAACAAGGAGGAAAAAATGGTAAGTACATGGTCATTGGATCTTTTCAAAGATCCTTTTTTTATCGGTTTCAACAGAGAGTTGGACCGTCTTTCAAATATCCATCGTGAGGCAACTCGTCAATCCTACCCACCATATGATGTGGTTAAACTTGATGAGGACACTTACAAACTATCTTTAGCCCTTGCTGGATTTAGCAAGAGTGAGGTAGAGGTTTCTGTGGATAATGGAAGTCTAATTATCAAGGGTGAGAAAACCGAAGAGTCCTCTTCTGAGGTACTTCATAAGGGTATCGCAACCAGAAAATTCACACGCACCTTTGCTCTTGGAGAGTATATGGAGGTTGATCGTGCTGAAATGGCAGACGGTATTCTTAGCGTCTTTGTGGAAAGAAACATCCCAGAAGAAAAGAAACCAAAAACTATCAAAATCAAGTAAGTAACAGTATTGTCATACTGACCACCTGAGCATGTGGAGAAACTGCTCTTTTATTATGCGTTTTTAATGTCAGTAATGATAGCGTCAGCAAGAGCCTGATCAAAATGATGATGACCTTCAGCAAGTTTGTTAAATGCTGGCTGTAGTCTATTAATAATACTATTTTTTGTAGCCTGAATTATCTGATTGGCGATAATCTCTGCTTGCTGTTCTGAAGTTAGTTGTTGATTCATGCCTTAATTTTACCATAAAATATGGTATACTATTTATTATGCCATATCGTATAGGTGCTAAAGGGTCCAATGGTTGTTCTGGATACCCCGCTTTAAAGGACACAGGAGAGGTTATGGGCTGCCATAAGACTCGTTCTGAGGCTGCAGCACAGATTTACGCTATAAACCGTTCTGAGGGCAATATAGGCAAGGCAATGGTTAAAGAAGGCGATATGGTTATGGCTCCACATGAAGAAGAAATGTATGTTGGTCGTGTTGTTCACGTTATGACAGAGGGAATGCTTGGAACTCCAGGATCTGAATATGCTCTTGAAGCAAGTGCAGAAGAGCCTGCTATTTTAATTCAACTGTTTGAAATGGAAGAGGGCGAATTAGAAGAGACGGAATACTTCGTTGGTGCAAAAGCAGCAGATGTAATGATTCTGCCAGATACGATGTCAGATGATGAAATGGATAAGTCAATTTCTGGCAACTCTTCAAATGATGATGAAGAAGACGATGAAGAAGATGATGTTAAAAAAGCATACGAAGGCTGCGGTTGCCCTATGTGCAAAGAATTAGATGTAACATGTGATCAATGCCCACAATGTCAATCTGGTGAAATGAAATCAGATTGTTGTGCAAATGTAAACAAACAGGCACCATGTTGGGATGGCTATGTACAGCGTGGTATGAAACCAGGAGCAAATGGAAGACCAGTTCCTAACTGTGTTCCTGCTGAAAAGGCTGATGATCTTTGGGAAGATGATGATACTGTTGTTTATGAAACAGATTCGGTATCGAAGGCTGAGGGATATTCTCCGCCAGCAGGTGCTCGTGCAGCAGCACGTAAAGCAATTAGATTTAAAGAACAAGGTAAAGCAAAAGGTGCAGGTACATCAGTAGGTTGGACTCGTGCAGGTCAATTAGCACGAGGAGAAACATTATCACTAAGCACAGTTAAAAGAATGTATTCTTATTTTTCTCGTCACGAGGTAGATAAAAAGGGTAAAGATTGGGCAAATCAATCTAATCCTTCTAATGGGTACATTATGTGGTTAGCATGGGGTGGGGATGCTGGCTATTCTTGGTCAAGGAGAATAGTAAACTCTGAAAAAGATAAAAAAGTATTTTCAGATATACTTAATCCTATTCAAAAACAAAGTAATAGAAAGCGTGGTAGTGGCAATGTCTTCTGGCAAGTATAAAAGAAGCGATAAATTTAATCCAATACAAATTAAAGATGGAAATATTGTTCGTCTAAGAAAAGATGGAACAGTCAAAGCAGTACTTGGTAAATATGGCGAGTACAGCAAAAAGAATAAGTCTAATTAGATAAATACTTTTTCATTAGTTCCATCATTTCAATAGTATACTTATCATAATCTATTTCTATAATAAGATTACCATCAACTAATTTATGGATCTGAATTTCTTTACCAATATTAAATAATATATCTTTAATTTCTTTTTCTAAATCCATAACCAAATTATATCAGAGCCTCCTGTAGGATTTGAACCTACGACAACCCGCTTACAAGGCGGGTACTCTACCCCTGAGTTAAGGAGGCAACCCCTACTATCTTACATCAAATCTATCAAGCATCATTACCTTATTCCATGCCTGAGCAAAATCATCCATAAACTTTTGTTCTGCATCGTCAGAAGCATAGACTTCTGCAATAGCACGAAGTTCTGAATTAGATCCGAAAATAAGATCAACACGACTTGCGTTACCTATAAGATCACCACCAACATATCCTTCAAAATTATTGATAGATGTTTGTTTCCAGGTAATTTGTCCAGATAACAAACTGATCAAATAACCATTGCTTAGTCTGTTTGTCATTAATGTTCTCATTCCACTCAATAGAACAACCATCTCTACTGGTGTTAGGTTTAGCATATTTGCCTTTTCAACTAAAAGAACTTCTGAAGGAGTTATAACTCCATCTTTTAAATAATTCTTAAAGCCATCTGCAATCGGTTCAAGAACACTAAATGATTCCACATCTGTTTGTTCTTGTGTTGCATCTGTTCTTCCAGGTGTAAATGGTACTACAACCTTTTCTTCAGATACCTTTTCGATAGCAGCGCATCCAGCAAGAACAATTAAGTCTGCTAATGATGCTGAGTATTCCTTCTGCAATGTTTCTAAATAATTAATTACAGTGGAGATAACTTCTTTATTGTTGGAGTCCCAACTTATTTGAGGTTCCAAGCGAATACGTGCACCATTTGCTCCACCACGCTTATCTGTTTTACGGAAAGTAGATGCAGAAGACCACGCAGTATATACGAAATAATATAGTGGTATACCAGAAGACTTAATAGCCTTCTTGATAGACTCTACATCAATATTCATATTAACATTGCTTGGTACTGGATCTTGCCAAATTAGTTCTTCTGTAGGAACTTCTTTGCCAAGATAACGAGCAACAGGACCCATATCTCTGTGTGTTAGTTTAAACCAAGCACGAGCAAATTGATCTGAGAAATAGTCAAAGTCTTCTAAGAATCTTCTTGAAATCTTTTCGTATTCTGGATCAAACTTGAGAGCCAAATCTGCTGTTGTCATCACTGGAGCATGAAACTTTCCTTCAACATGTGCATCTGGTACTAAATTAACAGCAGATTCATCTGTAGGAATCCATTGTGTCGCACCAGCAGGAGACTTTACCTGCTTCCAATCATACTTAAATAGAATCTTTAAGTAGGAGTTATCCCACTTAGTTGGTGTAGGAGTCCATGCACCTTCAATACCACTTGTAATGGTATCTTCTGCATTACCCTTACCAAATGAATTCTTCCAGCCAAGGCCCTGCTCTTCAATAGATGCGCCTTCTGGTTCTGGTCCAACATTCTTGGGATCTCCAGCACCATGTGCTTTACCGAATGCATGTCCACCAGCAATAAGAGCAACGGTCTCTTCATCATTCATTGCCATTCTTGCGAATGTCTCACGGATATCTCGTGCAGATAACAATGGATCTGGATTACCGTTTGGTCCTTCAGGGTTGACATAAATCAAACCCATTTGTACAGCAGCAAGAGGATTCTCTAACTCACGATCACCGCTATAACGGTTGTCTGCAAGCCATTCCTTTTCGCTACCCCAATATGTATCGTCTGCTTCCCAAACATCTACACGACCTCCACCAAAACCGAAAGTTTTAAAGCCCATGTTTTCAAGAGCAACATTACCAGCAAGAATCATGAGGTCTGCCCATGAAATCTTCTTTCCATATTTTTGTTTGATAGGCCATAAAAGTCTACGAGCCTTATCTAAATTACCATTATCTGGCCATGAGTTTTGTGGGGCAAATCTATGTAGACCTTCTCCAGCACCACCACGACCATCAGTTGTTCTATATGTTCCTGCGCTATGCCATGCCATGCGAATGAATAGTGGTCCATAGTTGCCGTAATCAGCAGGCCACCAATCTTGCGAGGTAGTTAGAAGTGTATCAATATCCTTCTTGACTGCATCAAGATCTAAACTATTAAACTCTTCAGCATAATCAAAGTCTTCTCCCATTGGATCTGACTTAGATGAATTCTTTCTTAAAGGAGACAAGTCTAATTGGTTTGGCCACCAATCTTTATTATATGTTCCTTCATTATTTAAACTGTTACCCGTAAATGGGCACTTTGCTTCTGACATTACATTTCCTTCTACTAGTAGTTATTCCATTATATCAAACTCGTAGCCCCAACGGGAATCGAACCCGTCTTCCCAGATTGAAAATCTGATGTCCTAACCGATAGACGATGGAGCCAATGCGATCCGTATCGGACTTGAACCGACGACCTCTACCGTGACAGGGTAGCGTTCTAACCAACTGAACTAACGGACCATATGATACAGACACGATAGGTCTTCCTATTCCCATTCCTACCGTGTCTGTATCGCTGATCTGGCAGGTCTCGATCCTGCGACATCTCGATTAACAGTCGAGTGTTCTACCAACTGAACTACAGATCAATATTACTATTGTAGCACCTCTGATTGGATTTGAACCAACGACAAACGGATTAGAAGTCCGCTACTCTATCCACTGAGTTACAGAGGTTTAGTGCCCCTGGTTGGATTCGAACCAACGCTTGCACGATTTTAAGTCGTGTGCCTCTACCACTGGGCTACAAGGGCAAAGTAGAGCAGGTAGGACTTGAACCTACGATAACCGAATTATGAGTTCGGGGCCTTGACCAACTTGGCTACTGCTCCTTAAACCTATTATCTATCTGTTCTTGTACCATCTCTCCATGCAATAATTGTTTTTTTAATAGATTTTAAAAATGGATCCATATTAAGATTTACTTGAGGCCAACCACCCGCAGAACCCATACAGGCTGGGACAGTAATTTGACTTTTTTTAGTAGACTTTATATATTGTGTCATATATTTAGCAAAGTCTGCTGGAACATATCCTACATGCTTATTGTTAATTAAAACCATGACAGCATATCTATCAAACTTATTATTAGGCTCAAGTTTTAGTATAGCATTTGGATAAAACTCTCTTTCTCCTATAGCATTTAATTTAGAGTTAGACTCTAGCAATTTTCTTGTTGTGATAAGTCTGTGAGACTCACCAACTACCTCATACTTATATTTTGTTTTATTTGGATATAACCAAAAATTAGTACAGGTTCCGTCTGGTGTGTTGTACTCTACAATAGACTGTTCATATCTATATTTTTCCATACCACATTGATTATTTTCATAAATATTTTCTGGCAGCAAAATTTTAAACTGAATTACAAAGTTTGAACTCCAAGTAGAATATTCTTGTAATGCTTGCTGATATTTTAAAATATCTGTTGTGAGTATTTTTTGAACTCCAGGATATAAAATCTTTATTCCGTATTTTTTTAAAAGACTTCCATTATCAAACTTTTTATCAACGCTAATTACAGTTTCTGTTAAGGGGTCGACGACACAATGTTCCGAAGGGTCAAAAATTGGTTTTTCTGGAATAATATCTGCATGAGATATAGGGGTTGCAGTAAAAACGATTGCAAAAATAATAGCGATAAGTTTTTTCATTGTAAAGTCTTTCTGTTTGAGTTGTTTGCTTACATACTAATTATAGAACAAGGCAAGGCAGATTGTCAAGTACCGCCGTATTATTGTTTAGATTGATAATTTCTATCATTAAACATGCCATCATGAAAGGCACATATTAAATCTAATGACATATCATCATGATATTTATCATATAGTTCTGCTCTCATACCCATAAACGAAGACTCTCTAAATCCCCAAAACTCAGTCATTGCTTTAAATATTTCAGTTGAAACTTTATTATGTTTTTTACCAAGAAAGGCTGCATTAGATATCCAATAACCATATTCCTTTCCAGATATAAGTCTTTGTATGCCATCCTCAACCCCTATTGGTTGATAGTTATTGTCTTCATCCATTCTAAATTTTACGACGGGAGACATACAAATCATTTCTTTATCTGGATTCTTTTCAATAACCTTATCAATTGGAAACAAGCATACAGAATCCATATCTGCCCATATTCCACCATGTTCATAAACCATTACCTCTCTCCACACATCTGCTTGATTTAATGGAGAGTTATTTCTATCAAAAAAGTTTAATATTTGTTTGTTATTAAGTTTTTCAATATATGATCTCATCTGACTATTAGGAACATATCTATATTCCCAATCAGGATTCATAACTTGCCAGGTTTTGCTTGTATTTTTGTAGATATCTGGAAGATCTTCGTAATCCCATTTATGGGTTTGCCAAATTATTTTTGGAAATGCTGACATTATACTTTACTCCAATCCTTTTGATATATCAATTGTATCATTTGATGGTTTTATTTCTGGCAGGGTATATCGATCATTCTTCGTAATCTTATATAATAACTGTCTTAGTCTTTCGCAATCATCGTGTCTCCACCATGTATAACAAAACAGTTTATCTTCAGACTCTACAAGGTTAGGACAAGACCTATACTCCTCTACGATCTGGTCTATAATGACCTTCTGTGCCTTCTTACAGCCATTACAGGGACAGACCCAGTTAGACACCTTTAACCTTTTTAATAATATCAATTACAAGCATTCTCATGCCTAATGCATTTAACTGCATTCCGTTGCTTTCAAGAGGTATTTGTTCTATTTCAGAAATAATTTTATCTTTAACACTCTTTATAACTTTATGAGTTCCATTACATGTAGGATATTCAGTTGAAAAGCCACATCCACATTGCATATTATTTATTCTCCTTTATTGTTGTTTTCATTTTTTAATAATCCTAAAGCCGTCGCCTGTTTCTTCATCTTCATAATCCCAAAGATCCCACTTCTCCCAATATGGGACACCATCTTCATCGTAATCATCCCAACCTTTGCCAGACAAGTCCATCCTTAGTCTATATGTTGTACCATATTTTGCATATAACGGCCAAAATTTATCCCATAGAAAACAATTTAGTTTATATTTCCAGCCAGTGTAGCCTGCATCTTCCATATAAGAAATCTCCAACAAACCTCTGGATGCAATAGATCCAGAAAAATTTGCAATCCATCGCAATGGTGGCAAAGACTTATGCTCTACAATAGAATCATCGAATAGATCCATTACGAATCAACTCCCATTCTCCAGTTTCTCTTGCAACAAAAACATTTCCAGTCTCTCTATCAACGAGTAAATATTTTTCAGGACAGTTAGTTCTTAATGTAATCACAGTCTCTTCAGACATTTCTGTAAATTCAACTTGTTTCCTCATATACTTACTCCAATCAAAATACCTATTAGAAAACTAAATAAGCCTACAGACCAATAAAAAGTAGTTCTCATATATGCGATAGTAATATCTTTAATTACTTCAGTTGGTATAACAATTTCGTATCCTTCATTATCTGGATCTGGAAAACTATATCTTTTCACTTATGCTCCTTAAGGTGTCTATTAAGTGTATCATGGGCAAATATACCCCAACGGACTTCGGTCTCTTTTTTGCAAATAGGGCAAATTACAACTTTACTTGTCATATATTAATTATACAGTAAAGGTATCAGTTTGTAAAGTTTAATATTTTATTAGATTAAACTAAAAAATATAACAGCCCCAACAATTACAATTACACTTAATAAAATAGATCTCTTTGTTTCTTTAGACCATTCTTTCATTTCAATTGCCACGACTACCCCCAATACTTGAATGTAAAGTGCTTTTCGCAAACGTCTATAATCTTGCCAGTCTTTTGTCCTGGCTGAGTATACTTTGCTTCTTCATCACAATAAAAGCACTTTGTTGTTTCCATATTCTCATTATAGCATCTTGGACAACTTTGGATAAGATTCGGGGTATTTACAGAAGCAGTATACATAACCCCGCAGTTATAGCATAATATATTAAGAATCAATTTGTCCATGTCTCTGGTTCGTCTAACTCTAAAACTTCAATAATTTGTTCTGCTAATTCTTTGGCCAGTTTATCTTTATGTTTACCCTTAAGGCTATCATAAATAATATCAGAAATGGTTTGTACAAGGGATTCGTGGGATAGCATAATAAAGCAATTATAGTTGGTCTTTTGTCAAGGCCTCAACTATGATCCTGGCCCTTTCTCGCATTTCCCACTTCTCGTGTTTAGATAATTTAGGCTTATCTGCTACACGATTGATATTTTTGCTGTATCTTTTTTGACCAGCCTGAGATTTTGACTCATTTGATTGTTTCATTTTTTACCTGACATTTTTGTTTTTACCCATGAGCCTATTTTACAGATCATAACCTTAGCCCTCAGTTTTTCTCCGTAGTCGGGATGTTCCATCATAGAGCCAAGATACTCTTCTCCTGTTTCCATATCAATCAACTTCCACTTACCTGGTGCTCTGGTATGAATAATAAGATCAATTGGGTGATCGTAATTATCTACCTCTGTACCATCTAATAGTTTACGCTTGGACATATTCACTCAAATCTGCAGCAAAACCTACTGCTCCTCTTGGATTATCTAAAAAGTTTACCCCATGGTTAGTTTTGGCAGGTATATAAACTAAGTCTCCAGGCTCAACCATATAAGTCTGACCTCCATTGGCTACCCATTGTACACTACCTTGACACTGCCAGTAAAAATTATCTAATGGATCATTATGAGATGGAATATTGCTTATACTATTTGAAAGATTTACATAGTAGTTTGATAAACCCAAGACCACATCATACTCTTTAAACTTATCAATTACTTCAATGCATTTTTGAGGTGCTGTGGTTTGCATCACATATAAGTATAAGTCTTGTTTTACTATGATATTTCCGTGTAGTTTTCCACCAAGAGACTTATCATAATCTCCTAACTCTTTTATTTTCGACTTTTCTTTTGATTCTGAATATACTATATTAGCAAACTCATCCCAAGTTAATACGTTATTATGGAAACCTTTAAATACTTTGGTAGTTCCACTTCTTTTACATTCAATAAATTCTTTAATCACTTATAGAACCCAAGTAAACTTAACAGTCTTCTCTTGAAGATAAAAAAGATTTATTGATATCTTCCCAACATCTTCCATAAAGAGTATGTCTATTACCTTTAGTTACCTTAGTAACACGATGCTCAAACTCCTTATATAATGGAATGTTAATTAGCATACCTGGTTCTGGTTTGATGGAGTAATCCTTGTTTTTAAATTCTAAAATACCACCATTAAAATTATCATTAATATAAACATTAAATGATGCAGATATAATTGTTTCTGACATAACTGCAGCCTTATTAGATGATTCAGCGACTATTGTAAATTGTTTTTCTTTTGTATCTTCGTCATCTCTCTCGTAGTGCCAACCCATGGCCCAATCAACATCTTTCACTTTTTGATCTGGATTGTAAACAAGAGGTTCATCTTCTGAAACTTCAAAAAATGATTGCAGTGCTCCAGCACCAGCAAAGTATTTTGGCAAAACAGACTCTAATCTATCCTCAATATCATTAAGAAATGGTACTGGAACAAATACTGGATTATTTTTTGGATGAGGTGGAATTAAAATGCCATCTTCGCCATACTCAGGAACATAGCCAAGAAACTTATTTCTAATATTTCCACCATATGGGGAGCGCATAGTTGGATACCATCCGTTTGGATCAATTGCTTCTTTATTTAGCCATTCAAGTTCTTCTTCACTCAAAAAGTTACGAATAACCCAAAGATCTTTTTCGATGAACTCTTTGCGTGGCTCCCAGATATCCTTCAGGGTTTGCAGTTTTTGTGGATCTTTAACTTCTAATAAATCGTAATTAGGCATACAAAGATTATATCATAGTATAAAATATATTATTTTTAGTGCTATAATATGTAAATGAAAATTACAGAACTTCCCATGGGCATACTTTATATAGAAGATGCCCTTCCTGAATCAGAATACTTTATACAGCAAATAGAGAAATATGATCTTGACGAATTAACACACTCAGTCATACCGCCGTGGGAAGACTGGAGAGATAGTCGTCCAGTAAAAGGCAGTGGCTCAGAAAATGACTGGAAAATGCAGATAGATACATATTCAAAAGGCAAACAAAAATTATTTGATTGGGATAGATCTGCCAGTAACTATAATTTATTTTGGCCAAGACCAGAATATGTGTTTGAAGATTATGCACACAAAACTGTAGAAAAAACTATTGATCTTATAGATAAGCCGTACAAAGAAATTATAAAAATTTGGTCTGAAAAAACTGGCAATAAAGATTTAGAGTATATATCTAAAAACTATTTTCTCAGAAAGTATAAAGTAGGAGGTAAAATAGGTCCACATGTTGACAAAAATGTAGACAATCCATTAAATACAATGGATTGGTCAGTTTTATTTTATCTCAATGATAACTATTCTGGGGGAGAGATACTGTTCCCAGATTTAGATATTAAAATAAAACCATCTGCTGGAAGTGCGTTAATATTTCCTTGTACAACAGTGCATGTTGCTGAAGAAGTTACTGATGGTGAAAAATATTATATTTTTATGGTCATACATTCTGAATTTGGTTATTCTTCGGCGTTGGGTGAAGAATATCATCTAATGAATGAGGCAATATTAGAGCACAAAGGTGTAACAGATCATATATTGCTTGATATTAAAGCACAAAGATATAAAAAATAATATCATCTTTCAAGTTCGGCGGAAAATAGAATAACAAACCCTCTTATGCTCTAAACGAGCAATAGGGGTTAATATCTCTAATATGGCCTATGTTATAATTAAACTCTACAGATAGGGTTTGTATGTTCATATATGATGATAATTTCCTAAGCGACCAGGAAATAGATGATATAGATACTATATTCAATTCTGTTTATAAATGGCAATATTGTAATATTTTAGATAAGGTCGATGATGAAGGTAACATCAAATACTTTACCTCAGACCATGAAGAAAATACACCAGAATATAAGGCTACAAGGTTTATCCTAAATAAAATGCTAAACAAATACCAAATTGGCGAGGGTATAGTGAGTAGAGTCAAATTCAACATGACACCCCCTAATACAAAGACTATAGTATCAACCCCACATACAGACATGTCCGCATATCACCTGGTTTTTCTATATTACGTTAATGATGCATACGGAGACACCTTGATCTATGATGGTTTGGAGATAGTTCACTCAATATCACCCAAACGTGGTGCTGCTATCTTGTTTGATGGTTCTAAACATTCATGGTGTACACCACATATGGGACCAATGAGACAGGTTATTAACGTTAATTATATACCCCGCTCAAAAATAACATCTTATTAAATATACCGTCGCAAATAATGGTTTTATAATTACCCAATGCATTTACATAGATTTAGTACCCATGCAGATGACACCAAGATAATCTATTTTTGTACTGTTTGTGGATGGGAAAAGACAGAGTTATCCACAGGGTTATCATCGGTTTGACATTAGTTATCCACAAGTTATCCACAGATAAATCTTACTGATTATATTATTGGATAGGGTTAAAGTGGAGTGAAGTGGAGGATAGTGGTGAATGGAACGTTTTTATAGATGGCGTTCGTAATCCCAAACCTCACAAACCCTCACACCCAATATCTTCAAACCTCACAAACCCTCATACCATATATGCCCGATATTGTCAAACCATCATATAAGGTTTGGGCATTATACATCCAAAACCATGGTTTGTCAATAGGGTTCGTAATCTATTTTGGATGAAAATTGCCAAATATCCAGGAAAAATTCCAATAAGTTCGTAATACTTTTTAAAATGTTTTAAAACCAGGAAATATGGTTTGTTATTCCTTTATAGGGGGATTATAGAGAGGTTCGTAATCTTTTTTAACTTCTCCCGCCGTTTTGTAGAAGGCAGGGATGAATGGTTTGAGAGGTGCCTTTGCAATTGAGTATAACATACCAGTCAAAACCGTCATGTCTTTTGTAAAAGAGTCCCAGTCAGATTGCTGATCATGTCTGTGTTGACTTTTGTTTTGATACATCTTTGAAAAGTGACGGGGACTCATATAATTATTATACTCCCGTTTATTCCCGCCAAACTTTCTGGAGGGGGGAAGAAATCGGCGTTCGTAATGTCTTTAAAAAACGGCGGGGTATATAAAAGACATCGTAATACCCCTAGTACTATACAAACAATCATACACTATGGCTTGAAGGTTTGACAAACCAAAAATATTATGCTATATGGTTTGGGGAAAATATGGTTTGGATCGTAATCTTTCTGGGAAAAATTTACAATGGTTCGTAATACATTCGTAAAATGGTTTTATGGTTTGTGGTTTGATATGGTTTCTAGATATCTACCTAGGCGGCCCCGCAAGGGGGACTTAGATTTTTAGTCTTCGTCCTCTTGCTTGGCTTCTACGATTTCAAGGATTTCGTTTAGGCTATCCAAACCCTCAATTTCTTCCTCTGACAATTCTAATGCTGCCAAGAATAGATTGAAAGTTTCATTTACATAGTCCTCTGCCATAGGGTTTGGTGTTACCACTCCCGTAGCAATAAACCATGACAAAGGCAATCCAATGTCATTATAAGAAATGAACTCTTTGAGTTTTTCGTCATCTCTGTATTCAAACCAGAACTGACCTAAAATCCCGCACTTATCCGAAAAGGGTACCGACATGTTGTTCTCCTAAATAGTCTGACATAAGTTTATCATGTTCTTCCCCTGCTGTCAAGGCAAGAACTTCAAGGCGGTGCCATACAATTGGTGGGTGGTTTCTCACCAAATGATAGCCAACAGCCTCAAGGTTTAGACCCATGTCTTCGTTGATTATCTTTGCTATTCTCTGTGCTACTTGTATTTCTTTGGTATTCTGTGGTGCTCGTCTAACACTGTAAGCCATAGTTCCTCCTTATAGATTGTATCAAAAAAAGATGTGGGAGGCAAGTCCGTAGACAGTCGAACCTGCCCCCCTGGCAACAAGCGAAGGTACCCAGTCTTCGCTTTATTTAGTGACCGTCGTCACAAGATTGTAGTTAATAAAATCATTAATGGAATGCCAGGCCTCACCCTCACCAACTGTCATGTCAGTGAAATCAATGGTGATTGGATGGTCCAAGAATCCTTGGTCTGACGGGTCCATGGCATAAATTCCATATCCTGTCTCATCCAGAATAGATTCTTTAATAATATAACTAATAGCCATTCGAGTCGCATACGGGATATCACCCATTTCAATACGTGGCATTGCATGTCCAAGCGCTGCTGCCAGCAGTTCATACATATGGCTTTCGTCCCAGTGACTGTATAGGGTTACAGCCTGGTCCTCTGATTGTTTAAATACGAAATTACAACGTGCTCCCATTAGGAGTCCTTTCTGTAGTAGGGTTTATGTTAATGGTATCAAATTCCAGCGGCAATGTCAATTGGATCCAATCATTCATCATCAAGATACTCTCCTGTAAAATCGATTACAACCATTCCAACTCTGCCGTCCTCATTAATATGGGCATAAACTGGATATAAACCGTCACCATAGCCAGTAGAAAATGCTACTGCTTGATTTCCTAATTCACCAAAGCCCTTGGTAATGGTAGCGTTGCAAGCACCGAGGTAGCCATACTCACCAACTCTATTAACATGGTCGTCAAAGTTATCTACTTCTCTGTCCCAGTTTTTCCACTCATCTAAATAGCATGGGTCTCCAATAATGGCTTGACCACTGTCTACTGCAAACTGTCCTATTAGTATTAACTTATCTGTCTTAAGCATTGTCTGTCTCCTTTTGTTTAATAGCGAAAGATATATCATACGTCAAACCGTAGCAAAGTGCAAGTGCGTCTGTATATCCCTCCCAATATTTACGTTCCATTGATTCCATGGCGTCGGAATAGTCGTTTTCTTCCTCTACCTCTTGGGCCATGCGTAGTTCTGCTTCAGCCTCATACATCATATTCTTTAGTTGTCCGTGCATGATGTCGATACCTTCAACACCAAGATTAACTAACTTTTGTAAACGCTCATCGAGCACGGTAGGTGATATTTCCATTATGCCTTTTCCAATCTATAGTCGGGTACATGCTTTTCATCCAAGTATACCTTGTGGTCCTGACATTCTGCAACACAGTCAAGGTCAGCCTCGCCCATATAGTGACATACATTACATATCTCACCGCAGTCATTCTCACAATACTCAAGACTGTTAAGTTCATCACAGTCACGACACTTGTTCTCGTATTCCTCAACGGTAGTGATAAAACCATTAAGCAATGTAACTTCCCCACCCCAACCTGTTTCTTCTTCATAAGATAGATTGAAGTTGAGAGTAGGATATTGTTCTGATAGTTTAGTTATAGCCTGAATAGGTGGAGACCAAGCGGTATTGAATTTATATCCAAGAACTGTAGTGCTCTCCTCATATAACTCAGTATCAGGATACTTATCGTTATCGTGAACAGCAACGTCCCATTTGGTTCCCCAATTGCGAACATTCCAGTCGTACCAATGATTACCCTTGAACATAAGAGATTCCTCTAAAGGCAGGGTATGGTCAGGTTGCTTGATATATTCCTCGTCTGAAATACCGTCTTGTCTATGATTATATATATTATGAAATGCAAACACAGGATTAGGGTAAGTAGTTTGAGATACTTCCATTTGTCCAGTTGTAGCATTCCATGAATCATGGTCTTTTACAAATGGTTTGTTGAGTTGTCGTTTGATATCTGCAATCAGGGTTTCGTCACCTGATATGTCAAGATAGTTGTAGCACCAATTGGGCATTGGGGTCCTTTCTGTTGGGTTCGTAATGCAATTTTAGCAAAATGTCAGGGGTATGTCAAGTTACTCCCAATATTGCACAATAGTCCTAATGGTAGTATGGATCTGACAATCACAGTCATCCGATGTGTCTCTGTCATCAAAATGAGATAGGTTATCTTCATAGATCTCTGTAACTAATTCATCAATGGTGTACAGTCTGCTCATTGTAGGCCTATCTTAGTAAGTACGTAATTGAATGCCGCTACCTGTCCATTAATAAAATTATATTCAAAGTCAAGGTCAGCAAAGTCTTTAGCAGCAGGGTCAAGTGCTTCCATTTCATCAGCAAGATTGCGTAGGTCTTCTTCCAAACCATTACGCATTTTAAATATGTGGGTTGTTAGTTCGTCTATTGTCATATATTTATTATCCCACAATCCAGCAAAAAAAGCAAGTGCTACGTAATAAAATATTTACAAAAATACAATGTCCGATTTGTCGGTTTTGCTAGGCATTTTTTGTTATGATCTGCAAATTGAAAAATAAAAATTGAGCAGTTTTATTTCATGCTCAGGAAATTTTGCTATGCGAGTTGCAAAGTATTTTTTACAACAGTTAGCAAGCGATTTTTTTCTGCTGTAATTGTTGCGTCAAAACCAGAAGCAGCAGCGAGCATTGCCTCAGTATTTCCACCACGAGCAGAACGATGCCAATCAAGGCGTTCAGTAAGAGCATTGAAAGCACCCCACGCATTGCCAGCAATCATGCCATTGAACTCACCTGTGTAGATGTCATTGATAACATCAACCTTGTTAGTCCAACGAGTAAGTGCGCCCTTCTTTTCTTCATCAGGCTTAGGATACGCAGCGAGAACAATATCATTGAACTGTTGCGCTGTGATTTCTTTCTCAATCATTTGTTTAGCCATGATGTCGAAAGCGTCCATGTAAGCATTAGCAAGACCAAGAGCCTCACGAGCAATTTGAACTTTACCATTAGCGGTCTGTGTGTGGCGAATCTTGAAAGATTGCTTGATAGCATTACGCCCACGCTTAGAGCCAAGAGCAAGGTTTAGAGTGTTAGCGCATACAACACGAACAGGTGTTATACTTGCTTGAATAGCAATAGAGCCGTCATGTGATGTATTGATGAGAAGATAAGTTTTGACCTTATCCGCAACACCATTTGGGTCTAATACAGTTTCACGCTCAAGAGCAAGAGAACCGAATACAACACGACCTCCACGAATAGAGCCAGCAGTTTCCCAACGACCTCCGCCGTCAAGAATATTATCACCGAATGAGAATAAATCTTCATTCTGTAAAACATGATAACGCTCACCAACAACACCGAGAATATCGGTCTGTGTGTTATCCGTAGGGTTAGTGCGAACAACATATTGATAAGATTTATCTGACGATAAGTGAGATGGAACATTTACGTCCTCAAGACGAACATTCCAATTGTTTAGATTAGCAGCAGATAACATTTCTGCTGTTGTTTTTTCTTCCGTGAATACTGTGCCAAGACCATGCCAAGCAGGTTCACGGAATGATGCGAAAGAAGCAACGCCATTTTGCGTTTCTAATTCATGCGCCATTATTTTTTGTCCTTTCTGTAAGTGATTTATCAATCTTAGCATAACCCTCTGACAATTGCAAATCCTGGTACGTAAATGTCCCGACACGCCGTAAATTTGACAAAATAAGATTTTGCGGGCTAGGCAATTTTTAAAGAGCAGTTTACGTGGACGTGCTCAGGTCCCTTGCATGCTCCCTAAAGAAAGGATGAAAGAGGAGCAATGCTTGCAGATCTTGGCCCCTTTCATGAAGGCCAAGAAATTTATTAGTCTACACGAGAGATGTGGTCAACTTCTACATCAACTTCAACGTCGTGTGAATGTGAATCTGCATAAACGGTTAAGTCTATGTCGTCGATATCAAAGTTTGCTAAATCACTAAGTGGTACAAGTACACGACCAGTAATTGTGGCTGTTGCCTCGAATTCAATTTCCTTAGTTGGGTTGAATCCAAAAATGCTGCAGATATCAGAGACAATATCTTCTGAATCCATATCAAGATAATCAGGAAGACGATTCTCTAACTGATTTACTTTATTAATGTATTGAGACAGACTGGCTGCATTAGAACGATTCTGATACAGGTCCCACTCAAGGTCCACAACCTTTACGGTTGGATATGTAGCGGCACCATTCTCAATAACCTTATAAGTTACGAGTTGATTGGAGTTGTAGTGTTCGGGTACTACGGTTTCTGTTGTTTCCATTATTCAATATCCTTTCCCATGGAATCCATTTCCTTTATTGTTTCAAGCATATCATTTAGTTGGCTTTCAGTCAAGCAGGCATGAGTAACTAAAGTAGCGGTCATTGCTGATAGATGAGCAGAATACATAAACATTGCTTTAGCAAAGTCCTCGTCGCTCATTTCATTTCTGTGATGATAAAGAGCAGAAGCCAAATCCATAACACTCTCGTCATGAACTGCGTCCTGCGTTGCCATTTGTATTGCTATTGCGGTGCTAATCATTTATTTATCCTTTCTTAGATAATATAATCATAACATTTTTTAGAGGGGAAATCAAATCGAGAACGTAAACTATCTCACATAGTGGACTGTGTTTTAAATCACATTGCCTAGGCGATTTTTTGAGAGGGGAGCAGTTTATACTCATGCTCAGGAGTAAGGTTACTCAAGGGACTTTCGCAGAAAGATCAACACAATTCGATTTTGTGTCGCAGTCTGCCTTGAACACAGAGTAACAATTTTATTAGTAAGTCTTTACCATAGCAAATCGTTGCTGACCATTTGCCAAACGAAGCATTACACGAGTTACATTTTTACTTTGTGGAACAAACTTTTCAATTCGTCCTGTAACGCCTGTCTTGCTGGTAGTAAATAAATCTCCTACCTGATAAGTGTAGCCTCCGAGTGTCATTTGTTTTCCTTTCTGTCTATTTTGTTAGTGAGCAGTTTTATCTCATGCTCAGGAGAGTGAATTACAAGTATCGGGCGATAGCGTTGTAAGTTGAGGTAGAAACTACTTCCTCATCTGTCATCTTGAGAATACGAATAGCGTTCTCAATTTCATCTACCATTTCTTTGTATTGCCACTCATGATAAGTGTCAAAATCCTTTTCAGGTTGAGCAGGTAGGTCAATAGAACCTTTAGGCAAATCAAAAGAAACATGAACCATGCCATTGTATCTTAGATTAGCAGATAAGTCCTCTGCCTTGTTGATAGCGTTGAGAGAAAGTTTAGCAACATCTTTAGACCACTTTTCGTGAGCCTTGTTGAACTTCTCCTCGTTAGTTGCTTGATTAGCCTTATCCTTTTGGATTTGTGCTAACTTAGTTTCTAAAGCCTTGATAACTTTAGTCGTAGCGATTTTCACGCTAATTGCTTTTTGGCTTCTTGCCATTTTGTTTTCCTTTCTTATGGGTTTTGGGTTATTTATAGTCTAACATTTTTCAGTTAGAAAGTCAAGTGAGCAGTTTTAGTAGTCATGCTCAGGACTTTTCCTGTATTAGGAATTACTTTGCTGTCCAAGTTGTCCAGCGAGGTGTGCCATTGACATCAAGTTTGACACGAACAGTTGAGCCGTCCTTGTTTGGCTTGATTTCTGTGATAGTGCCTGTAACCTTTGACTTCTGTGAGGTGTATAGGTCGCCTACCTTGTAGGTTGCTGTTGCTACTGCCATTTTCTTTCTCCTTTGTTAGTTGTTTTCTTACTTGTTATTATTATGACATTTATTTTTTGCTGTGTCAAGTTATTTCTGACATTTCTCACATTTTGAGATTGTGAGATAGGTCACTTTAGGGGGGGATAGAAAAGCACCCATAGGAGCATAGCCCACCCTAATAATAGTATTATTTTCATCTGTCCCTTACTTTTTCTTTGCGCTAAATACTATATCAGATTTCTCGTCAATACACAAGCCACAAGACACGCATGCGCTGCCTGCCTGTGAGATTAGGGGAATAGCCTTTTTATTCTCAGGACACTTAGCACCAGGCTTGCCTATCATTGCCTTTAGGTCTGCCTGCCCAATTGCGAAGGTATCCGCAAGGTATGCCAATCGAATGCCCTTTTCCTTATTTAGACTAATAGCAATCTCTTTGTTATCTTTATCTGTTGAATAGTATAGAGATAAGTTATCTATATTCTTTAGCATATTAGCAGCAGAGGCTACACGTGTATAAACCCAGAATTTGATATCAGGGTTATTTAGAATAACGTGTTTCCATGCGAATGCGTACTCATCAGAAAAGAAGTCCCCGTCCCAGTGAATGCGGAATAGCAGAGGAGCGTCTTTCTTTTCACAATCTTTTCTAAAGTCTTCAATCATTTCCTGCAGCAGGTTTTCCATAGTGTCATGGTCTGCGTCTTTTAGTAATTCCCAATTGTGCAGGAGTACAGCCTTTACTCCTTTGTATACTCTTTCAAGTTTTCCTGCGTAACAAACACTTTCACAAGTATTGGTGGCACCAGGGCACGAGAAAGCCTTTCCAGCAGGCAATCCAAAAGTGTTGGCAATTGTTGGGGTTTTTCCATTGGGTGAGACGGCATTAGTTACCTTTCTGTCCATGCTACGTTTTAGTTTCATGGGTTCCTTTCTTTATTTTTATTATAACATTTTTATTTTGATAAGTCAAATTTTTTGTGTTTAACTTTGCGGGAGTAGGATTTTTTATTCCTTAATGGAGTTGCAGCATTAGATCTGCGTAATTCCATAAGTCTGCGTAATTCCTCAGCCGTTTTTTTCATCATGTAATAATCTTATCATAAAAATAACAAAAATGCAAATGTCCGAATTGTCCGAATCGCCTAGGCGGTTTTTAGAAGTTTTCTATAAATAATTCAAAACGTTCATCATCAGTTATATCTGAAATTTCTTTTTCACCAAATTCATTTTCATAGGTGACAACATAACCAAATTTTGCTGGGGCAATTTCAATTACTCTAACAACTTCATCATTCAAACCAATTAGATCTCCTACTTCTAATTGGTCTGCGTTGAGAATATCTACCAAGCGAAAGTCTTCTTCCATACGAATCATTGTATCAGACATTTAGCGAATGGATACCTCTCCATTACGATAAAAGGTTTTTGTATACATTTTACCTGTTGGGTCTGATAGGTTGTAGGTTGCGTATTCCTTAGCATCTCCAAAGTCTACGCATTTATCCCACACATTTACGGCTTCAAGCATGTCTGATACTCGCAGGGTATTTACAAGGCTTCCGTCATAGGAAGTAGTAAGTGAGTAAGTGTATTCCATTTTAGATTTCCTCCATCGCTATTAGTTCGTCATTTACAAGTCTGAAGCCTGTTGAGATTACTACCTCGCCATCTTCTCCTTCATGGAAGAACGCTTCAGGGAATAGGTCAAGAACCTTTACTACCATTTCATCAAATTTCATTAGACTTCCTCTCTTTCAATAAGCCACGCATCAAGGTGGTGTTGTTCAATAATAGCCCAAGCAGGAGCAGTAGTCAAACCTTTATAACTTACACCTTCAGGCATAGGAATTTCTAAATCCCAAAGTCCTGCGTCATTCACAGCGTCAATGGCTTCAACACAAGGTTGAACCATGATAGGTGGAACGGGTGGGTAGTGATTAGCAGACAAGTGAATTCTAATCTGCTTCTCAATAGCCATATCATCAAACAACGCTAAATCGTGTGCGAAATTACTTCCCATATTAGTAAGCCTCCTGTGTTGTAAATAATTGAGGCTCACTTAGTAAGCCATTGTCAAATAATACTGAGCCGTCTTCGTCAAGGATTAGCCCGTAGATATTACACTCGCAGTCCTCCATGTCGTAGTCCTCGCCATTAGCAAATCCATGATAACCCTTGCCGTAGCATAGGTCGCAGTTAGCAATAGTCCGTAGTGCGTATTCCAATTTATCCATTTTTTATTTCCTTTCTTTCAATAATCTAACCTTATCATGGGGGACTGACAAAATCAAATCCCCCACGCCCTTTACCACGAAGAAGTGTAGTAAAAGGACAATTTGGACATTTCGGGTAGAGCAAATACTCTGTCCAATTTAGCCTTAGTATTCTTTAGGTCTTGCCAATACCATTCATCGATATCAGTACCGCCAAAGAAAAATCCTGCTTGTGGGGGTAACAAGTTAGGATTACGCTCTGCCAAAGCCTTATTCACAAGATCAAGTAGAGATTTCAATTTCTCATGGGATACATAGTATTCTCCACAATTATCTTCTCCACCCTGAACATTCTTTACAAACCAAGCGTGTATCTGATTAGCCTTGCGCCAATAAGCACAAGTTACTTCAACATGAACGCCATAGATATCAACAGCAACATCTTTCATTCCTGCTGTTTCAACAATATTATTCCACAAAGGGAATACCACTTCAGGAGAGTCATAAGACAATTCATCATTATCCTGTAACGCCTGCCAATTTACTTTTTCCACATACTTTTTAGCGTGGAGATACATATCCAAACCCATTTTATTGAGCCTCCTCTACAACATCGACAACATCAAACACATCAAACTTTGCTAATTCGTTTTCAGGCAAATTTAGAAAAGTTTTATTTAGAGCAAATACAGCAGATAAATCTGAGTCTGCTTCAGTAACAAAACTAATTAGAACATTTTTTTTCATTAGTTATCCTTTCTTTATTTTCAGGCTTCCAGCCTATCATTTTCTACTGACATTTTCAATCCGACACGCCGATAAATCTGTGGGGAAATTCACATTGTAACGTAATTCACATTGTGGATAAACCTGTGGAAAACCCCCTAGGCGATTTTAGTTGAAAGTTCAAGCATTTTTAGCAGCGCACACAAAACACTTTAGATCTGCGATAAAAATTCTACCGCAGATTTCGCATTTACTAAATTTAGTTTTCTTTCGTGGCATTTCTAATTATAAAATAAATTGAAAGCACTAAACCAATTTGAACAAGTGTAGTTAGAATTCTCATCATACTGGAATTAGTCCTATCTCATCAACACCGCAAGCAGTTTCAAATTTTGCTTTGTCGAACATTTCGTTTTTAGTTGAGAAATAAACTGCGAAACTTTCCACGAGGTCTTCATAGACCTGCGGGTGAATTTCATCTTTGACATCATTTAGAATTGAGGCGATAGCCTTGAAGTGTGATTTAGTTAGTGACATTATTTATTTTCCTCATCTAATAGAATGAAAGCAGTTGAGCCACCTTCGTTGATTTTTTCTAATTCATTTACTAATTCTGTATGAGTTAGAATTGAAGCATCACCTAACAAGTCTGTAATTGCTTGAAGATTCATTTGAGTAAATACGCCTGCGGGAAGCATAGCAATTTGATTTGCCATTGGTGAATTATTATATACTCTTGAAATAAATTTTACACCTTGAGCGGTAAATGGGTAATCTGTATAAGTTGTTGTAGTCATTAGTTATTGCCTTTCTTAGTTGTTGATACAATTTTAGCGATTTTCTCTGAGTTTGTCAATTGTTGCGCTTTGCGCTGTGCTTCAATATAAGCCTTGAATTCATCAAGTTTCATTAGTCTGCCACCTTTACGGCGACAGTAGCCCATTCGTCATTGAAACGACCTGTTGGGCGGTAGCGAATAGCGAAAGCCTCATAGCCTTCTGATAAATAAATATCCTCACGCTTTTCTGCGTGGTTGATAATTCCGCCATTGAAACGACGGCGTAGAGAACGAGGTGCGTAGTAAGTATCTACCAGCAAATCTTCAATTGAATAAGTTTTCATAGTTTTTACCTTTCTTTATGTATCCTATTATTTCATATTTTGGCGTAGAAATCAAATCGACACGCCGTTAGTTTTTGTGATTTATCTCTCAGCCTGTTTTAGTAGGTAGGCATTATTGAGAGGGCGTGGATTATTAGAGAATAAACTCTCAACCACGGCTTTATCCTTTATCGCTTGGATTTTGCGTTGCTCTTGTTGAGCCTTTAGTATTCTATCAAATGTAGTCATTTTTCGACCTTTCTTTATAATTTTATTATTTCATACTTTTGTAAAAATGTCAATTCGACACGCCGTAGCGTGGGTGTGATTTACCTCACACAGGGAGAATATCTGTTCCGTAGTATTCTACGGCTTCAACAATGTTCATCATGCCTTTATAGTCACGGCAAGAGTAGCAGATAGCGTTCCAACCATCTGTTAGTGATGAGCAAAATACGCAGATTTTATCTGTTAAGCAGAAATCCATTTCAATTAACAAATCTACTACTTCATTTCTATTTAGTGTAGTCATTTTCTGACCTACCTTTCTTTTTGTTATACTGGTATCCTATCAGGGGGGACTGACAAATTAGCCTGTTTTTCGGGCGTGTCGGGAAACTATTTTTGTGACCTTAGACACATAACTTATACACAGCCTGTGGATAACCCCCTAGGTTGCCTAGGAAAATCGGACATTTAGGACATGTGATACAGAACACAAAATATTTTTTATTTTATCGGCGTGTCGTGTTGACTTTGTCAGTGTTCTATGTTATTATTCTCCTATAAAGAAAGGTTAGTTATGAGTAAGAAAAAATGTATGTTGTGTGGTCAGACCACTTATGTCTCTAAGCGCAGTATCCCTGCGATATGTCCGAATTGTGTAGATTCGCTAAATAGTGTGAGATAAATCACACGGGGGACACCACAGACACCCCCCAAAATGTCAGTGGCAGGGTATAGAATAACAGTATTAGAAAAAAGAAAGGTTAGGTGGCAAATATGCTAAACCTAAGTTATACAGCACAGAAAGAGGATACTCTCGTTTCTGTATCAAATCGCCTCATGGTTAGTGAGCGTCAAATAAATGACCTATTAGATACTCTTGTATCAAGTGGTTATGATATTCTCTCAACAGAGATTACAGACGGAGATTATTCTCCACATTGGCAAGGTTAGTCCTTGTCAGTGCCCCCTGATAGAATTACATCAACAAAAAAGAAAAGGATAAATAAATGATAAACTCAGTTCAAACAATAGATTGCGATACATGCTCAGGCAGAGGGCACATCTTTTATGGTGATAACGAGGATTACGCCATTGAGCCTTGCGAGTGCGTGTTATAGTGGCAGGGTATAGCGTAGAACAATTACGCAGAAAAGCACACTTAGAAAATGGCGGGACATTAGCAAATTATGACCGCTCACATTACTTACATGATAAAATAGAATTAGGAGAAAATAACAATGATACAAGTAAAACTAACAACAGTTAGCGGAGAGTCTAAGACTATTCCGTTTTACAATAAACAAGCAGTAGAAAATTTTATAGGTTTCTTTCCAGCACAGTTGCCAAAAGGTGTTGCGGTTTGTATTGACGCACCACTTATCGGAATTCACAACGGGTGGATTGTCGGGGAAAAGCAGGCAGTGGAACAACTTATTGACTAAGTAGCGGATCTATAAATAAAAGAAGTGGTGGGCTATGTGCTCACTATTTTTTTTGCTTTTTTATTATTATTTCCCGTATCATACATTTCAGCAAAAAATTCAGATTTTTGGTATAATGGATCCATGATATTACATAAGCACATGTTAGTAAACGCAAAGGTGTCTAACCCCATCAGATCAGAAGATGAGGCGGTAGAGTTCTTAAAAGACCTAGTTCGCAGGGTAGATATGAAAATAATTAAGGGACCATTTGCATCATATGTAGATGCTCCTGGCAATAAAGGTTTGACAGCAATTGTTATGATTGAAACAAGCCATATAGCATTTCACATTTGGGACGAGGTAGATCCAGGATTACTGCAATTCGATCTATACACCTGTGGTAGCCTAGATAAGTTCACAGTACTTAATGCACTGAATGAAAGGTTTGATATAAAGGCTATTGACTGGGTTATCTATGATAGAGAAAATGGTTTCGTAGTAGAAGACATCTACATGTCAAAGGAACGCTAATGTCCGAATCACAAAAAATTTCAGAAAACGACAATATGGGTCGTGAAAAGTTTTGGGAAGATCTGGGTAGAGCAGAAAACGACGGTCTAGCACTTAAATTATTCAAAGATCAGTGCTGTTCAGAGTGTTCTTGTAAAAATTAAAAACCTGTCGTATAATTACCTCAAGGAGGTCATATATGACACTTAAATCTATATACGATATATCATTAGATTCTGCCGACGGGCAGACCAACTTCCTAGAGCAATTTAGAGGAAAAGTAACCCTAGTTGTTAACACTACGGTTGGATGCGGTAACGCAAATCAAATGGAAGTTTTACAATGGCTACAAGATAAGTACGGTGGAGAGCACTTTCAGATAGTTGCTATTCCAACCAATGACTATTGTGGTCCTGGAATCACACACGGTAAATGGTCAGAAGGTATTACTTGTGGAGCAGACTCAGCAAATTACGGAAAAGATGTTTATGGAACAACTTTTCAATTCTCACAAATGGTATCTTCAATTCCAGGTTCAGGCGTAAGCCAGCAGTTAGGAGTAGAGCCAGGACATAACGGACTTGGACAACCTTTTGGTGAACCACACGAGTTATATCTAGAAATCAGAAAGCACCAGATTGCTGCTAAAGAAAAAGTAAACAATACTGGAATGGATCACAGAGAAATGTTTAGAGATAAATACTTCTCCTGGTGGTTAAATCGTGGTTTCTATGATGGACTATACATGGGTGGAAACTTTGAAAAGTATCTTGTCGACAAGGATGGATATGTTGATAAGCATTTCCAATGCACAATTCTTAACTGGGACTCTGAAAAGACAGTAAAAGAAATGGCAGCAAAGGAAGGAAGATCAGATCAGATCGACATCGGCATGGGACGCTCTAAGAAAATATTTGAAGAAGAGTGGACAGTTGTATGTCAGAATATTGAAGAATTAATGATGGGACGCAAGTCTATTATTAATCCAGTAAATAACTTGGTTGCTCCTTCAGATGCTTCTAGCATTAAGGAACCATCACTTAGCATATAAAAGTAAAATACTCTAGCCTTGTTTTTTAGACATCGCTAGAGTATTTTTTTATATATATAAACGTTTTATTCTGCTACATAGTCGAGTGTACTACGATTAATAATACAGCCCAAATCGTTGACGGCAGCCTCTTGAGTTTCTGCTTCAACTACAATTACAATATTTAGATCACGAGGTAGAGCAGGTGCATCTATTTCTTTAAGATGCTCATTCCACTTTTCGTTATCTAGTTTAAAAGTATATTTAGACAAGTAAACCAGCCTCCTTTAGTTTTTCATATACGTTACTTAGGATAAAAGTTAGGCTTGGCTGGCTTTGTTGAATTTGTGACTCAACGTCAGCATCTGCCATACCAGACTTCTTACCTAATTCTCTATTGTCGTTATTCACGCTCTGAAGCATCATGTAAATTACTTCATCTTTTTCCATTTTTTCACCACTTTCCTATAGGACATTTTGCGCTTCTTAGTGTTGTCTTAAGTTTCATAAAACAACCACACTTCTTACATTTTACCATACGACGATTAAAGTGTTCGCACGTATTGCATATTTCAAGGCGGGACTCAATTAAATCTCTATCGCTTCTTGGCTGACTAGGATCAAATAGATCACTAAACTTAACATCGTCTCCCACCATTACATTCTATCATAAAACAATCAGCAATGCTATAATGAATAAATGAAAGAGACTACTACCATATACTGGTCATCTAATCTAGATAATCAATCTCAAATAGACCAATGGCCATTAAAAAATCCAGAGCCTGTAGTAAATTATTTTTTGAATAAAAATATAACAGAAGACCCAAGGACAAGCATATTTAACTGTCCTGCATCAGCAGCATTTTTTAAAAATCTATTTGTATTTAAATCAAACCTAAGCGATAGATGCGATTGGCCTGAAGGATATCTATCTGAAATAGTAAATACAAAGTTAGGTAAGTTAGATGGCTTCAATAATAAAATACCAATAATCCAAGAACGCAAGTCAGCAATAAGCGGGTATATAGATTTAATCTATTCAATAAACTTTGTAATGTTTGCAGACAAGCCATTAAAGATAAGACTCTCATCTCCAAGTTATCCACCTTCTGCTCCATCTAATAGTGCAATGTTTACTAGTGGTGAATTTGATTTTGGCAGATGGTTTAGACCTGCTGTGCTTAACTGGTTTGTCCCATTAGACAATACTGAGTTTGTTATAAATGAAGGAGATGGGCTATTCTACGCTCAGGCATTAACAGATGAAAAAATAGTTTTTAAAAGGTTTGTACCAAACGATCAAATTAGATTTTTAACTTGGTTAATGGGACAAGAAGGGCGGGGACTTAAATTGGAATCCAGATACCAACTTGCCGAGGGTAAAAACATACAACAACAAATTCTTGACGAAATTAAAAAAACCGTAATAGACTAACTACCAATCCATCTTGTCATAATAAGTAACAGAATACTCTCCACCAAACACTTCGGCATATGAGAAAATATCACACATATATTTCTTCATGGTCGTCAAACCAACTTTATCCGACATATACTTCAAACCATGTGTCAATGTTTCATGTGAAACCTTCTCTTGGACAAATGCCTCATTAATGGTTTGCATATACCGCTCTTTGCCATACCGCTTGGATGTAAAGGATTGTATTGGATATACCGTCCGAAATTCCTCATCCACACCTTTGGCAATATCTGTGTTTTGGATCACATATTCTACTGCAGGACATTTCATCCTATCAGACCATGTTCGCATGTTATCGCTGTAAGATTCCATATTGCGTAGTGTGGAGTCAGCGTAGGCCATGCGTATTATTTCTGCTGCCGATGTTTCGATCTCTGTTGCGAACGCAATTAAAAATGCGGTTGCGAATGGAAACTTGTCGCTGTATTTTGTAATGCCAAAGTGAACATTTGGGTTAAAACTTTTCGCCGACATATTATCATTTAATAAGCGCATGTGATTGCCAACCGAAACATAGTCTGGGTGATTCATGTCACAATCGACGAACAAACAATCTCTAGGACTAATCCCGCTTGCCAAACATAATATGTTCTTGTCATACGTGCCAACTACTTTAGAGCCGTTATATCTATTTAGTAACTGCGCCGAAATGAAACCATCCATATCTGGCGAAATTATTAAATTTGTAGAATGCTCTATCGTCTTTAGTATTTCAGTTTTCATTTTATTAAAACTCCGTGTTATAATTTTCCCATCATGTCAGTACAAGAATGGTCAGGATTAATTCTTACAGTTCTATCAATTGTAGCACTAGTTGCTGGTGGAATCAAGTGGTTGACAAAACATTATTTTGATGAGATAAGAGCAGAGTTCAAACCTAATGGCGGATCAAGTTTAAAAGATGCCGTTAATAGACTAGAAAGAGACGTGACTCATCTTAAAGATCATATGTTAAAAGAAGAACTCGAGCAAAGCAATATGCAAAAAAAACTCGATCATATGTATGAGATTCTTTTAGATTTTGTAGCAAACAATAAAAAGTAATATATATTATATATAAATAGTATCTCTTAGGGAAAGCCCCCCCTCCCCCCATAGATTTTTTATTACATCTAATGGTGGAAGAAAGACTGCATCTCTAGTGCAAAGCCCCTACAAACCCGATAACCACTATACCATAAAAACTTTTTTGATGTTTACATTAGAGAATTAATGCTTTCATCATCTAAATTAAGTATTTTTTTAAGGTAATCTCTATAACTCATTACATTGCCGTAATAGTCTATTTTTTCTACTTCAAAATCTGACATTCCAGTTTTATAACTTTTACCATGATTGCCAGCACTAAAAAATGGTTTGTAATTCTTCATTGCCTCGTTAACAAATATGGTATGTATGTCGATACTATTCATATGTATTTGTTCAGAAATATGCTTGCGTTGTAAATCAAAATTTTTATATTGACTTACAATTTCATCTATCATATTTTTTAAAGACTCAGATCCTTTCGGTGCCGCAAACATTGCATTATTTATGTGAAGACTATCACCAGGGTTGTTATCGTATGGCTCAGTAATAAGAAAGTTATAGTTTTCATCTTGCATCATATAACTTAGTGGTTTTTTACACCAAGAGTCCATATCTACGTATACCCCGCCAAACTCATGAACTACTGCAATTCTCCATATGTCAGCCTGAAACATATTCTTTTTTCTTCTATATATATCTTGTAGTTCTGGGTATTTTTCTTTTATGAAAGTTTCCCTTTCATTATGATCCACATACCTGTGATCCCAGTCTGGGTTTGCCATTTTCCAACTAAGCATGCACTTTTTTAAATGTTCTGGAATATTCTCATATTCATAGTTGTGAGTTTGCCAAATTATTTTTGGAATCATAAGTGTATTATATACTGATTATGTCCGTTTTGTACCACTATGATATACTTTAATTGCTTACCCCTTGATCTGTCTCTCATACCCACCGATCCTGGGGTAAGTCCATATTTCATGGTATAATCTTGTATTATGGCTAATCTCTGTGCTCCCGAAATTTTTGGTGCTGATCCAGCAACCATTCAATGGAGAGTTATTCGTGGAGATACAGCAACATTAAGAGTAGAATTTAAAGAAGATGATGAGGCTTCATCTTATAATACAGAAGGATGGATTTATCGTTGCACAGCGTATGATCAATCTGGCAATGTATTAGATGCTTTAGATTGCGAACCAGGCGAAGGATTTGTAGATATTACTGCTTATGCTTCAGTTACTAAAAACTGGGGAAGTGGCTATAAGGCTACCGTCGCAGAATTGCCTTTTGATGTACAGGTAATTATTCCAGAAGAAATTGAAGATATTATTTGGACACCAGTTGTTGGAACAATTTATGTTATAGGTGACGTAACACCAGGAGGTACTTTATAATGGCAGTTATTAAGATTGTCCCTATGCCAGGTGCAAAGGGCGACAAAGGAGATCCTGGATTAACGGGTCCACAAGGTCCAGCAGGAGATACATATTTTGTTTTAACAGATATGCCTTCATCATCATTAGGCAAGATCGGAGATAAGGCTGGATATATTGCTTACTCATCAGATCATCTTTATTTTTGCATAGAAGATTACGAAGATGGAAATGTTCACATTTGGAAAAGAATTCCTTGGGAAAGTTCTATCTGGTAAAAGGAGAAAACAATGGCACAACACTCAATCGTAGCACTAACAAACTCGACACCAGTAAGACTTACTCCAAATGGTAAGCATGGTGGTATGGACATAACGCTTCAAAATATTAATGACACTGGATATATCTATATTGGTGGAAATGACACAGTTTCTTCAACCGATTATGGTTTTAGAATTATGCCAAACCACTCAATATCTTTTGAACTTCCAAGCGCCGATGCATTATATGCAATTGGCTCAACAACAATGAACTTGGCAGTAATGCAGACTGGTTTGGAGAGCCAAAACTAATGGCACGGTTTACACACCCTGGTATTGGTGGGGGTTCTGGAGGAACTGGACCACAAGGAGATCCAGGACCACAAGGAGAACCAGGTCCTGCAGGCGCTAATGGTGCAGACGCATTATGGAATTTTGTTGGTGAATATAATAACGGAGCAGATTATAATATTGGCGATGTAGTTACATACGCTGGAGGAACTTATTACAGAGTCGGAGAACCAAATCCAGGATATCCACCAGGAACATCTTATTGGACAACAATTGCAGAACCAGGTCAAGACGGTGCAGACGGTCAAGATGCAAACTTAGACACTGGAACAACAACAATTAATTCTTACAATCCAGTTTGGAGCGGTACAGGATTAGCATATACCAATACTCCTGCTACTGGATCATATATTAAAATTGGTAATCTTGTGATAGTTCAAATAGATGTTTTATTTTCAACAGTTACTAATTTTGGAACTGGACAATATTCTCTTACTATACCACTACCATCTAAATATCATACAGATGTCTATGGCGGATCAATTCATAATATAACAAACCAGGGTATTGATCATTACAGTCTTAAGGGGCATTTGTCTCCAGCAAGTTCAACAATGACAGTTTGGAACATTGGTAGTTCTGCACAAGATCAACCATTTGACCATAACTCCCCATTTATTTTAGAAACTACTGATAGATTCCATATGTCTTTTTCTTATATTTGTGAATAATATGGGATAATAACTCCATGCCAGTTTCTAAATCCATGGACTTTCCAAATAGCAGCAAAAAATCTAGTTATGCTGCACAAGTAGTTCAAACACAAACAACAAATGCAGATGTATTAATCAACTATGTACCCGTTCCTGGGCCACAGGGGCCTCAAGGACCACAGGGCCTACCTGGACCTCAAGGACCTGCTGGAAAAGACGGCACACCAGGCCCCAAAGGCGAAAGAGGCACACCTGGTAAAGACGGTCTAAGTTCCTTATCTTCGTCTGGACAACAAGCAGGATGGGCAGCATATTTTAACGATAACAGAAAACCAGTAAGCCTTGGCATTGATCGTGGAGAAGATGGCTGGGTAAATGTTTGGGTAGATTCGAAGGGCAGTAATACAAACGAGAAATATCTGCCAGAAGGATGCACAAGCCTATGGAATGCAGAACAAAGAATGCTTAATCTACACGGCCTAAAAATAGGATCGCAAGTAATTGTCACTTATAACTTTGAGTTAACTACTAACTCTAATAATACAGAGGTTTGGATGAGAACATTTTTCCCTAAATCTACCACCGAAATTTCACAGTTTGTAGCATCTTTAAAATACCAATATGTCTACAATATGTACGTAACACAACATTTCTTTATAGAAAATAACTCCATGTGGAGTTCTGGGGCAGTACCTCAAATCAGAACCGATTACGACTCCTCAGTAATAATGAATTCTATATATGTATCTGTGATATAATTAACACGGAGGGATCATGGCATTTCCAGGAACTTATAATATAAACTACTACATAGGTGACACTTATGAGTTTCGTGTATATCCAAAAACAGCAAATGGAGATGCGTACTCTTTATCTCCATTCGTATACGATGATGATAACAATCCAGCAACTGTAGATTTTGATAGTGCTGTTTTTGCTTTTGCAGAAGAACGTGCTTCAGGCGGTCCAACAACACCAGACCCTGCTGGATATCATGAATGTTATGCAAAAATTTCTGACGATAGAACATATGTTACATGTGCAATAAGACCAGATGATGCACAGTATTTAGATCCAACAAAAACATATGTATATGATGTACAAATAAGTAGACACGCTGGCGGTGCAGACTACAAAACAGTTATAACACTAATGACTGGAAACATAACAGTAACGGGTCAGGTAGTAGTTCCTGATAACATAGGATAAAGATGGCAGAGGTAGTTTTAAGTACCGAAGACTTAGTTGTTTTAGGTGGACCAGATACAATAAATGTTGAAGTAGATTTTGGTCCGCAAGGAGATCGTGGCAGTTTAATATTTGTAGGTAATGGAAAACCAAATGTAGTTGATATAGGACAAGATCCTAATATTTTTGATCTCTATGTAAATTTACTTACAACAGATGATGAATATTTAATGTTATACCAGTACGTAGATGTACTTGGAACATTACAATGGCAAACATTAACTAAATTAATTCCTAATACATATGTAACAAATAAAAGTATAGATTTTACAACTCAAAACTATTGCTATATTCCAATTTCAGATATTGTAGATCCATCCTATATCGGATCAACAGACGCATCTAATTTTAGTGTACAAGTTACATTTGCAACATCAGCAGGATATCCAATAGTTAGTTCAATTAAAACAGAAAAGATAGAAGCAAACTTAGTAGATCCAGAAAGATTAAAAATAACATTTTATGCCAAGGAATTTGATGGAACCAACTGGTCAGACATATCTGGATCCAGGACGGCCAACCTTCACATTTCGGTGGTATAATCTAAGGGGTGATTTAGGATGGCAGCAGAAGATATTGGTGGAATTTATACCACTAAGCAACCAGGTTATGACGATACCGCAGACATACAGGCTGCCCTAAAGTTATTTTTATACGGAGCAGAAGGAACCCCACCAGCAACTCTTGCACAAGTAAGTGGCGGTATAGCACAACATTTAAAAAGTATTAGACAAGACTTAACAACCGTAGATGAAAGAGGAATTGGATCAGACTATTTAACCAGTACAGAGATAGAAAATTTATCATCTCCAACTGATGGTTTTATCGCTATGGATTCAACTTCAACTGGCGGATCAATAATAACAACATATGCAACAGCCTTATATCAAAATGATGCACCAACAGAAAACTTAGTTGATGGAATGGTTTGGGTAGATAAAGATGCTTCGCCAAGAAGAGCATACATTTATAATGAGTCTGCAGAAACTTGGGATATTATTGATAATATTCAAAGCGTTATAGATGCATCTGGAGATATTATTTATGGAACTGGAAATGATTTAATTTCTAGATTGCCTATTGGGCTAGAGGGACAACTACTAACAGTGTCGTCTGGTCTACCTTCATGGCAAGATAATCAACAAAAATCATGGGTACAAAAATCATCTGGAACATTATCTGGATCAAGCATTAGCGTATCTGGATTAAATGGAGAAAAACTATTTGTTGTTTTGCATGACTGGAGTCATGATGATGCAACAGATAGCGCAATGCTTTCTATAAATTTTAATAATAACACTGGCCCTAACTATATAAATACTGGAGGACTTTTAACTGCGAGTGCATTACACTCTCCAGCATTTAATGATTCTTCAACTCATGATATAACAATATATGTTGATCTTGCAAACACATCTTCAATTCTTAAGCCAGTATCTACAATTGCAGACAACTCTTCTGGTCAATACTTCGGATATTTTAGAGACACTACTCCAATATCTTCTATACAAATAACACTTTCTCCATTGGGTCAGTTTGACAATGGAACATATCAAGTTTGGAGTTACGAATAATGGCTAAGTCACCTAATATAACAACTAAGATTGTTGAAAATGGCATTGAGCGTAATATGACAAATGAAGAATTTGAATCATATAAGAAAGTAACCCAAGAAGCATCTGTATTAATTCAATCAGAAAAAGATGCTACTGTAGCAAAAGAAATTGCAATTGCTAAACTTGTTGCATTAGGACTAACAGAGTCTGATCTAAGGGCGGTGAAATTTTAATGGCACATATTAGTTCAGATAGCAAAGTTGCATATATGTATGATGCTGCATCCGAAACTTGGTATGCAATCGCTGGCGTTGCTAATACAAATGTTCCTTACACTTGGACTCAAGTACATAACTTTGGCGCAGTAGTAACTGTAAATGATGTTATTCGTGCCAAGGCTGGAGTAAATAGATTTCAAAACCCTAGTTCAAGAAATGCTGTAATTGCATCACCCGTTAAGGGAACTGTTTGTTTTATTGAGCAAACAGATGGTGGAACAGATATTAACCAAGTTCAAATTTATAATGGAACTTCTTGGGTTGGTATGTTGGATACTGCCTATCTTGCTACAAAGACTAATGACTATACTTTAGGCCTTGCAGATGCAGGACAAACATTATTAATTGATTCTGCTACTGATAGAACAATTACAGTTCCACTGAATTCTTCTGTACCGTTCGCTATAGGGCAGAGACTTGATGTAATAAGATTAAATACTGGCAACGTAACTTTTGCTGCTACAGTTGGTGTAACAATTAATAGCAAAAATTCAAACAAGAAAATTGCTGCAAGGTATTCTGGCGCAACTCTTATCAAAACTGATACGAATACCTGGGTCCTTATTGGCGATTTGATGGCGTAGGTCCGTAATGCTAAGTTCATTATGGCCGTTTTTAGCAAAGGGAATGGTAAAGGTCCCGCAACTTGTAGGTCTTTTAAAGAACGTAGCAATTACCACAATAACAAACTCAGGGCTTAAGAATGTTGGTGACTCTTCTATAGTTACTTCAGATTCACAACTTGATAATAAGGTTGCTTCTCAAGTTCCAGTAGCAGACACATTAGTTGATTATGATACTGATGTAACCTTTGTTTATTATACTTATGTTGCCCCTCCATTCTTCCCACCTACATTCCAGTCACCGTTCTTCCCACCTACATTCCAGTCACCGTTCTTCCCACCTACATTCCAGTCACCGTTCTTCCCACCTACATTCCAGTCACCGTTCTTCCCACCTACATTTACACCGTTCTTCCCTCCAACGTTCCAGCAAGTATTAAATTATTACGGATACTGTGATTTAGCCAATAACCCTGTTGGTCCTTTCTCAACAACATTGTCCTGTGCTGAAGCATATACTATTCAGGAAAACGCAAATGGATACCCACCAATTGGATGGGTTTGCGGACCAACAGCACAAAATGGAACTCCAGAATGCACCATTACTCCATTCTTCCCACCATTCTTCCCTCCATTCTTCCCACCATTCTTTAGTTCAGGAACAACAACATACTACTTCTGCTGCGATGATAATACTGTTGGATCTGTTACTGCTGCAAACTCAACAGAGGCAACTAATGCTGCTGAGACTTTCTGTTTCACAATAAGTGCATCATTGACTGGCTCTGTTACAACAACTCCGATAACATCTTGCACCACTCCTCCGTTCTTCCCACCTACATTTACACCGTTCTTCCCACCAACTTTCCAGTCACCATTCTTCCCACCAACGTTCCAACAGACTACAACAAGTTACTACGGATACTGTGATTTCAATAACAATCCAAACGGTCCTTTCTCAACAACATCGTCCTGTGCTGATGCATATGCTGCTCAAGAAAACGCAAACGGATATCCTCCAATTGGATGGGTCTGTGGTCCTACACAAGCATCAGGAACTCCTACATGTACGGTTAATCCATTCTTCCCTCCGAACTTCCAGGCGCCATTCTTCCCACCAACATTCCAGGCGCCATTCTTCCCACCAACATTCCAGGCGCCATTCTTCCCACCAACATTCCAGGCGCCATTCTTCCCACCAACGTTCCAGAGTCCTTTCTTCCCACCAACGTTTAGTGTTACACCATTCTTCCCACCAACGTTCCAGAGTCCTTTCTTCCCACCAACATTTACAAGTACTTGTACACTAGAATGCGGAAGCCAAGCAGGCGGTGGGGCAGGATATGACTGTCCACCTTCACTGTACTGTACCTCTACTACATGTGGTAACTGTACATTCTAATTTATAGATTGAAAAAATAAAATGGAAGAAAAAAAGTCACCATTAAAAAGATATATAGAAAATCTTGGTGAAACAAGACCTTGGCATTTATTAAATCCAAGCGTAGAAAAAACAACTATAGAAAATGCAAATAAAAGATATCAAATATGTCTTGGTTGTCCAGAATTAATTCAACTTACAAAACAATGTAAAAAATGTGGATGTTTAATGTATGCGAAAGTTAGTTTAGAAAAATCTTCATGCCCAATTAATAAATGGTAAAAAAAAATAGGGCCTGATATAAAAATATTTTATTATCAAGCCCTATTTAATTAATGTGGAAATTTTGCCATTAATTCCCTTGTTCTGGGGGTTATACCTTTCCAGGCACTCCAGTTTTCCCCGCCATTAGACATATGAAATGCAATTTGAGCATTTATGACGGGATTAAACAAGTCAACATTATGATCTAAGTCATACTTAGTACGACGATCAGGACCAAGCATTCCAAGCATATTTATTTGAAAAATACCATAAGAACTGTCTCCAGTTTCATAGTTGCCATTAAATGCAAAAGGTCGACCATTACTTTCTTTTTTAGCAATAGCCCATGCCTCCTTGAGATTTTGACCTTCAAAACCTACTAGTTTCAGTAGATTTTTTAGATCTTTATCAGATAGAGATGTAGCGTTTTGATATTTTTCTAACTGATCTTCTTTAGCCCTAGAAACACTTTTGGCCACTTGCGTGGCCTCTATAGTCTCTTCAAGCACGATAGTTTTACTATCTAATCGGTTTTCAGAAGCATTGGCGACATTTGACCAAACGCCAAACATAGCCAATATGCTGAGTGTACCAATGATGTTCCTGTTATTATTCATAAAGTTAATCATAGTTTCCTCCTTAGAAACGAATGACACCTTTTTAGGGGTGCCATGTTACTTCTTAGTATAACACAATTTAGGGAAGGTAGTCAAATAATGATATAATTATTCTCTATGGCTGAAATAACTAATAACTATGGTCTAACATATCCAGAGGCAACAGACTCTGTAAATGTGCATAATGATATTAAAAAATTAGCAGATGATGTTGATGATGCGATATCTTCTCTTGATGCTTCAAATGTGCGGGTAAAGGTAATAAATAATTCAGGATCAACTATAGGTGCAGCAAAACCAGTATATGCTGTAGGTCACACAAATAATAAAACACAGATTGCATTATTTACTTCAGGTCTTTCAGATAATAAACCTTTTCTTGGTTTGACAAAAACATCATTAGCAGACGGTGCAAGCGGAGAAGTTGTTGTTGCTGGTGTTTTAACAAATGTTAATACAAGTAGTTTTGCTGTAGGAGAATTATTATATGTAGATTCTTCTGGTGCTCTTACAACTACTGTAAATGGAGGAGCAATTGGAATCGTTGCCGTTGCCAATCCTACAACTGGAGTAATCGTTATACAGGCAAAAGGTAATGGAACATGGGGAGCATTGAAGGCTGGATTAGCCTAATATGATATAATCAACACATGGCTACCTTCCGAAATCAACCCACAGACTCTTATGCATTAGGTGCTGCCCCACCAGAAATTCGTTGGACGGTAGTTAGAGGAGACTCTGCAGCATTTAGAGTTTATGTAACCAATGACGTAAGAGAGCCATTGTACTTAGAGGATTGGGAAATTAAAATGGACATTTATCGTCCATCTACTGACAACATTATTGTTTCATTATCTCCAGAGCCAATTGAATTTCAAGATACAGAAGGAAGTTTTACAGTTAATCTAACATCTGCACAATCAGAACTTTTAGAGACAGGAGATATCTTTGACATTCAACTCACAGAACTTTTGTCTGAGGGAAGAGTCTGGACGGTAGCCAAAGGATCAATGGTTATCCTTGAAGATGTAACAGAATGATTAATCAAAATCTTATACCAGTAAACCAAGAACTATTTAACACAACACATAGAAGATCTCACGCACAGATCAAAGAAATAGATAAAAGGTATGTAAGGTTTGATCACATACAACCAAAAGCGAAAATAGAAGAAGTTCTGCCTTTCCGTGTCCAATTTATTAATGTTGGTGTATTTGGATATTCAAAGAATAATCCACCCCCAATACCCCTTCAAATTATTGGATACAGTAATTATATTTTGTAACAAAAAGGAGTTATAATATCACCATGGCAAAGATATCCATACCTACACTAAAGACAAAGTTTGAAACTGGGGATCGCCCCACGCAACAAGATTATGAAGATTTAATTGACTCAGCCTCAGCCCGTTCTACGGACCTTGGCTCAATGGGCAATAATGAAAATACAATTACAGGTATTGAGAATGCCACAGTAATTGATAACTTTGATGCCACAGAGTGGCGTATGGTTAAGTATATTGTTTCTATTGCTAAGACAACAGCAGGCGACAATAAATTCTATGCAACAGAGTTGACCATCTTGGTAGACGGTACAAATGTAAACGTCTCTGAATATGGCACAATAGACAATGATGGGAATATTGGCACCATTAGCGTCTCCAGGACTGGAAATACAGTGGCCTTGACGGTTACTCCAGACCCTGCGATTAAGCCAGTCACAGTTCGTTTTGCACGAATTGGACTTAAGGCATAACTAAGGAGATAATAAAATGGCAACAGTCGTAAAAGACTTTAAGGTAAAGAATGGTCTGATTGTTGAAGGCACAACAGGTACCATCAACAACCATGACATTCTTACAAAGAAACAAGACGATCAAGATTACATCGTCAATTTAATTGGTGGCACAGCCACTTCAGCAAATACCCCAAACACAGTTGTAAAGCGTGATGCTAATGGCAACTTTGCTGCGGGTACAATTACAGCAAATCTTACAGGTGATGTAACTGGTAATGCAGATACAGCAACAGCACTTGAGACTTCTCGTACAATTTCATTAACTGGAGATGCAACAGGTTCAGCATCTTTTGATGGCACTGCAAATGCTCAAATTACAGTAACCTTGGATTCATCTTTTGCAACAGATGCAGAAGTTGAAACAGCAAAGAACCAAGCAATTGCTGCAGCAGAAACATACACAGATGGAGAAATTCAAGACGAAGTTATTGCTCGTGATGCAGCAATTCTTCTTGCTAAGAATGATGCAATTGCAGATGCAGCATCAGATGCAACAACAAAAGCAAACGCAGCACTTTCAGATGCTAACGATTACACAGATGCTCGTGAAATTGCAATAACAACCGCATATGAGTTATACGCAGACAATGCAGCAACAACTGCAGAAAATAATGCTAAGGCATATGCAGATGGTCTATCTTCTGGTCTTAACTGGAAGGCAGCAGTAAACCTTCTTGCAACTTCTAACGTAAACGTAGCAGGAGATTTTGTCGGAGCAGTAATCGATGGACATGCACCACTAGATATTAACGATGGTGGATATCGCTTGCTTCTTACAGGACAAACAACAGATTCAGAAAATGGTATCTGGGAACTTTCAGTATCAGGTGCAACACTTGTAGCATCTCGTCCAGCAGATGCAGATGCTTTCTCTGAATTGGTAGGAGCAGCAGTCTTCGTAATGGAAGGCAACAACTATGCTTCAACAGCATGGGTACAGGCTGATCACTATCTATCATCTTTCGCTGGTCAGGATTGGACACAGTTCTCAGGTCAAGGTACATACCTTGCTGGTAACGGTTTAACTCTTGATGGTACAACATTTGAAATTGATGAGACTGTAACTGCAACTCGTGCATTTGCTTCTGCTGAAGCACTAGATGCAGAAAATGCAGCAAAGGCTTACACAGATACTCGTGAAGGTATAATCACAACTGCATACGAAGGATACGCTGATGGCGTAGCCCTTACTGCAGAACAAAATGCTAATATCTACACAGATGGAAAGATTTCTGATGAAGTTTCAGATCGTAATAATGCAATTACAAATGCTATCAATGCACTTAGCACAACAGACATCGAAGAAGGTACAAATGAATACTTTACAGATGCTAAGGCTAAGACTTCAGCAGCAGACCTCTTAACTGGTCCTGGAACAACCCTTACAAATATCACAATTACAGGTAATGGTTCAGGTCTTGTTATTACCGCAGAAAACGGTGTTGCAGATTCTGATACAGATGATCTTGATGAGGGTACAACAAACCTTTACTTCACAGATGCTCGTGCAGTATCTGCTCTTGAAGCAGTTGTTCCAAACTTCACAGCAGTTGAACTCAACTCAGTTGCAAAGCAGGTAGCAGCAACCGCTTCTATCGCTACAGCAAGCACAAACACAGCAGTTTCATGGTTGAAGGCAGAATATCGTTCTGCTGAATTCCTAGTTAAGATTGCTAATGGATCTCATACAGATGTATCCAAGGTTATCTTGACACTAGACACTTCAGACAATGTCGCTATTACAGAATACGCAATGGTTGGAACAAATGGTTCTCTTGGATCAGTTTCAGCAGATGTTTCTGGCAACGATGTTCGTCTTCGTGTCACAACCGCTAACAACACCTCAACAGTTGCTGTTATCGGAACGCTTTTAGCATAACAAAATAAATAGAAGAGGGAGTGGTAATCTTGGCAACAGTCAACAAGGACTTCAAGGTTAAAAATGGACTTATCGTCACTGGTGGCGGAAGTTTCGGAGGTACAGTAGATGTAGCAACGCCTACATTAGGTACTCACGCTGCAACTAAGGCATATGTTGACGCATTGTCTGGAGGAATTCCAGTAGGTTCTACCCCTCCCTCTTCACCTGAAAATGGTGATTTATGGTTTGACACATTAACATCAAGAGTTAATGTTTATTATTCTGGATCATGGCTAACAATGGCAACAATCGATGATACATTGAACTTGCCACAACATATTCATGATACAGCAATTGATGGAACAGGACTTATTGTTTCTACCTTCGTAAGTGGAGGTAGTTTTAATGACCCACAAGGTTCTCCAGTAGATGGTGGATCTTATAATACCAACTCATGGACTATGGTTTATGATGGCGGTAGCCCAGTAGATAACTTCAACTAAAAACTGATGTTATAATTAGCACAGAAATAAAACGGTAGAAATACCACAAGGAGAGATAAATGGCAACAAGAATGCAACAGCGCAGAGGAACCGCAGCACAGTGGTCAGGCGCTAACCCAATTTTAGCAGCAGGTGAAATCGGTTTTGAAACCGACACAGGTAAGTTTAAGATAGGTAATGGATCATCACTATGGTCTGCCCTAAACTATTATGTAGATGGAAATGCGATCCTAGACGGCGCTCCAGGTGTTCTTAATACACTCAACGAACTCGCTGCTGCTCTTGGCGACGATCCAGATTTCTTTATAACAGTAGCAACAAATCTCTCTTCTCATACAAATCTTTCCACTAATGTGCACGGAATTACAAATACAGCAGACCTTGCCACTGAGGCATATGTAGATGCTGCAGAAGTACATAATGCTGTTACAACAAATGTACATGGAATTGTAAATACAGCAGACCTTGCTACTGAAGCATATGCTGATGGTGCAGTAAGCACACATAATTCTGATAGCACAAACGTACATGGCATTGCAGACACAAGTCTTATTGTTCTTGATGCAGACTTAGCAGAGCATAACAATGATACAACAAATGTTCATGGTATTGCAAATACAGCAGATCTTGCTACCCAAACATATGCAGATAATGCAGTATCAGGTGCCGTAAGTGCACATAACTCAGACACAACAAACGTACATGGTATTGGTAATACAGCAGATCTTGCTACCCAAGCATATGTAGATTCAGCAACTGTTCACAGTGCAGTTACAACTAACGTACACGGAATTGTAGACACTGCAGAACTTGCAACACAGTCATATGTTGGAACAGAAATAACAGGTGCTCTAAATGCTCACACTTCAGATACAACAAGCGTACACGGCATTGCAGACACTACAGCACTTGTTCTAACAGACGATGCTCGTCTTTCAGATACAAGAACTCCAACAGATAATACAGTTTCAACAGATAAGATTGTTAACTCTGCTGTAACTGCAGACAAGATTGCTGGAGATGCTGTTACATCTGCTAAAATTCTTGATGGTGCAGTAACTTCTGCCAAGATTGCAGATGGCACAATTGTAAATGCTGACATAAATGCTTCAGCAGCAATTGCACAGTCTAAGATTGCAGATCTCACTACAGATCTTGCTGCAAAGGCTCCACTTGCTTCACCAACATTTACTGGTACCGTTGCAGGTATCACAAAGACAATGGTTGGATTAGGAAATGTAGACAATACATCAGATGCAGATAAGCCAGTTTCAACTGCTACACAAACAGCACTTGACCTTAAGGCTAATCTCGCTGGACCAACATTTACTGGAACTACTACGGCAGCAGCACTTACTGTTACTGGCAACCTTACAGTACAAGGAACAACAACAACAGTTTCTGCTACAGACTTAGTGGTTTCTGACCCACTTATTTATATCGGTGAAGGAAACACAGGAAACCTTGTTGACCTTGGTATTGTTTCATCCTTTAACGATGGAACATATCAGCATGCAGGTATTGTTCGTGACTCATCTGCTGGAAAGTGGAAGTTGTTTAAGGGTGTTACAGACGAACCTACAACAACTGTAAACTTTACACAAGGATCTTTAGATGCCTTGGCTGTAGGAGCACTTGAGGCTACCACAGTTACTCCATCTTCTGGAGTGGTTTTCTCAGACGGAACTCAAACAAAAGAAGGCGTTCCATCAAGAACTACAATCAATACAGTAACAGATACCTATAACCTCTCTACAGGTGGATTAGCCTTGAGAGATAGCATGATTGAATGCAATAAGGCAACAGGATTTACTGTAACAATTCCAGCAAATTCAACCACAGCCTTCCCAGTAGGAACATCTATCGATCTACTACAGGTTGGCGCAGGTCAGATTACAATTGCTGGAGCAGTAGGTGTAACTGTAAATGCTACACCAGGTTTGAAGTTACGTGCTCAGTGGTCATCTGCAACTCTTTTCAAGAGAGCAACAGATACATGGGTAGTAATGGGCGACCTCTCAGCGTAATAAAATTTAATAGTAGAAAAAGGAGAATAGCATGGCAACAAGCAAAAGAAAAGGTATTAAGTCATCAGCACAGGATAACTTTTTACAACCAGATCCAGTAACAGGTCTAACTGGTACAGATGTAGGAACTGGTAGAGGTTGGAATAATGGTGCGATTAACTTATCTTGGACTTTGCCTGCTACTTCTCCTGCAGCAACAACTTATGTAGTTACTACAAACCCAGCAACTAGCACAGTTGAGACAGGATCATCTTCAACCTCATATACACTAACTGGACTTCCTGCTGGAACTTATACAGTTACTGTTAGAGGTAAGAATAATGCTGGTACAGCAAACTCAAACCCAGCAACAGATACAACTGGATCAATTACAGTAACAACTGTACCAAACACACCAGGATCACCTTCTGGATCTGCTTTGTCTGCAAATACAAACAGAATAACATGGACAGCACCAGCAACTGGTGGTAAAGCAATTACCTCCTATACAATTACTGGTTCAGATGGATCAAGTTACACTGGTATTTCTGCTGCTGCAACATCATATGATGCTAATGACCCAGGAGCAGCACCAGGATCTCAGACATATACTATTGTTGCAATTAATGGTAATGGATCATCTGCAGGTGCTACAACTGGAACTGTTAATACTACCCCGCCGTTCTTTCCATTCTTCCCGCCGTTTTTCCCTCCATTTTTCCCACCCTTCTTCCCATTCTTCCCACCATTCTTCCCGTTCTTCCCACCATTCTTCCCATTCTTCCCACCATTCTTCCCACCCTTCTTCCCATTCTTCCCACCTTACTTCCCGTTCTTCCCACCTTACTTCCCGTTCTTCCCATTCTTCCCACCATTCTTCCCGTTCTTCCCACCTTATTTCCCATTCTTCCCGTTCTTCCCACCGTTCTTCCCGTTCTTCCCACCATTCTTCCCATTCTTCCCGTTCTTCCCACCGTTCTTCCCGTTCTTCCCACCGTTCTTCCCATTCTTCCCGTTCTTCCCACCTTCTTTCGTGTCAGCCCCATCCTGCAGTGGCGAATGCGGAAACCAGTCCAATAATCCTTGGGGTTGCCCACCATCACTATGGTGCTCTTCAAGCAATTGTGGAAACTGCCAGGGTTAAAGGAATATGATATGATGATAACTAAAACAAAGATAGTAGAGGAGCAAAATGACTAAGCAACTATATGTGTTACATTCACCAAGAACAGGTGGAAACTTTATAAAGGAATCTGTATCTCCAGTTTTAGATGCTAATTCCTTGTCATATTACACAAGAGATGGATATACTCCTCATACTGTTAATCTTTCAGAACAAGTATTTCTTGCGGGGCACTGGGGAACATATCCAATAACAGTTAATCCAGATATAGATGTTGTGTCAGTAGTTAGAAACCCAGTAGAAGTAAGAGCAAGTATCTTTGTTTATTTATATGATAGAGTATTTAGTAAAAGATCAGATTATACTAAATTTGAATCAATAACAGATAAATTTAAGCACTATGTTTTTGATGATCCAAATTTTGAAATTCATAAAAATATGCAGGCAAGATTTATATGTAACCCTGCCGATTCTATGATTTTTGATGCAGAGTTATTTACTCAAAATAAATATAAACTTCAGGCAGTCAAAGATCTTGCAACATCAAAAGCATTTTCCTGGTTTGTTGGTAATGAAAATACTAGTTTAGAAAATGCTATGAGTAACTTATCTTCATTCTATTCTGTGCATAAGTACGATAATCTTAACTTAACATGTCAAGATATATCAGCATGGTTTAATGAAAACTATAATGTAAATATAACATTTGATATGAGCAAGGTTGTAAATGAAGGTTCATCAGAACTACCTTCTGGTCCTTCATCTACAGCAGACATTCTTGACGCTCTTTCTTCAGATGAAATTGCAAGAATTGAATCTTTTGACAATATAGATAAAGCAATCTACGACCAAGTAGTATAGAACATCAAAACCTGATGTGATATACTATTAAGTATGAGTGGTTGGTCAAATTGGAAAAAAAATCTTGGGGACTCACGTCCTTGGCATTTATTAGATCCAAAACAATTAATTAATGATACAAAAATAGTTGAATCTAGAATGTCTATATGTAATGCTTGTCCACATTTAGTACAGGCTACGAAACAGTGCACAAAATGTGGATGTTTTATGGTAGCAAAAACTAAATTAAAAAATGCAGAATGTCCTTTAGGCTTTTGGAGTAAGGAGTCTTTGTGATTGAAAAAAAATTTGTATTTGCTGTAAAATTAGAAGAGTTTGAAAATATATATGAAGTTTTTGATATATTTTTTGTTACAGAACAGTATCCAGATCCTTTAAAGCGTTGGTCTGAAGGATTTTCAAATAATGATGTAGAGGTTATTGATGTTTCTAGTTTAAACCCTACCCCAAAAACATTTGATATAGGATCAATTTGGGACGGTACAAAGTTTATTCCCAAAACAACAATAAATAGAATTGAAGTACATGAAAACTTTATATCCTATGCATTTTTAAATACTGATAAGGTTGTTTTTGGAGCACATCTTATAAAAAAGGTAGATGAGTTTTATAGTCAAAAATGGCAGGCTGCAATGACATCAAAAGTTATAGGCCTAGATGCCACAGACTTTCCAGAAGTAGTTTTGGGTTATTTGTGGGATGGAAATAATTTTTACCCACCAGAAAGCAATTAAAATTTTTCATATTTATGATATACTATATTAACAAGGAGAAAAATAACTATGTATGATGAGAATCAAAACCACTGGTTTACAAAAGATAGATCTGAGACCGCATCAAATAGATATCCAACAAGCACCCTGCCTAGTGGAATAGTTGTAGAAAATCCTGGCCTTGGTCTTAATATTTATAGAAATGTTTTTAGTAAAGATGATGCCGATAGATATATTAAAACACTTGAGTCAAATTTAGACGGCACTAAGAGATATGCTTGGTCAGAAGCACAGGTAACTAATTCAACAACACCAATCAAGAAAGCAAGAGATTGTGTAGACTTTAAATATAAGCAAGAAAACTTAGGGCCAAGAGATGAATTTAATGGAGAGTTAATAGATCTTCATGAAGAAATTTATCAAAAATTAAAGTTTTGTATAGATAATTATGCAGCGTATTGGGGAATTAGTGTTGTCTATTATGAGGCATTTAATTTTGTAAAGTATGAAGGTGAAGGAAAACACTTCAATATTCATGCTGACCATGGACCAGCCTACAATGCTACAGTTTCAGCAGTTATATATATCAATGACGACTATGATGGCGGAGAAATTCAGTTCCCACGCTTAGATGGATATATTCATAAGCCAAGAGTCGGAGATATTGCGGTTTTCCCATCTAACTACATTTATGAGCATGCATCTCTTCCAATGAAGAGCGGTACAAAATATTGTGTCGTAATCATGACTGATATTAATGAGTTAGGTCATAAGTAATGGATGAGTACAATTTAGTATCTTTTAAGGCATACAGGCCTTGGCTAACAGAAAAAAGTAAGTCTACTCCAACTCCAACACAAAAAGAAATACCACAATGGTATAAGGATGCAGATAGGTTTGCTAAAAATCCTGTAAATGGAGAATACTATAAAGCACCAAGAGAGGTGTGTCCATTCCCAAAACCTGGAACAACAGACGATTATGGAATGATACCAACATGGAAAGCCTGTCCAGCAATTATGGATGCTTTTATTACTGGGTATGTTTTTAAAACTCCTTGTGATATAACATTTACTAAAAACTCTAGAGGATCTCTAGATATGAAAATTCAAAATGAAATGTATAAAGATTTTTGTACAGCAAGGCCACAGATGCCACAATTTGAACACCCTAAAGGATACTATAAAGATCATTTTGCATGGATGCCAGACTGGGGAATGAGGCTGCCAGAAGGATACAGTGCTTTATTCATGACCCCAATGAATAGGTTTGATCTACCATTTCTTAATACAACAGGAGTAGTGGATTCTGATAAGGTAGAAGTATTAGGAAGTTTTCCATTTTTTATTGTAGATGGTTGGGAAGGAACAATCCCAGCAGGAACTCCATATTTACAAGTATTGCCTTTTAAAAGAGAAAATTGGCAACATGATATTGACATTTTGGAGTCAAGCAAGATCTATGGTAAAATGGTAGATAACGCAAACTTTTATCGCCAGCCAGATGGCGGGGTATACAAAGATAAAGTTTGGACAAGAAGAGAATACAAATAGGAGCAAAGATGTCAACTTGGACAGAAAAAGAAAGTCTTGGTCATGGAATAACGGTTTATAGAAATGTTATTAAACCAAATTTAGATATTATAAATAGATTGGAAGATGTCTTGGGCAGTCCAGCACCTTGGGGAGAGTTATCTCCAGAAGGAAAAAGATATCACTGGCTACCAGCATATGTTGGGTATCAGCAATTAATGCCAGACTATCGTGATTGCTATGATTTTAAGTATAAAAAGACAGACATTGAGTCAGATCCAAGCGAAGAGTCTTTATTGTTACAAAAAATATGGCAGGATGTTTATGATGCACAGGCTCCAGCAGTTGATGACTATCGTAGAGATTACAACATTATGCCACTAAAGTATTGGGAAGCATTTAACTTTATTAAGTATGGTCCAGGTCAGCACTTCAAGGAACATCATGACCACGGTTATTCGTATAACTGTACCGTATCTTTGGTAGCATACATCAATGATGATTACGATGGCGGAGAGTTATATTTTAGATTACAGGACTTAAATATTAAACCAAAGGCAGGAGATTTATATATCTTCCCTTCTAACTTTATGTATCCACATCAAGCAATGCCAGTTCACTCTGGAACAAAATATTCTATTGTAACAATGCTAGACTATAGCAAAAAGTTTCATACTCCAGACATGTATGATCCAAAGTGGGAAAATGAATAATGTTTAATATATCTGTAGAAAAAATGCATGGTGGAATTTTCAAAATAGAACCAATGTCTATAAAAAGAGATTGGATGGATGTAACTTCTGAAAAGCATGCATACAGATGTTTTCCAGTAACTCAGGCTAATGTCGTAGGATGGAATATTTCTTGTACTCAGGATATAGTATTTACATGGGACGGTATTAATGATCAAACAGATCAACATATAACTATTACGAGTCCAGAAGGTTCCTATGCTGGAAGAGGTCAATCTACAGTAAGTCTCAATACATCTTTGGTATTTAGAACAGATCCAGATGTAAGCATTTTAACAATTAATCCAGTTAATTATTTTAATGAAGACTTTGAAACATTATCAAATTTAATTAGCACATCATTTTATGATAATCCATTACCACTTGCTATTAAGGCAAAAAGGGCAAATGTTGAGACTGTAATAAAGGCAGGAACTCCAATTGCTACAATTATTCCTATTTCTCTAACTCACTTAAACAATACCTCTATCGAGATTAATAATTATACTGATGAAGGTGGCTTAAGGCTTAAGGCTCTGTCAGACTATGGGCAGGCAGCACAGGTTGTCAATTCATCTGGGCAGTGGACAGACTGGTATAGAGATGCAGTAAATGAAAAGGGAGAGTCTTTAGGTTCTCATGAAGTGAAGACATTAAGACTTTCTGTAAAAGATAATACGGTAACAGGGTGATATAATATAATGATGATGCCAGAAGAAGCAGTAGAGGTTGTTAGAAAACCATCCTTAACCCCATCAGGGTTTTTCGGAAGTGGTCCTGAAAATATTATTGAACTAGAAAACTTTATGACACAAGAAGAGGTTGACTTTTTAGATAATGCAGCCAGAAGCATCACTGTTTGGGATGTAACCGAAAGCCATAAAAACGAAAACGGTACTGTAATATATGATGCTGGATATTGGAAAGATAGAGTTGCTAGTGCCCCATCATTAAATAAAAATAATCCAGAAATTGTTCCTGTTATAGTAGGACTTTTTAATAGACTTCAGCCAATCATTGAAGATTTTTTTAAAGTAAAAGTTCAACCAACAGGACAAACAATTGTAAAGTGGCCACCAGGATATTATCAACTTCCGCATGCAGATAAAGAATTACACTCTGGACCAGACGCTGGAAAGCCCAATGACTTTCCTTATTACGACATAGCAAGTTTATTCTATATAAACGATGACTATGTAGGAGGAGAACTCTATTTCCCAAATCAGGGAATACAGTTTAAGCCAAAAAGAGGTTCTGCATATTTCTTCCCAGGCGATATGAACTATGTACACGGTGTATCAGAAGTAATAAGTGGAGATAGATATACTTGCCCATTCTTTTGGGAAATTTTAGAACATACTGGAGAGATTAAGCCAGATTTTAATAAAGAGTATTATAGGATTTTCCCTACTGCTGAACAGACATCACAGTGGGATCCTAGAAGGGGAATAATGTAATTATGAGTACAAACTTTACAGCAGAAGAGATATATCCAAATATATTTGTTTACAACAATGTATTTGAAGATCCAGAAAGAATGTATCAGATTGCTAAAGATTCAGTTAATGATTATGATGATGCAATATGGGAAAATTGGCAAGATTGGTATATCTTCGGTAAAAAGATTGAAAAGTTCGGACTTCATTTTGATAAAACTGCAACAGAACTTAAGATTTTAAAAGATATAGATCCAACAAGTAAGGTTCAGGAGGATCAGAGATACTTTATCACAGAATTAGTTAGAGCATTCCATTTGGTAAATAATGACTATATGTCAAAGCATAACCTATCTATACCAGATGAAAAAAATGAAACAGTTCGTTCTTATGGAGTAGATCACCCTAAATGGAATTGGACTGGCCCATCCCTATGTCGTTATTTTGTAGACTCAGAAGGATCAGAGTGGAATGGCGGGGAACTTGCAATGAGATACCATTCTGATTATATTAGAGAATCAATAAAGAGTCCAGGATATAAGTTTGTACTTACTACAACCACATATTTGAATGATAACTATTTAAAGGGTGGGGTAGATTTTGCTATAGGAAATAAACTTATTAACTACAAGCCAAAGGCTGGAGATTTCTTGGTTTTTCCATCTGGACATCCTGATTACCTTACTAAAGATAACGAGGTATACCTACATGCTGCAGAAAACTGTAAAGAAAATGAAAAGTTCTTTACAAGAATGTACTGGCAGGTTTACGAAGACGCTTCTGATGAGTGGAAAAAGAAGGAAGAAGAGTATGGCAAAGAAGAATGGCCTGAAGTATTTAGAAAAATGCAAGAAGATTATATGACAGAACATCCACAGAGAACTGTCATAGAAGGAGCAATTAGAATAAAATGAATCTAGAAAATAAAAATAGACTGACAAAGGACATTGTCCTTTATGAAAACTTTATTGATGCTGATACTGCTGCAAAACTTGTAAGGGTTTTAGATAAGCATGCAGAACTCGGTACAATTAGTTGGATGCCAATATCTTTTTATGAATCTTATTCTTCTGTTCTTCCTCAAGATGATGATGAACATGTTCTTTCTGAAGGCTTGCCTGCTGATATCTTTTCACAAATAAAAGAGGTCATCATTGACGCTGTTGCAAGTGTCCATGATCTTGACCGTAACATAATTTCTCAAATTGGGTATCATACTCAGAAGTGGGAGCCAGGTGCTTATGCAAGAAAACATTCTGATAATACAGATGAGCATGGCAACTCTGGTGCTTTTACAAGAAGTAGATATGCTGCATTTTTGTATTTAAATGATGACTTTGAGGGAGGACTACTACAGTTTTCAGATCAAGAGATAAGCATACAGCCTAAAGTTGGAATGCTTGCTGCTTTTGACGGAGGATTCAACAATATGCATGAGGTAACTCTAATAACCAAAGGAGTCAGATACACTATTGGCTCATTCTGGGATGATAGAGAAGAAGATGCTTATCCACAAGAACTAAGAGATGCCTGGGCAGAAGAGATGAAAGAAACCAGAGCAAAACAAGAGATTGAAAGAGCAGAATGGCAAGAGTTGCTAAAGCAAGGTTGGAAGTTAGATGCTGATGGTAATAAATATAAGGTTGATGATACAGGAGTAATTCCTCATGATTGATAAATTCAAACAAAACCTAACTACCAATAATCTTAAGTTTGAAGAAATAACAGATGAGGTTTTACTTATCAAAGATTTCTTAACAAAAGAAGAGTTAGACTTTGTTTGGGGTATTATTAATTCTGCTTCTCAAGAAGACTGGGAAGTTGAATATATGGGCAACCTAAAAAACTTTTGCATGGAAAAGTTTGGAAGAGATGATGTTGACAATCTTGTTGCTGAGGGTAAGTTTGAAATTACTCAAAATTGGGTAGACAAAAACTTAAATATTAAGCATCATGAAGAACAACATATTTTCTATAAAAGACTATCAGATCTTATAGTTGATTCGTTTCCAGAATTAGAACTAAGTGGTCTTGCTACAATCCAAAGAATGCAGCCAGAAGTACAACTAAAGTCTCATGTTGATCAGGATACTGATCCTTCTATAAGATATGCAACAATTATTTATATCAATGATGATTATGCAGAGGGAGAACTATTTTTTAAAAATCTGGATTTAGAACTAAGACCTAAGCCAGGAGATTTGTTATTTTTCCCTGGAGATAGTAAGCATGAGCATGGAGTAAAGCATGTTCAAGACGGACCAATAAGATATGTTATAGTTGGATTTGTAAAGGAAAAAAGACATTATGAAAAACACAAATACTAGGAGAAATAATGAATAGAGAAATTTTAGATCCAAAAGTTTATTACTATACAGACGCTATAGAAAATTTTGATAATTTTATGTCCACTCTGAATGAGTTAGATACCATGGAGTCTGATGATATTTCTCAGGTAAATGTTTGGCAAAAGTGGACATCTTCTAATGATAAAGATTTCATATATGGAGAAACTAAAACATTTGATCCAAACTCAATAGCAAACTTTGGCGGTAATGTTGGAGAAAAGTCTAAATATATTTATGATGCAGTAATGACTACTCTCTATAATGTATGCAAAGATTATGCAGAGGCTATGGGTGATTTTGATGAGCCAAGACTATTTCCAACTTTTAATATTAAAAAGTATTACACTGGAATGGCAATGGGAGCACACTTTGATCAATTAGATGGAGACAAGACACTCAGGTACTCTCTAGTTATGTATTTAAATGATGATTGTGAGGGAGGAGAAATATCTTTCCAGTTAAAGGATTATGACGGAGGCTGGAATAGCAAAGACGGATGGGTGCACGGTGCTCCCCCAGTAAATTTAGATTATGATGATGCAGTTGCAAATAAAGCAATTGACTTTGGAATAAAGCCAAAGGCAAATAGCGTTATTATATTCCCAGCAAATGCACCATATTTCCATACAGCACATACAGTAAAGTCTGGGGTAAAGTATATGGTTCCTGGACACTGGATTCACAATAATATGGATTTGAGCAGAAACGCAGGCATGTAATGCCTGATTTCAATATTGAAAAAATACATGATACTGTTTGGGTTTTTCACAATGCATTAAAAAACCCTGAAGAAATTATTGAGTATTATGAAAACAATAAACCTTGGAAAGACTGGTATACGTTTGGCGAAATGACAGAGATGGA